AGAAAAAGAAGTTGTTACTTATATTACACCTTCTCCTGATACACTAATAACTGTCACTATGGACACCATAACTAACTCTAATATTGTATTATCGGGAGACTTACCACAAAGTAGATATAGTGAGAATGATATTAACAGAACAGAATTATTTATAACAATAACCGATGCCAATACAGGTAGTTTAAAAACTTCTTTTGAAAATGAGAATGGTTTTTTAGGATCAACATCTAGAGATCAATCCCTATCTGCTGCAAAAGTATTTATTGACGCAAATAAAGGTACAAAATGGAAAATAAAAACAAAGGCATTTGATTTAATTAAAATATATAAAGGTAATGATGGTATTGCGATGTTTGATGCGGTTCCAGTTGAGGTTAAGAAAAAAATTAAGGAATTAAAAGTTGTTAAAAATAAAAGTGAGAAAAGTAGTGTAGTTAATATTGTCGCAAGTAAAATTAATTTAATTAGTCATGACGGAGAACATACCTTTGAATTGGCGAATCCTAAAGAATTGATAACGGATGATGAACAACTAAAAATAAATAATGAGGCACATCCTTTAGTGTATGGTGATGTTTTATTAAATTTTTTAGAATTAGTTAAAAAATACGTCCAACTACACGTTCACCCATATCATGGATTAAGTGCGGATCCTAGTACTATAACCACTGATGTATTAAGTTTTGATTTAAATAAAATTCTAAATAAGAATATTAATAGTAATTAAGATATTTATTTAAAAAACAAAAATGGTATTTAGAACATACATCGATAAAGATAATACTATTATTTACAATACATTAGTAAATACAGGTAAAAACCCTATTGCTGAATTATATTATGGTGGTAAAGAGACTCAACCAGATTATACGAGACATTTATTTTATTTTGACGTACAGGACTTAAAAAATAAATATAATAGTGGTGAGTTAGGTGATTTATCTAAAGTAACACATACACTTAGAATGACTAATAGTTCCTTTTTTGATAGGGATTTACAAGGTCAAGAGGCGTTAGATAAAAAAGTAAGGACTTCTTCTTTCAATTTATTATTATTTAAAATTAATACATTTTGGGACGAGGGTTGTGGGTACGATTACCAACAATATGAAGGTATACAACCTAATGATAATATTACATTTATTGAGTCATCTAGTAACTGGTTATATTCTAGCGGTGCAACTCTTTGGACACAACCTGGTGTATATTCAGGATCACCTTCAGCAATAACTGTAACATATCAACACTTTGATCAGGGTAGTGAAAATATTGAAATGGATATTACCGATGAAGTTAATCTTTTAATAACTGGTGGTACTGGTACTACAAACAACGGTTATGGAATTGCCTTTGAGGAGACTTTAGAAATGATGGAGGTAAGACCTGCGAGATATGTGGGGTTCTTCACTAGGCACACTCAAACATATTACGAACCATTTGTTGAAACCGTATTTAATAGTCCTATTAGAGATGATAGACAGAATTTTTATAGAGGTAAATTAAATAGATTATATTTCTATACCAATTTAGGTGGAGAACCAACAAACTTAGATTCTAAACCATCTGTAGTTGTTAAAAATGGTAGTGGTACCATATTTTCCTCCTTTACATCAAATAATGTGACAAGACAGACAAAGGGTGTTTATTATGTAGAATTATTCGTACCAATAACAACATCAGATTGTACAATATTCACAGATACTTGGTCGAGTATAGTAATTAATGGTATTAATCGTCCAAGTGTAACATTACAATTTGAAATTAAAGATGATACTGAGTATTATCGTTTTGGTGATGACGAATCCTTACCAATAGAATACGGTATTAATTTATCAGGTATTAGAAGAGATGAAAAGATTAAAAGAGGTGATTATAGAAAAGTATTTGTAAATGTTCGTGAACCTTATACTATTAACCAAACATCTGTTATCGATGGATTACAATATAGGTTGTGGATAAGAGAAGGTAACACTGAAGTTAATGTAATTGATTGGATGGATGTTAATAGAACTTATCTTAAAAATTACTTCGTATTGGATACTTCTTGGATGATACCAAATGAATATTATATTGATATTAAATTAACTTCTAATCTATTGGTTAAAACATATACTAATACGATGAAATTTAATGTAGTTAATCAAGTTGACTACCTGCACTAACAACTATGGGTTCTATACCTGCGGGTAGTTTAAAGGTAGTGGATTGAATTTTTTGAATAGTGTCTTCTGTTATTTTTTTAAAAATATCTATAACTGACTGTTTAGTTAAAGGTTGTGGGAACGGAACTTTTAATTCCATTAAAATTTTAGACACTCGACTATCACCCGAACCAATCCTATAATTTACAGAAACTAAGAATTCATTTAAATTAATACTACCATCTTCATATTCTTCAGTTCTCCATCGAGGAGATGCGTCGACAGTATTACCATCATTATCTAATAGTTTAAAACCAATATCTACTCTTATAAGTCTAGCGTCAGAACTTTCACCACCAAGATAGGTACTTCTAATTCCGTCATATATTCTATAAAATGGAAAATTTAAGTAAAGTGCTAGTGAGTTATACCCTCCCCATATTCTAACATCTCTTACATCATTAAACCCTTCATCACCTTTTATTTTAACTTCTACACTACCATATGTATCATTAGGGAATGATTTGACAAATTCATTAGTAAATTCACCAATCTTACTAAAAAATATCTCAGCAATCGGCCATTTTTTTCTTAATGGTTCATATTCACTAAATAATCTACTACCCTCCAAAAAATAAGATTTAGATAATTCAAATGCCACTCCATATGATAACTCAAAGTCTTCAATTAACCATGCCGCAACCTCGTAGACACTAAAATTATATTTTTCTCTTTCTTCATTATATTTTTTATGTATTAATCTTAATATTCTTTTTTCACTATTAGAAAATTCACTACTAGTGTCAATTAATAACGATTCCAGTAAAACATATTTTTTCTTTATTCTCATAGTTACAAATATAATAATAAATATTCTATAAAACAAAAAAGGGTAGAAAACTCTACCCTTTTTATTGTTGTTATATTTAATTGATTATCTCAATTCGTCAATATTGAACGTTACAACACCGTCAACTGTTACTACACCATAGAAACGGTTATTAACCATTTTCTTAGCGTATCTAGTCATAATCCCCTTCGTTGGTGCGAAGTTGAATGGGTTTTGTAATGTTGGAGTCAATTGTAATGGTACATACGGAGCGTAAATGTATCCAGTATCTAACAATGACTTACCTTTGTGTCCAATGATGATTGAGTTCGCTGGTGCGTAAGGATCACGATATACAGTATATCTTCCACCTAATGAACCGATTTTCTCAATACCCATATTGTACTGATCTTGCTCTGGAGAAGCGTTAGATACGTGGAAGTATTCTAAGTCATCAAAAATTGCTGATATCTCAGAAGATACTACTACGAAGTTAGCGCCACCTCTCAAAGTTGATTTGTGAATTTGTGCTGAAACTTGATTGACTTTAGTAATCAACGTTTGGTTCCACTCTTTTTGAGTGTATGCGTTGAAACCTCCACCAGAGTTTGCTCTTTTCCATCCGTTATAGTCCCATCTCAATTGCCATGCAGCACCTCTTCTTAAGTCTCTTAAGATCTCTCTATCGATCTCAGCAGCAACCTGCTCAGATAAAAGAGCCGTAAGTTCAGCCTCCGCATCGATGTTATGGAATGCACTAACGTCTTGTGCTAATTCAGGTGACCAAGTTGCTCTTAGTTTTCTTTCAGTTACTGATACAACTACCTCATCCAATTCAAAAGAAACCTCACCCATTTCTGTAGAGTATTCTAAAGATGCATATTGCATCCAACTTACGTCAAACGTAATTGCTGAATAAGTAGCATTAGTACTTCTAGTTAAACCAGAATTTGCACCGATGTAACCATCAAGTGTTGCTTCTGCACAAGATGTACAAGTTGGGTGTGTTAAATCTACTTCTAATACTAAAGTCCCATCAGTCGCAGAACAGATACTACTATAATTAACGATACCTTTACCATATTTTTGAGCGATAAGTCTAAAAGGTACTTCACCACCGTTTGCAACAATAAGATTATTGCTTGGATCTTTAATGTCTCCACCTCTAACAACAACTTTAAGTGATGCTAAAAATGTTTCAGTATCCATTTCATTTCCGTCCGGTCCTGTTAATCTACCTGCACCTGCATCTTGAAATCCTTGTACACCTAATTTAAGGTATCTAACTGAACCATCACCAGCCAAAGCTTTTTGTGAACCAGCAGAATACGCAGTGTCATATGTTAATCCTGAAAGGATTCTAACGGTATTACCATTAGAAGTGTTACCAGTTTCAACGTTGATAGTAGCCTTACCTTTAGATGCATCATACAAACCATCGTTATAATATAAATCATAAAGACTTTTTGCGTAGTATGTTGTTACTGCTTCTGCAGCACATCCACCAATTACACATTCAGGTAATGCTCCATTAACACCGTCGTTAGAACCATTCAATGGAAACGCTCCATCAGATGTTTTAGGTACAAAGAAGAATAATTTACCGATTGGCATGTTCATGGCTTGTACTGATACGATATCGTTAGCCAATAATTTAGAGAATACTCTTCTCACAATTGGAAAAACTACAGTTTCGAAAGAACCTGATGAGTCTGCAGAAGTTGATTCATTCAACAAAGCAGACGCTTGATTTTCATATAATTGAGCGATGTTCTCTTTTACGTGACCTTTTAAACCTTCTAAGAAACCTAATTGGTTCCATTTAGAAATTGTTTTAGATCTAATTTGTTTTAGGTGTTCAAGTCCGATATTTCCGACTTCACCTGAGTTTAACAAATGTCCCATTTTTTTAAATTTTTATTTTAATTTTGTTATTTTATTATTTTTATGAGATTCTTCTCATTAAATCTTTAATTGCCGTAATTTGTGGATCTACATAAGCAGTAGACTCATTCAAATTAGTTGACTTTGAAGATTGTATTGTTTTATTAACTTTAGTTCCTACAGATTCATTAATAGGGGATTTAGAATCTAATTCCGTTTTAATAGTTTTGTAGATGTTTTTAGATTCTCTAATTGACTCAGCGTTATCAAATCTCTTAAGAATTTCCATTTTTTCTTTCTTAGTAGTTGAATGCTCAGTAAATAGTCTATTAACATAAGCCAAGTTAGTGTTAAACAACGCAACTTCGTTTAGTTTTTCTTTGAATACATTGAGTGCTTTCTTATACTCTTCGTTTTTAGATTTTAACTCTCTGTATTCTCTCATTATTTTGGATTCGGAAACTGTGTTTGTTTTCGGTTCTCTATTTACAATAGGGTTACGAGTTGTTAAAGATTCTCTCGTTGCTAATCTAGCACCGTGATATCTTTGTTTACCGTTAGTTCTTGAATGTCTTTGTAATTTATCCTCTTCAATGTAAGCACCTTCTTCAAAATCTTCAATTGGTCTACTTCCTGCGTGTCTTCCTTCTGGCGTATCTCTAAGCCATCTAGACGCATCGTCCCAATTGTTTATTTCAAATCCGTCTTTCTCACTTGAAGGTTCGTCTAATTCAATTTCGTATTCGATTCGATCTTCGTCTTCGTACATACCTGAACCACATTCAGAACAGTACTTACCTTCTTCATCTTCGTACAATGCACCTGAACCACATTCAGAACATTGTTCACCTTCTTTCATAGAATCCCATTCTTCTTCCATAGATTCCTTAATGTAATACTCTGCACCCGTACCGTTATCTTTAAGATGAATTCCACCTTGATCTTTAACTACCTCTACTTCGTCATTGTCAGAAAGTTTTTTAAATACTGTAACAACCTCTTCATCAGAAGCGCCTGTTAAGTCTAAAATTTCTTCGTCATCATCTGCACCCATAGGTAATTCAAAACCTAAACCTACCTCATCGTCATCATCATCATCGTCATCATCTCCCTCTCCAGCATCTAAGTCTAGGTCAGTGTCTAAGTCCAAATCAATTTTTGGTTCATCATTAGGTTCATCATCAGATTCCTCACTATCAAATTGTAGTTCGTCATCATCATCGTTTTCTTCATCGTCAAGGTCTAACTTAACGTCTTCTTCTTCATCATCGGATCCTTTAGTTTCTACATCGTTAACACTAATCTCATCATCTTCTTCTGAGATTGGGTTTTTTTTCTTTACATCTTTATTTTTTAAAGATGTCTCAACAATGTTTTCAATTTCTTTCGACATATGTGCCGCAAGTATTTCTTTCGTGTTGGCTTTTAAGGCATCCTCTAAAGACTTTGCTTCTAGTAAAGCCTCTTCGATGATTGATTTCTTTTTTTCAGCCATTTTTTCTTTTTTTTTCTTTTTTTATTTATTATTAAATAACGCAAAATATTTTGCATTTCTTAATAAATATACAATACTTTTAAAAAGTGTTATTTTTTTATTAATCTAGTAAAAAATTATTTAAAGAGTCTTTTAAAAGTTTATCTTCATTTTTAATTTTAGATTCAGACATTTGTTGTTCTACTGAAGGTTCCTTACTATAAATCCAAGAACCAGGAGTCGATGGGGATGTAACTATATCCCAACAAATTAATTCGAAGTCATCTTGTACGATATTTTTACCACCCTCTTTTTCTAAAGAACCTACACCTCTAGATGATACACCAATCTTTAAACCTTTTCTAATGTAATTGGCAACTCTATCACCTTCACAAGAAATAATACCTTGATTAACAAATCCTGGTGACATTATAATTTCTAACTTACCCATAAGTACATTACCTTCCCACCATAAGTCTACGATGTTATGGGAAATTCTACTTACTGCAACTATAGATGATTCTGGGTGATCTGCCTCACCTAATGCCCTTTTCTCTTTGATTAGTTTTAAATAGTTCTCAGACTCTCTCCTTAAGATTGCCTCAGGGTAAACTCTACCATTCCTATTTTCTACACCATACTTTTGTAATACGGCATAAACAACCAAAGGTTCTTCTATAATAGGTTGACCTTTGGTTAAGTTTGACATCTCATTAACGAAATGTCTATTATCTTTTGGGGAAATGTATCCTGCGTCATATTCGACTAGAATACCTTTTTTATCTATTTCGTTTTTTTTTATAATTTCCATAACAGTGTTATACTTTTATTATAAATATACCACTGTGTTAAAAAATTACTTTTTAGATTTATGGAAAGTAAAAACTGAATTATTTTCTAGACATTCATTTACCACATCGTAGATAATTTTTTTAGTGTTTTCTACTATATTAATTTTATTAATGGGTAAATATTTTTTTTGATATAATGTTATCTCACAAGACATAAAACTTCTTTTATTTATATTTAATCCTGAAGTTCTCATATCTAAATCAACTATATATTTATTTTCGTAAAATAATTCTTTGTTGATTGTATCATTAATTTTTTGTTTTATTTTTTTTCTTACATTACTTAAGAAAAATTCGTAGTTAAAATTCTCATAATCTTCTTTTAACTCCCCCCACGCACATAAGTTTAAATATAAACTTTTTGATTCTTTATTATTAACGGTGCCGATTTTTGTTTTATAGTTTCCTAATAAATCTAATTTGATTTCTTTTCCTAATTTCATTCATAAAATTTTTCATTTTTTGTTATTTTAAAGTTTTTATAATTATACTATTAAAATAGTGATTAGTCAAATTCCATAAATAAAAAACCCCTCTTTCGGAGGGGTTCATTTTTAATCTATCGATTCTTTTAAGTTGTAAATTTTACCTATCTGTGAGTTGAAATTTTCGTATTCAAAGTTAGTATTTAATAATTTATCTTTTACTTTTAATAACTTATCTTTTATTTCGACATCTGATGATTCATTTAATTTTTTATCTATATTGTCAATACATTCCCTTTTCACAGATTCAAATAAAGATTTCTTTTCATCCTTATTACCATTTAAAACTGTTTTTATAATTTCTCTTTCTGTTTCGTTTATTTCAGAATATTTTGAGTTGAATTTAGAAACTAAAATATTGGCAAACATACTAGGTGGTAAACCTATTGATTCAGTTACTACAGTTTCTTCCCCATCTTTTTCTAACATTCGTTTAGTAATGTTATTAATAGACTCTTGTATTTTATCTATGTTTGTTGCATTTTTTTCGGTTTTCATTAAAAAATCGATATCGTTATAGAACGATTGATTTTCTTTAACTAAAGTTACTCCTTTAAGTAATTTAGAAAAATATTCATTACCACTATCAATATGGTTTTTATTTAATGATTTTAATAAACCTATATTTTCTTTAATATAATCCTTAGCCTCAGAATAGTCATCAAACTTTCTGTTTTGTAAATTACTATATATTAAATACTGTTCTTTTAATGTTTTGTTTTCACCGACAGTTTTTAGAAACTTATTAAACAATTTTTTACCCTTATCATCTTTACTAATGATGGACTCAATTATCAATTGTTTAAAAGTGTCCTTTATATTACCAAAATTTTTCATGTGTTAGTTTATATAATAAATATAAAACTTTTATAAAAAAACTTATTTAGTTAATTTATCTATTTCTTTAGTCATTTCACTGATCTTAGAATTTAATATATCAGTATCCTTCTCAACAGAGTCTAAATTATAAACGTGTTCATTATTCTTTAAACTTTCAGTAAGTCTCCTTAAATAAATTCCTTGATATCTTTTAGTTTTTTCTTCATATATTCTTCTTTTTTCCTCAGTCAATAAAGTACCATCTTTTCTAAAAGATTCTGTGGTTGCTGGTTCTGCCGCTGGTTCTGCCGCTGGTTCTGCTGCAGCACCCATATCTCCACCTGCACCCATATCTCCACCTGCCGCACCTGCGTCACCACCTGCACCTGCTTCGGCTTCACCTGCACCTGATAATAATGCGTCAAAGTCACCATATAGTTTATCGACTCTGTCAAATAATCCTGTTTTCTTAATAACCTCTGCGGTTTGTTCCATTTCTGCCGCTGCCGCTTTTTCTAATCTTTGTTGTTCTAAGTCATTTCTTATCTCTTCTTCAGACATACCCAATATTTCTTTTTTGGCTCTAGTCATAGACATTGCACCAAACCCATTACCTGCGTCCGCTACAGAATCCTTATACAATGTTACTTTTAATTGAGTTTGTTCAACCTTCAACATCTCAGCCTGTGTAGATGGGTTATTAAGTGAAAGTGTGAAATTTTCTAATTCATCCTCTAAACCTAAAATATATAAATGTACAATCGCAATTTTATTAAGTTCTTGTATAATTGACTGTTGTATTCTATTGATAGTTCTAGCAAATCTAATATCCTGTAGTGCTAAATTTTTACCATCACCATTCGCCTCCTCAAAACCTAAGAAAGGTTTAGGTACTCTAAGTGCAGTAAATAATTTTTTTTGAAGATATTGTATATCCGCAATCTCAGATAGGTTTGTTGCCCCCGCCAATGTATCTATTGGACTCGGTGCGTTTGGATCTCTAACAGGGATAAAGTAATCTTGATCTTGTGCCATTTGATTGTATCTAGTGTCTATCTGTCCTGTTTTTTGATCGATTACTGGACTCCTTTTAAAGTTATCTGCAATTTTATTAACATAGGCAGGTACATCCTTTTCGTCAATATTACCTACATATATTTTGAATATCCTTCTTTCGGGTGCCCTAGTTACTCTATATATTAACATCGCATCCTCAGATAATAATAATTGTTTCCATATCCTTCTTGCCTTTTCTAACATAGATGTCCCATAAGGTAATCTTCTATCATCACCTAATAATCTAAAATGGGCAATTTGCCAAGCGTTAAATTCTATGTCTCTCTGACCCCAAATAAACGTAACTGGGTTAAATTTATCTGTATCTGAAACATTAGAACTATCACCAAACCCCTCATTTTCCTTTCTACTAATTTCAATGTTAGGTAGTTGTTTAACACCTGTTATACCTTCATCACTATCGATATTTAAGAATAAAAAATTATCACCGTATTTACAAGTGTTTCTTGTCCACATTGGTAATGAGGTATGAATATCTAATCTATTGAAAAATAAATCTTCTAATATCCTTCTAACTCTTCTACTCTCAGAAAAAATATTTAAAACTTTATTTTCCGAATTTAAAGTTGTTGACTCCTCCATCATAATATCTAATGCTGCTGCAATTTCTGGGAAAAATTCCATACCCTCAAAATCCGCATAAGATGCTAACCTTGTTGTTTCATAATATATGGAGTGTTGATATATTTCATTATCAACTTTTTGCCACATATTTGACAAATAGGAATCTTGTTGTCTTTTAAGTTTTTCGAATTCAAAATCTTCCTTAGATTTAGTTTTAAGGAGTTCCTTATCATTAATAGAATATCTAGATTTATTTTCTGCCCTTTTTACTTCAGGACCGAATAAATCATTTAACTGTTGAAATATCGTTTTTTTAGCCATTTTTATCTTTATACTTTATTACTATTATAATAAATATCGAAAAAAACTAAATACTATCTTATACCAAACAACCAATTGTAGTCACCATTGTCGTTATTACTATCATTCCCTTGTTTAGGGTGATAAGTTGGTGTGTTAGTATAGAATGGATTTACATATTTCTGATCATCCAATAATGGGGTAACTGTTTTACTATTAACGTTTACCCAACTCTCTAACATAGCCTTAGTTTGTTTTTCAACCATCTCTAATTTTTTGAATGATGTTTGTACTATAAAGATACACATAGCGTATGCCATTATTATGTCATCATGATAACCCTCCATATGATCGGGTCTACCATTTTTATAAACAAAAGTCCTCAACTCAGAAATTAAACGATGTGATCGTATTATTGTTTTATTTTCTCTAATATGTTCCTCAAATTCAGAAACTAATTGTAGTCTGGTATTACCTACACTAAATCCAGGAACTTTATCACCCTCTGTATATTTAGTTTTAGCGTATTTTTCAGACAATTTTCTACTTTTAGGGTCATCGTAGTGTAAGAAGTTATATTCCATCTCTAACAGTTTTAAAACTGTTGCAACACCCATTCCACCTGTGATATCTACTATCGTATAGGCACTATACATATTACCATATTTAAAAACCACTTCTGCCAACATATCTGGAGGTAGTTTATATTTAAATTCCGCAACTTGTTCTAAATTATCAAAATCTAAAATAACTATTGTGGAACTATCTTTACCGTCACCCCTACTAACGTCTACACCCATAATATATTTATGACCTACCTCAGGTTTCTTCCATATCCACATAGCCTTTTCTAATTCTGCGGAGAATTCAGGGTCTTTAACAAAATTTTCCTCATGATATGAAATAAATTCATCATCTATAACGTTACCCCCTGAACCAATAAATGATACATCGAGTTCTTGTGCAATCTTTTTTGGATCACCCATATCCGCTGACATCTCTTCGTACCAAGGGGATAAAGGTTTCCATCCCTCCTTTATCATAACTTCATAATCTTCTATGGTAGATTCATCGGTTTCATATATATTATCTAAATATTCCCACCTCAATTTAGTCCTAGTTAAAGTTTTACATTCTATCTTTTCATTTTCACCCCTAACCCAAAATAATCCTCTGTTGTATCTAACATCCTGATACCACTTCATTTCAACTACATTGAAGTTGTTTTCTTTATTTTTTGCACCATCATAAGTTTTATAATATAGTGGATCCATACCATTTGGTGTCGATATCAGTGCAATCTTACCACCTGTACCTAAAGACGCTATTGCTGCGGCAAACACATCCGCACCATTATCGATAAAGGCTGCCTCATCCATAACTAGGAATGTTGGAGTAAAACCTCTTAAAGCATCTTTTGATGTCGCTAACGCCCTAATTTCACAACCGTTAGATTTTAATTTTATATGTCCTTTAGAATTAATTTCTAAATAATCAGTACCCTCATCTAATCCCCACACCCAATAAGGTATTTGATCGAGAAATTCCTTTATTTTTTTTAAGAACTCTTGTGCCAACGTTTGTTTGTTGGCTAATATCAATACTTTATGTGGACTATCTGGATCACCAAACGCAGTTTTAACCGCAATAAAGGCTGCGGTGGTAGTCGATACACCTGCCTGCCTAGGTTTGGTTACTAAATTACGATTATATTTTTCGTAAGATTTTATAATTTCTTTTTGTTTATGAAACAATTTAAAAGGTACCATACCTTCTTGAGTTAAATCGAATGTCTTTAAAAAAGTTTCGATTGCATAAATTGGTTCTCCTAAACAACGTGCGAATATTTTTAGTTGTTCTCCTCTATCCATATATTTTTAATTTAAAACGCTACTACTTTACCTTCTTCCCAATCTTTATAGTTCGGACCTAATTCATATGTTACATTATTACCACCACCTACTTTTTGTATGATACCAGATTGATTGGCTGCACTCCAAAAAGTAGAAAGTTGTCCACCACTTTCAGTTTGTCCTATATGATTTAAAAAACCTCTTTTAGTTTTTTTAGGTGAGATTGTCACATCTTTAATATAATTTATTAAATCTCTAATTCTTGATTCATCACCTTTTTGGAATGTAATACCTGCGTGTTTTGGTATTAAAGTAATACCATTTTTAGTGGCAAAGTCCTTAACTAATGGTACCAGAATCTCCCTCCTCTCGTTCCACACATTATCTTTTATAATAGATAATTGTGTTATTGCATCAATGGGGTTATAATTTTTAACTGCGTATTCTACTGCATCATATACCAAATTATCAATAATAGATGTAAAACCTTTATTGATGTCGTATTTCCAAGGGAACTTAATCTCTAATTTTATTAACTGTTTTATTTTTTCTAATGGATTACTTTTACTACTTAAAATTCGTTTAGATTCTTTTTCACTAATTAAATCAAATATTTCTGTAATCTTTTCCCCATATTCCATAAGTTTATTACTATGGTAATTAACATTTTCTCTAAAAAAATCTAAAAATATATTATAAAATGTTTCATTATTTAATAGAATTTCTTTATCTAAACCAAACGTACTAAAAAAATCATTTAACCATTCTTCAGTATTTTTATTAATAGTATTATTTTTAAAATATTCTATAAATCTATCCCACCTTTGGTTATCCTCAACCAAAAGTAAATGTTGTCTATTATTAATTATTACTTTCATTATATATTAGAAATTACATGATCAGTCATATCCTCTTCAACCTTTCTACTGTCAGGATAAAAATTATCAATATACGGTCCAGTCAATTCATTACCTTGTTCAATCAAAACCTCATCTAAAACTTCTAAAAAATAGTTTGCGTTATCACCAGGAAATTTACCTGTGGACTCAACATACAGTTTTAAATATGTGTAAAATATATCAGTGACATCAAATTTTAATATATGACCCACTTTTTCACCTTTTTTAATCTCATCCCACTCACCATCTGAACCTAAAAACGATGTTATTGTTTCTTTTATACTATTAAACAGTTCACCCTCAGAGGCACTATTATAAGACCATCTATACATATTTTTTAATTCAATTTTTAAGTCATCAAACATTTGTTCTTCGTCTATCAAATTAAAAAGTGTGTTTTTATCTTCTAATAATTCCTCAGTTAAAACATCTCCGTACTCATCATCTAACGTATTTATCTCATTACCAATGAAATTATTTTCTTTGATGTGTTCTTTTATATGGTTTATTGCCTCATCACTTAATACTTCAGTTACATCATTTTTAAAACTAATATCGAAATCACCGAATATTTCTGACCAATCAGAATCCAATATATCCTCAACTAAATTTTTGTCACTAGATATAAATAAATCACTTAAATCCTTCCAATCACCACAAAACATATAAATCCTATCACCCGATTTAATTATATCTCCAAAATCCGAATAGAAAGCCTTATTATCTTTAAGATATTTGTCGAACCAACCAATATTTGTTAGGATTGAGAACGCATCTTCATTATCCACATAATACTCCAATTCTATATCAACTTCATCAATAGGGTTTTGACCTTGATTCATTATGTAAGTAAACACACCCTCAATTACCTCAGTATAACTTAATTGTAATAACTCTTTAATATATTCAATTACCTCAATATATTCTTCAAGATCACCGTATTTTTTTTCAGTGATTTTATTTATTGCGTTTTGTACCCTTTGATTTATCATCACTATTATTTATTAATAAATATTGGTAATAAATAAAAAAATCCCACTTTTGATGGGATCTTAATTTTTATAATGTTATAGATTAAACGTATTTGTGAAGTTCCTCCACTGTTTTGAAGTCTCCGTTATCCAATGCATCATCGATTAATTTCATCAACTCATTCTTAGACATTTTAGAATAGTCAACTTCATCATTCTTAATCTCCATATCATCTTCTTTGGGTTCTTCACCTAAATTGTCTAATATATCACCCATATCATCGTATCCTGTGTCGTTAAACATATCTTCTATACTATCACTACTATCACCCTTATGTAAATCTTTTAATGTATCTACAACCTCTTTACATCTCTGACTTCCACTTAATATTTCTTTCATAAATTCGTGAAATTGTGTTGCGGGTAACTTAGTTAATTCTCTAAATAACCATTGTTTAATATCATAGTTTTCAGAATCGATACACTCTAAAAATTTCTCCCACATACCAGGACCTAATCTCATTCCCCATATCTCACCTTCTGGTGTATCTGCCTTTTCAATAACTTCTTTTTGTTCTTCAAAATCTAAATGATCGTCAGCCCAGTTAATTGCAGATAATTCTAATGTACCTTTAATTAATTCGTGTACTAATAATGGGAAAATCCAAGCCTTAGCAACTACAACTGGAATATCATCACCTTCTTCAACATCGATTCTTTCCATATCATTTTCTTCATCTTTGTCTTCAGGTTTTTCTGCCTTTCTCCATTCAATTTTTTCAACTCCACCTACTTGTCCACCCATAACACTGTCAGGTATAATCCAATATTGGAAATCTGCTAATGACATAAGTTTACCATATAGTCCCATTAATCTAGGGTCTAAAGCATCTAACTCATCCGCAACCATATGGAAAATGTAGTGTCCCTTTTTAGCGGCACCTTGCATAAGTGCGTTAATGACTCTCCTTTTATCAACCTCCATTTCTAACTCTTCCATACGTTGAGCACTTTTAGGTTTTTTAGGTACCTCAAATCCACCATCCTCATCTTCCTCTTCCTCTTCATCAGATTCAATACTTAATTCAGAACCTGGAGGTGTTAAAGTTGCCTCTAACATTTGATCAGGGATATCAAACTCCTCTGATACTATATCAACTGCCAATTGTTCTAATGCCTCTTTATGTCTAGTCTCAATTTGACTAATCTCTCCCATTATTTGGAACATCGTTTGCATCATGTTAGGTGTTATATTTCTAACACCGTGATATCTTTTAACTTTGTTAACTATTTCTTTAAACCTTTTTCCTGCCAATTTTTCAGAATAATTCTGAGCCTCAGAACCCACAGGTATAGATTTACTCTTACCGAATAAATGTTCACCACTTCTAAGTCTACCCTCTAAATCTGGATTCATCCTTTCTGGGTGTTCAGGATCGTATTCAATAGCCTCAATCAATTTTTTAAGTCTATATTTTTCTTTTATAACTCTATTAGTTACTTCGTTAATAATATTTTTTCTTCTCATATCTAATTTATTTTTTAACCGTATACAGTACTTACCCACATTTTGAAAGACTCACTAGCCATTTTTTCGAATACTCTTTGTACTTTACTGAGTTCAAAGTCTCCACCACCACTATTTTCAATTCTTGTCATAGCAGCCCTTACCAAAATGTCTCTAATTTCTTGTTTATGTTCCAAAAGATACTCAATTTCTTTTAATTGTTCTTCTAATAGGGTGACATCACTATTCACATAATCTTCGTCATCCTCATCGTAATCATCATTCCCTTCTATTTCATCTCTTAAAGAATCTGGGTCCTTTTTCAACCCATATAACCATCTTTGTAAATCATCCTCAGTCCAATTTAATAATGGAGAAGCCCCATACATATTTATCAAACCACTATTTCTAAGGGATTCTAAATATTTAAATATTTTTACTTTATCTGCTGCAGGCATTTCTCTTATAACAAAGTATTGTCTTTCACCTTGATTATCGGGAGTCTCATTAACACTACTTTTAGAATTAATGTACTCTACTAAATCTTTTTTTTTCATTTTAGGATTAACTGACACATTTTTCCTTCTATGAGATTTTTTGGTGCGAATAGTATCATCTTTCTTTTTTTCTGATTCTTCATCTTCGTTAACAGTAACTGAACGTATTTCACCTTCTTTGCCTTTAACACCGTAAGTACCTTTATCTAATTTATCGAAAGATGCATCAAACTCGTCTTGATTATAAACAGTCATTTCCTCAGCCTCATCAACAGTATCGATATAACGTTCCATTAATTTACGTCTAGTTGCCCTTTTTATTTCGGATTCATAAATTCTAATTTTGTCACCCATAATCTTAACTATTTACCATTTCTTTATCATATTTTAAAACCATATCCTTTTCATATAGTTTATTCTCTACCGAAGATAAGGGTTCCCCAAATGTAAAGAACAATCTTTTTTCAGGATAATCATCATACCCCTCCATATTTTCCCAAGCCAAAGCGACTATACCGTCAACTGCATCCCACATTGCGAAAGATTCTGAATCTTTAACCAAATCTAATTTTAATGTAGTAAATAAAGAACCACTTTTCTTAATGATACTATCTTCTGGTGGTTCAGGATTACCCAATGAAGGATAAGAATCCCAACCGTCACCATCTATATCTTCTAAAACATCAGAAAATAGGAACTCGTAAACGTAATTCCCCTTCCAGTTCTGACCAATTTTATTAATATAGACTAAATTCATTATCTAAACATTCCTCTTCTTCTGTATGATGGTCTGATTCTTTCTTGATCAACATCCGCCTTAGGTTTTGGATCAGCCTTTGGTCTCTTTATTTTGTCCCAATCTGTACCAGTTCCTGGTCTAGTTGTAGGTGTTTTAATTCCCGGTTCCTTAACAGGTGCATTAGATCTTAAAAAATCTATGTCCAATTCAATAAAATCGTCATTAGAAGAATTTCTATTATCCATAGAAAAATCTAATTCCCCATCACTATTATTATCTAAATCTAATCTATTAGGTATACCGTCAAAGTCTCTGTCTAAGTCTCTTGTTGCGGATAAATATCCTTGTCTTGTTTGTAATGCATCCATAACTCCCATTTCATCTTCATCGATATGTCTTTTTCTTTTCATACCTCTTAGTTTACTAAAGTCATCTGCAGTTATTTTACCATAAGGTTTTGCAACATCTATCTTTTTTCTACCATCACTAAATCCATCTAATTCAATTTCGTATACGATTTGATTTTTGTCTTCGTACATTGACGAACATTCACACATCATACCCTCAACCATATTACCACCTTTATAACCACCACAATCTTCACAAATTTCTTTTCTTTCTTTTAAAACTTTTTTAATTGAGTTTTTTGTACTTTTATTAAAAAAAGTTTCTAAAAGTTGTTTCTTAGAAAATACAACTCTTCTACTTTCAGGTAATACATCACCACCTTCTTCAGGTGCTTCAATATCCTCTTCTCCACTTTCTTCAGGTGTTTCAGGTGTTTCAGTATCTTCTTCAGTGTCAAAATCATCACCCTCAGTGTCACCAAATGAATCTTCTTCATCTTCACCTTCGAATTTTGAAATTATATCCTCTTTATCACCTTCATCCATTTCGTCTAAGTGTAAAGCCGAAATGATTGAGTTAATAACGTATTTTTCTAATTTAGGATCAACATCCTCAGAGTCTCTCAACATCTGACCAATTTTACCTGTTAATTTTTGTATTTTTTTTGTGATTTCATCATCACCTAAATCTTCAGTACCTTCATCACCAGTAGTATCAGTATCTTCTGTATCTTCTGTGTCTTCTGTATCTTCTGTGTCTTCTGTATCTTCTGTGTCTTCAACATCACCTAAACCTTCTGTATCATCAGAAACCCCAAATTCGTCATCTTCAACATCATCTTCAACAGGTGTCTCCGGTGTTGTTGGTGGCGCAGGAGTTGCCGATGCAGGTGCGTCTACTTTAAGTACCTTTTTTTGTTCTTTAATATCGTCATCTAAAATGATTTCCTCTTCTTTTTCTAATACAAACCCAAATCCTGCACCACCTGCGATGGCTTTACCGTCAGACTCAAAAATATTATTATTATTCTCAACACCATATGATTCATTTAACATATCAAATTTAATATTTAAATGTTTTAACGCTTCTGCGTAAGAATGATATTTTTCAGTGCCTTTATTTTGTAAACCACCAACGTATTGGAAATCCTCAGATAAAAACTTACCGTAAGGTTTATTTGATGTTTTTATGAAGTAATCGTGATTTTCTCTAACAATACCGTAAACAACACCGTTTGGACCTTTTTTTATTAACTCCAATTCTGATAATGATTTACTCTCATTAAGTGTATTCATTTTACCCATAAGGTCTAACATTCTGTTTACTTTGTCTTGACCTTTTAATGTTTTAGGATTTATTATATTTCTCATTTTTTGTTTTTTTTTATTTTTATCCGTTAGTTGGTAATCCAGTTTTAATGTCGACAAACCTATATTGTTCTGTTCCACCAGTTGATGTTATTAATCCTGTTTGAAATAATCCTATAGGTTGAGGATTACCTAATAATGCGAACCCATTATTTAATGTAGTGCCGCTCTGTTGAATTAATAAGTCAATCGTTTGACCTGCAACACCTGTTATTGAAGATCCGTTTATTGTATATGTACCGTTTGTATTAAAGTAGACTCCACTGTAAATGTAATTATTAAAATTAGTATTACCAGTGGTATGAATTACTGTAAAAGTACCTGTTAAATAAGTTGAAGCCATAATTATGTTTATTAAATAAATATTGCAGTTTTAATAAAAAAACAAAATTAGATTTTTATAAATTTTTAATTCTTAATAATGATTCGTCTAGCGTTAAAGATTTGTCATATGCCTTAGTTTCTATATCACTTAATTTATCTAAATACGTTGTTCTCCTTAACACTTTAAATGAGATATTCTCAAATGAGTACTCACCTTCTCTTTCTAACCCAGTTTGTCTCATTTTTTTAATTTTATCTTTAAGGTTGGTTATTTTTCTGATAGTTTTATCATATTCACCTGATTTATACATATAATATATTTCATCTATTGAGTCTATAATACTGTTAACCTTTTGTTCTACCTTCTTAGAATCGATATCTTTTTTTGATGAATCTGGTTTAACTACCCACCCATCCCATAAAATAGAATAAACCCCACTAGAAACGTGAGGTTCTTCTATATCTTGCATATATATCTCTACGTCATAACCTTTTATAGTTATATCGTGTTTATCATTCCATAAATTTTTCTTTGAGTTGAAGTATTCTTTTACTAATTCTTCATTATCATCAACATCCCCAAAGTCAACTAAAATGTGTAAATCTACGTCTGAAAATTTTGACCAGTTATAGTTGGCTAAACTACCTGTCAATATGATATCATCAATATCTACCCATTCTACGTTTAATGTCTCAAAAAAATCATCCGCAATCATAAGAAGTCTACTTCTCACTTCTTCATGCATGTGTTGATCACCATCAAAAATTTTAGGGTTTAACGTACTTCTAACTTCGAAAGAAGATAAATCAATTTTCTCTTTTTGAATGATATCATTAACTTCTTGTTCTGTAATTTTTTTTATCTCCATAAACTTTTTTATATAAATATAGTCTTACGGATAAATATCAATTAAAATAAGAAACGGGCGTTATCTTATTTATTAGTCAGTCAATAATTCTTTATCTTTATTAAGACAAAATTTTGGGTTATTAACTAGTTTATCTATTCTAGAGTCAGTGTATCTAAGACAATCATCATTAGTTCTACTAATTTTTTCATCTAAAAATTCCATATGTCTACGAATATTTTCTGTTTCTTCTTTTATTCTAATATATACACCATCAGTTCTAACATTTATAGTGTCGCGTGTATCTTTTATTTCATCAGAATAATGGTGTTCCATATTCTCAAATCTACGACTTATTACTTGTTCTAAATTGTTAATTACATTTTCTAAATGTAAATTTTCTTTAATTAATTTTTTAACCCTAAGCGTAACCCATACTGTAACTGTACCCAAAAGCACAACTAAGACAGAAGCCACACCCAAAGCGAATGAAATTGTTTCCATAATTTTTATTTTTTTATTTTATTTGTTATTTTGAACGCCCGTTCTTATTTATTTTTTTAATCTGTTTTTTTATTTTGCATCTTTCCAAACCCAACCTAATAATAACTTAGTGAAAAATCTATGAACAAAATTAGGTTTTTTTTGTAAATAAATAAAGTAATTAAACCCTATTTTATACGAACCTATCATTTTTATTCCTTTGACACGAAAATAATCATCTTTTACAAGTTTATTATCCCCACCATTTTCTACTTTGTTTTTAGGTTTTCTATTTCTACTATACTTTTTATTATTTTTAGTGTCTCCACTAACAACTGTTTCTTTTAATATAACTTTTTCCATTTTTTTTATTTTTTATTTTTTATTTTTTATTTCATTTTTATAATCTAACCAACCAATGTAAAATCCAACACCTACAATTATATTCATCCCTAAAGACATAGTTAATTCGATTATATCCTCATATATTGTTGTCATAAGATGAATATGTCCCACAGTCCAAAAAGGAATTGATAAATTTTGGGATACCCAAAGAAGTACATATTTTATAAACGACATCAATCTATCTTCTTTTCTACATATGTACACATTTCACCTGCATCAAAACCTTTTTCTAATAATAAAGGTAAAGATGCTGGTTTACACCATGCGTACGCTAACCACCCACTATATTTATCTACCACATAATTCCATCTAGCCTCCCATAACATTCTAAAAATACCTTTACGTCTATGATCCTCATGTACCCAAGCGTCTAAGAATTTTATTTTTAACCCATCTTCTCTCTCCATATAAATGTGACCGACAATCTCACCATTAATCATTGCAATCCACGTCTCTAATTTTTGTGCGTTACTCTTTAAATGTACTATTTTCGCTTCTCCTATCATATTTTAATTATTTAAATCTGCATTAATTGGGGGTTCAAAATTAATTAGAGAGTGGAAAATAAATCTTAGGATGTGATTGATAGTTTTCCAAAATAACGTCATTTACAGATGAACAGTGGATTCCGTCTCTAACATATACTGTAGGTAATTCAAATGGTTTTCTATTAATTTGTTCTTTAACACCATCCATTTGGTTTAAATAAATGTGACAATCTCCTAAATTACCAATTAGTTCCTCAGGTATCATATTAACTTCATCTGCAATCATCGTTAAAAGAAGTCCATATGATGCAATGTTCATTGGAATCCCGAGTGGGACATCACATGAACGTTGATTCCACATTAAAGAGATTGCTCGTTTAGGGATGTTATACTCTTCTAACATTTCAGGAGTTAGTGGTGGTCTAAGTCCATCATCTGCTCTAACATTTGTGTTATACATATATTCATATCTTTCCTCCCAACTCAACTCTCTTGTATAAACTTGAAATCCGTAATGACAAGGTGGAAGTACTTGATTTGGTAAATCGTGTACTGACCATGCACTCACAACCATACGTCTAGAATCAGGATTATCTTTTAACTGTTCAATCAATTCAGATATTTGGTCAATTCCTTTGTTACCAAATTCATCGTTGAACTCACTATCTGTTTTTAATTTTTGTAGAAACTCTTCTTTTGTAAAAAGAGTTCCATCTTCGTGTGTATATTTCATACTTTTAATTTATGTAAAACCAATTTTTATATTTTTCTTTGTGCTTTTGCGAACTACCTCTACCCTGTAATATCCATCTAAGAGAATACTCATTTATATTAAGATAATCTGACGCTGATTTTGCAGATTCAAACTCAACCCCATCAATTGAACACTTTTTATTTGATGTGGATGGTATTTTTTTCCCATTATATTTTTTTTCTTTATCCTTATTTGCCTTATCAGATATTGATTTCCCACCAAACCTACCTTGTAACCAACCTTCTTCAATGATTTTAGGGTCATTTGGAAATGCTCGTAAATTTCTACCATCAGGTTTATGATACCATTTAGTTCCAGTTAAATTTTCTTTAATTGACCTTATCTGTTTCTCAGATGGTTTAAATTTAACCCATATTTCTAACATTTTATGTTTAGCATATTCGTATATTCTAGAAGATGGTTTGTATCTTTGTTGATTATTTGAATTACGACACATTGACCAAAAAGCATATTTCAAATCAGTATTATCTGGATACATTTCGTGTAATAACCAATGAATTAAAAAATGCTCTCTTGCAGTCAATTTTACTAAATTATCCGGTTCATTAGTTCCGTTCATACATTTAGGTATAATGTGATGTTTTTCAACATATCCTTCTAATTCCCTATTTTTTGCTCTGTCAATTATCTTGTTGTGTATTTTTTTGTAGTCCATGTAGTTTCAATTGTTTACTATATATAAATATGGTAATAAATGGAAAAACACTAACACTATTTAACTTTTTTCAAATAATCTTCATAAAGTTCATTATCCGATTTACCATTCCAATTACGCCAACCATGTCCGTAAATTTTACCTAACTCTCCCCACTTCTTTGCAAACTCATCATCATTTTTAATTCGCTCAATAAACTCATCTTTTGAATAGAGTTCAATAGTAGGGACTCCTTTTGTATCTTTTGAATATGATTTTAAGTATTGTACAATGTCTTTGTCACGTATAACTTTATGTAAGTAGTTCTTATAAGCATCACCATCCCAAATATGACAATTATTATCCACAAGGAACTTGATGTTTGTATCACCTCTTAAAAACCATAACAACTCGGTCACCATAGTCTTCCAAGCCATTTTCTTTGTTGTAAGTAATGGAAACCCATCACTCATTTTATGTCTGATTTGTCTTCCGAATACTGATAGTGTTTCACCATTTCTTGTTTCTTTTGTTACTCCATTATCTAAAATGTCTTGAAGTAAGTCTATATATTTTTTATCTAAACTATTCATCTTATAAATTATTCTTTATTTCATTAATTTGTTCTAATAAAGGTAAAACATCTAATGTATCTTTAGATTGTGTATACGGGTATTTTTTAAGAATGGTATGTAGGGTTTTACCTTGACTTTCAGATGATTCAAATTTCTTATAATCTTCATATTTAACACCTTCATAAACATATTGTCTACCTGAACCAAAAATTATTGCTAACTTTTTATCTGTCATAATATATTTTGAACCCAAAATATTCGATGAATCGTATAAACATTCTATTGATCCATTTTCTTCGTACTTATTTAAAACCATATTTCAATCTTTATATAATTTATATGAATGTATGTTTTCCATTTGATAAATTCTACCATCTATAGTAGAAGGTTCGTCAATGGAAACTTCTTTCTCTTCTGTGATAATTACATAATTACCAGTTATTATCATCGCAGAGTCCAAATATTCAACTCTATCTGAAGGTTTACCCTCATTATCTTTTAAAAGTAAAACTATCTTTCTAAATTTTGGTGCGCTAGATGTCATTTTATAAGTATAATTAAATAATGTTATTTTGTCAATTCTTAATATAGAAAAAAACTAAAATAAGTAAAGATAAAAAGTATTCTTAAAGTGTAGCACTTTGTTACGGATTATTAATATGTTTACCTTTAATTTTATAATAATTGGAGTCAATACCCTTATCCTCTAAAAGATTTTTAGGGATATATTCGTCACCAGTCTCTATAAAGTGATTTAATCGTTTAGTCCCAAACTCAACATTAAACGGTATCAAATCCACACCAATAAACTTTCTATTGTTTTTTAGTGCGGCAATACCTGTGGTTGATGAACCTGCAAATGGGTCCATAATTACATCACCTTCGTCACTACCAATTCTTACAAACCAATCCACTAACTCCACAGAAAATGGTGCTGGGTGTAAAACACTGGGATTTGTTTCTGAAGCCGCAATTACTACATTATGTGGTAATGAACCTTTTTCGTTTAATACCCTCATTTGTGAGTCATAGACACCATCCCTCGATCCAATCGTAGTAACAGGTTTTAAAAATCTTTTTTTAGTTACTTCCGAATGTTCAGTTCTACAGTTATCTGCCCTAAATTTAGGTTTATTGGAGTTGGAGAAATGAAAAACATATTCATATCTATCTATTGCCCTATATTTACAGTTTGTTGGGATTGCGTTCTTTTTAAACCATATATAAGGTTTCGCAACCAAAAACCAACCCTGTTTATGCATTTTATACTTTAACTCATCTAAAACTGGATGAATCACCCCACCATCGATTTTATCGTTGATGTTTAAGAAAAAACTACTGTTAGGTTTTAAAACTTTAAGAAATAAATCTGTAAATTCTAAAAACCAATCCGCATAATCGTCAACGTGTATTGAACCAACCTCACCATCATTATTACCACTATAGTTCTTTCTCATAGAATAATACGGTGGTGAAGTAAAAATCATATCCACCTTTTCACCAGTTTCAATCATCTCCTTTAACACATTTTTGGTGTCACCCAAAATAACATCATATTGACTTTTCATAATTTATTTATTAAATTTGAATACAAAGATAAGGATATTTATAATAAAAAACAAATCGTATATGAAAAAGATTTTGCCTAAGGTAAATAAAATATTAAATATGTCCATCAAACAGGCTAAATTTTATGGGGATAATGAAGTAAAGATTGAACACATAATCATTTCATTAATAAATGATTATAATAATAACGCAGTTAAAGTGTTAATAGATATGGGTGTGGATGTTGATAAGTTACATAAAGGTATTGAGAGGAAATTACATAAAGATAGGGATGATTACAATACTATGTTACTAAACAAAAAAGAATATCCAATGGAACCTGTAACTGAGAATATTTTGAAGGGTGCTGAAAAAGAATGTGATTTATTAAATAATGACTATCTCGATACAGAACACATTTTATTGGCAACTTTAAAAGTAAAAAATGATATAACTAATATATTAAAAGGAATGAAAATAAATTATAAAAGTTACAGAACCTCAATCGAAAACTCTATTGAGCCAATAAGTGGAGATGATGAGGACAATTTTAGTAAAATACCAAAACCAAAAATTAAAACTAAATCTAATGAAACTCCTATATTAAATAATTTTTCTGTAGATGTGACTAAAAGAGCGTCTGAAGGTAAAATTGAACCTGTTATTGGTAGAGATGTGGCAATACAAAGAGTCGCACAGATTTTAGCGAGAAAGAAAAAAAATAACCCTGTTTTGATTGGTGATCCTGGCGTAGGTAAAACTACAATCATTGAAGGGCTGGCATTAAAAATTGCACAGGGTGATGCCCCAAGAACTTTATTAGATAAAAGAGTGGTATCGTTAGATTTAACATCTTTAGTCGCTGGTACAAAATATAGAGGACAATTTGAGGAAAGAATTAAAGGTGTAGTTGATGAATTAATGGAGGTTGATAATGTTATTTTATTTATAGATGAGTTACATACTATGGTTGGTGCGGGAAACGCATCTGGTTCTATGGATGCAGCTAACGTATTAAAACCTGCATTGGCTAGAGGTGATATACAATTGATAGGTGCAACCACATTAGATGAATATAGAGAACACATAGAAAAAGATGGTGCATTGGCTAGAAGATTCCAACAAGTATTAATTGATCCACCTACGATAGAGGAAACAATTCAAATATTGGATAAAATTAAGTCTTCATACGAAACTTACCATAAAGTGACTTACCCATTAGAGACTATTGTTCATTGTGTTAAAATGGCAGATAGGTACATTACTGATAGAGAGTTTCCTGATAAGGCAATTGATATTATGGATGAAATAGGATCTAAAAGTCAACTGTCTATCAAACCACCTGTATCTATAAATAAGTTAGAGGAACAAATAGGTGAGATAAAAAACAGAAAAAGTGAAGTTGTGAAAAAACAAAAGTACGAAGAGGCTGCCAGATTAAGAGATGAGGAAAGAGAAGTAAATGAAAAACTTGTGTTTGAAAAAGAAAAATGGATTACTAACTTAAATAATGAAAGAACTGTAGTAACTATTGATGATGTTAATGAAGTAGTTTCATCTATGACTGGTATCCCATTAAAAAGAATTGGTGGTGATCAGGGTAAAAGAATGATGGAGATTGAAGAGGAATTAAAAAAGTCTATTATTGGTCAAGAGATTGCGTTGGAAAAAATTGCCAAATCTATTAGAAGAAATAGAGTAGGTATTCGTAACCCAAAAAAACCAATAGGTACCTTTATGTTTTTAGGACCAACTGGAGTGGGTAAAACACATATAGCCAAAAGATTGGCGGAATATCTTTTTGGTGATGAAGATTCATTAATTAGATTAGATATGTCGGAATTTCAAGAAAAACATTCAATATCTAGACTTATTGGTTCTCCTCCGGGATATGTAGGACATAAAGATGGTGGACAATTAACTGAGAAAGTAAGAAGGAGACCATACTCAATAGTACTATTTGATGAGATAGAGAAGGCACATAAAGAAATTTATAATACATTGTTACAGTTATTAGATGATGGACAACTTACAGATAGTTCAGGTAGAAAAGTAAACTTTAAAAATTGTATGGTAATTATGACATCTAATGTGGGTGTAAAAAAATTACAAGATTTTGGGACAGGTGTAGGTTTTGGAACTAAATCTAAAATTGATAGGGAAGATTCCATCAAAGAAAGTCTTTTAACTGATGAGTTGAAGAAACAATTTCCACCAGAATTTCTTAACAGATTAGATGATGTGATTATATTTAAAACACTTACCAAAGAAGAAATTGGTAAAGTTGTAGATTTAGAATTAATAAAACTAAAGAAGAGAGTGAGTGAGATTGGATATAACTTAATCATCAATAAAACTGTTAGAGATTACTTAATTGAAGATGGTTATAGTGAAGATTATGGTGCCAGACCTTTGAATAGATCGATACAAAAACACGTAGAAGATCCGATATCTGAAGAAATTTTAAGAGGTAAAATTAAAGAAAACGGTACCATCAAAATAAGTTATTCCAAACCAAAAGATGAAATTATTATAAAAAGTGAATAAAAAATTTGGCAGATTAAATATTTCTTTTTATATTTGTATTATAAAACTATAACGATATGAAAAATTTAGTGATTTTATTTAGTCTTCTTTTGAGTGTAAAGGGTTACTCTCAAAATGATATGGTTTCTTATTCCATTGAAAATAATAAGAAAGTAGTTTCTCAAATGGATATCGATTCTTTGGAGAATGTGTTGATTGGTATGATAAACTCTTTTAGAGTGAGTAAAGGTTTAATTGTTCTTACTAAGGATGAATCTTTATCTATCTACGCAGATAAATGGTCATCAAATATGTTGGATAAAAATAAAATCTACCACTCAGACATCCAAAGTAATAGTATTGTTGCGGAAAACGTATATTTTAGTAAATCATTTGGTGTTTTCCCGATGACTAAAGAATATGTATCTGAAGTAACTAATAGAATTTACAATAGTTGGTTGACTTCTGAAAAACATAAGAAAAATATGTTGACAGAAGGTATTAATAAAATCGGAGTGTCTATTTTACTATTACCTAACGGTATGGTAGATGAGTCTTCAACAATGGTGGTTAATTAACCACCATTGTTTATTAGAACTGTGTATTGTAAAGACATTTATTAATCTGTACTAAATCTGCAATTTCTGTTGTGAAGTCATGTTTAGTTACCCACGAATCGATTGATTCATCATTTGGTGGTGTAAAGTCACTTTTAATGTGAATCTTTCTTTTTTTAACGTCACCAGATTTAATATCCTCAATAACACCGTTTATGTGAGATCTACAAAATTCAACAGTTTTTTCTACTGCCTTTTCTCTTAAAGTAAAGTCAGTTATTTTTGATAGGATACCAGTGCTAATTTCATCGTTTTTCAACCCTTCACAATTAGTGACTGAAAATGTAACACCTGTTTTTATTTTTTTCCACAAAGTATTATCACTAGATGCTTTAGTTCCCGCAATCCCCGCTTCCGTACTGTCGGATCTTAACCATTCAGGATATGTCTTAAAACAAAACTTAAATGATATTTTTTCTTCTTTTAAAAGATATTTTTTAATTGACGTTATATCACTTTCTGTAAGTGTAACTATAACATTATTTTTTTTAATTTTCATAATATATATTTATTAATCCCATTTAGGGCATCCATGTTTGTCTGTAGTTATAGGAATTTTATTATAATTTCTACGTGGTGGGTTAAATTTAAATTTTTTCTTTATTTTCTTTTTTAATTTTTTTACACCTCTTTTAAAATTATCCCAAGTATCCTTAAAACTAAATTCTTCATTTGCCGCAAATTCTAATCCCATTCCTGGTACCGCAATAACTAAGTAATCCTCACCAACTTCTTCTTTAGTAACTATAGTTGGTTTTCTTAAGGTAACACTAATTCCCGCCAAATTCATTCTAAATAATCCATAAATATCGTTATATTCTTGTGATAATTCTTGTTGTGGTATTTCCCTACCTAATATTTTTGACGCTTTCTTCGCCCAATCATTACCTCTATTACCGTAAAATAATTGAGGGGTTAATTTATTATTTTTTTTATATGCTTCTTGAAACATCGTACCATATGCAGTTATAGGTACGTCTAAACCGTCAGCATATTTACCATCTAATTTTGTCCAACCCGGTCCAGTATTCGGTTTTTCAATTCTAGAGGCTAAGATTATATTATATTCATCTAAGCCAAACTGTTTTAAAATATTTCTAACTGTGTTTTCTATCGCACTACTTCTATCTTCTGCTAATTTTATGTTATTACCTTCACTAAAACTTTTATCTTTACTTTTATAAGTTGTTCTTACTTTACTAGTTGAGGAATATACGAATATTCCAATTGCAGATACTTCTAATTTAAATTCTTCATCTAAACCATTTTCTGTTCTTTGTGCCTCAACCTCTGAATCTTGATCATCTATAAACTTTTTTAGTAATCTCACTTGTTCTCTTATCCCTGCGATTGCGTTCTCACCCATAGATGTACCATCATCGGGGAAGAAGTTATTACCTAAATTATTTCTTTCCCCTTCAGGAGTATTTACTGGTGGGTATTGGAACATTTCTGAATCCCCTTCTGTCATAATAGGAATACCTTTTTGTCCACCCTCAACTTTAAACTGTGAAAGTTCATTAGGTTCATCAGTAATTTTTATATTAATAATTCTTTTAAGTAATTTACTATAAGTATCCTCACCGACAGTCTTTATTTCGGCAGATAATTTTTTCATTAGACTATTTTTAATCCCAATCCTTTTGTCGGCATCGACATCTATTTTAACATCGTCGTCAGATATATCTAAACCAATTTCTTCCTTATCCTCTAAATCAAAATATAATAAATCATCTACAACATCCGTAATAGCATCTATGTCATCATCCGTAGGGTTAGTATTTTTAGCGTATGTTATTAAAACATTAAGGTTAGTTTTTAATGGGTCCAATATATCTTTTTTAAGGAAAACATTACCTTTATTTAATGATATTAATTCTTTATTTAATTTTTCTAATGTTCTAGACGATATTAAAGTTTCTATATCGTTAGTTAATGTTTTATCAACCGTACCTTCTGAATCTGTTATATTAAGTTTATTTAAATCAATTTTAGACGCGGTATCTAAAATAGTTGCCAATTCGACTTGTAGGTTCTTATCAAACTCATCAGGTGTAACTGCATTTTTCTTAGTTTGTTTAACATCTTCGGATTTTTTAATGCCATAATAAATGTCACCAAACATCCATTCTTTTAATGAATTTCTCACATTTAGACTATCATTTTCCTCAAACCAATCCATCATTGTAGTGTATGATGGATTATTTAAATAAGTACCACCAAAATACTTATCAACTTCACTAATATATTCTATTATATTTTTTAACTTTGCATTTTCCCAGTTAACTTTACCACCATTGGACCAATCAGAAAATTTTGGATCTTCACCATCCTCTTCTTTAAGAAGATATTTTTTTATCATTTTTTCTTCTAAAAGTTTATCAAACGAAGTGACATTTTCTCTATATTCATTTGAGTCGTGTCCCATCAATTTTCTCATTCTATATATTTCTTCTGTTAACGTATTTTTTCCCATAATAAATTATTTTTTATATAAATATAAAAAAAACAGTAAAAAAGTTTGTGTATTAAAAAAAATGTCGTATATTTGTTAATATAAACGTAATAACTATGAAAAACTTAATTTTAATTTTGATGATCACAACTTCATTAAACTTAATGTCTCAAATTAATTGTGATTCAATATCTAAATATATGTTTGAATTACATAACGTAGAAAGAACTAAACTTAATTCCAATAAAAGGTATCTTTCACTAAATTGTAAAAAAGCGGCAGAACTACATGCAACATATCTTGAAAAATATACTTTAGTGACACACACTCAGAATACCATAACCTGTGGGGATAAAGTATTAGAAAGACCTTTAGAAAGATATAATTTTTTTAATAAAGAGTATTATTTGTATTATCCAGATCCAAAAGACACTTATCACGAAAAAACGTTTGTTTGGTGTTATGATGGTGAAATAATCACTTATGTTAAAATGACTTTTGATAAAAATAAAATTATGTCAAACAAAGAGATATCAAAAATGCTTATAAATAACTTTGTAGAATCTAAAGGTCATTATGTAATAATGGCTTGGTCATCTGGAGATCAAAAAGATAGTCTTGGTAATAAAACCTCAATCAAAAAAGGATATTTTTCTGTAAAGTATAATGCGACTGAAAACTATAACGGAACAGTTACCTACCAAATATATGCGGTTGGTGTATTTGAAACTAGTTTTGGAATGTATTATTTAAAAAGTAAAAAACTTGATGTCCAATATAAAGAGGATTACAATAAAATGTTTTAAAACATTGATTCTAAATTCGGGGGAATGTTTTTATAACTATTCATATTCCTAAAATCAGTTCGTGGTGGCTTCTTTGGTTTACCGTAAATGTCTGATCCCACACATTCAATTCCACTATATGCGAACCAAGAATTTACAACTTTAAAAAACCATTCACCTTTATATTGTTTCTCATCGTCAGATTTGTAAGTCGTAAAAGGGATGCCAGTAAACGCTGACCCTTCTGCTTCAGAAAAAGAGGAATCCTGCCCACACTCTACAGAACTAAACCATGGTTTTATTTCAGCTTTTCCTTGTTCCAGATTCCAATAAATTTCATTGTGTTTCACTCCCATTGGTTTTTTACTCATTTTAAATGTTTGTTTATTTCCATTTTCATCATTAAACGATATTGATCCTCCGGGTGTATAAGTAACTCCATCAATAACACTGTCAGGGGTTTCTGGAATCTTAAATTGTTCAATAAAACGTTTACTAAGATAAAACCCGTTTTTAGTTTTGATAGCATTAACTGATCCATCTGTATTATTTCCTACGGTAACGCTCTTACCATCTATTGTAATAGTAATAGATATTGGCTCAGAGCCAATAGTATCAGTATATACCGTTTTTATTTTTTCTTTATCTGAAATTTCAATTTCAGAACCATCAATTGGAGTGGTATCATGAATCTCAATTGTTGGTGCATTAGGGGTTAAAATTACTGATCGATATTGTTTACCTACCTTGTTTGGTTGACTCAAATAACTAATAGGTGGTAATTGTTTTATTGTTATCGTTTCGCCACATAATTCTTTAATCTTAGCAATTAATAGGTTTGAATAATTTAATGCTCTATATTCTGCTAAATATAAATTCATTTTTTCGAGAACATCAGGTTTTGGATATTTTTGATATTTAATATCACCATAATCGTGATCAATAGGTTCCGCATCAGGTCCCGACCAACTTGGGGGACTTGCGTCAGCACTACCTTGCATTGTTACGTTTGTTAATTTTTCTAACCCACCAGCTTTAATATAATTAGAAAATTGTTCTGCAAGTAAATTAAAATCAGTTAAGTTTTTTCCAACTAAATTTGGTTTTACCATATTATTAAGGTAAGTTTTCCCAATATTATTAACATTAAAATCTTCAACAGTAATTTTAGTACCAGGTTTAGGATCATCCTTTGGTGGTGTATCATCATCATCATTTACTGGGGAAAAATTAAACTTTTCATTTTTCCCATACCATAAGTATCCACCATATAAGTATCCTTCAGGACCCTCATGTTCCCCAACATTTTTAGCACTAGGGTACATTACGTGATTAATAAGTAAAGTACCACTATACCCTTTTTTCCAATCTGCGGCATCAATTGACTTATCCATTTTATTATCAAAGTCTTTTTTAGCAATTCTTATTTGTTTATTAGTAAAAGTTTTAACAATATTTTTGTTATCTATATCCTCTTTGTTATCTATATCCTCTTTTACTGATATTAACCCCTTATCAAATAACACATCAATTTGTTCTATAGTTTTTGGGTAAGATCTTGTATCAAATATAAAATTACCATCTTTATTTAATGTTAAAACATCGTTAGATATAGTACCGATAATGTTATTTGCAAATCCTGAATTATCGTTATTCTTTCTTTGTAAGTCATTTCCTTTACCTTTAGATTCCAACCAAATAATTACCCAATTACCTTCGTAAGATTGTTCATTGATAAGGTAAGTCCCTTCAGTACTCTTTTTAAAATTTTCTTCAGATAGTGAATCATGAGAATTTTCATTAATGTTAAATGACATTAATTTTCTCATTTTTTGTATTTCTTCGTTAAGGGTTTGAATTTTTTTCATATAATAAATTACCTTCTTCTATTTCTATTTTCTGACAATCTTTTAGATTCTCTTTGTCTTAAAGATTCAGTAACTTGCGCTCTTTTTTCTCTTTTTACTTCATTAACAATTCTTTCTACTAAGTTAATCATTTCTGATTCAGTCAATCTAATCACTTTTTTTTCTCTTCTCATTTTTTTAAGTTTTTATATTATTTTTATTCTTATTATAAATATATCAAATTTTGAAAAAATTTTTATCTAAATGTAATTGTCCCACCTACTTCATCCACTAAACTTTGGAATTCTTTTGCGTTATCAGGTGATAAGTTATTTACCACATCAGTGTTCACACCAAAACGAATAAATGTTTCATCCTCTATCATTTTTGTCAATACAGGTACATTAATTTCTTTTATAGGATTGTTTAATAGTGTAATCATAAAACATTCTTTTAATGTTTCATAACCATCTAAAGGTGCCTTAGTAATTTGGTTGTCATTAAAACTAAGTACGTTTATCATTCTACCACCATCAGGTAACATATCCACAGATGGTAAAACATTTAAATTACAATTATTTGCGGTTATTCTATCCACCTTATGGAATTTAGACATATTAGGTAATTTACCTAAAGTCATATTAGAAAAGTCTAAAGATTCTGTAACATCAGGATCCAAATAATCTAATATTTCCACATTCTCAGTATTCTCCATCAACCACTTTAAGTATTTGTTTTGTTGTAAAGGAACTTTTTGTTGTGATGCCAATTTTTTAATGTTATCAACACCCTTCTGATATACTTCACCAGAAATAACTTCTTCTGCCTTACCACCGAACATATTTAAATATTTAATGTAAGAACTATCCATAAGTCCAGTACCTTTAACCACATCCATCTCAACTAATTTACCCAACTCCTTTTTAAAGAATTCTTTCATCCCTGAGAATCTACTAAGTACCTCACTAAGTTTAGAACTTCTCTCAATAGAGGTGTTATTTTTATCGTGTAATTGATTAGACTCAAAGTGGAATTGTAAAGGGTATGTGTCACCTTCATCGTCACCATTAAATAGATTTTTAGGCATAATCACATAGTAGTCTGAATTAGTACCATCGGGTTTAGGATTATTTTTTCTATAAGAATCGAAATATGTATTACCTTCTCTTCTAGTACACCAAGATGCTAAAGAACCTAAAGGATCACAACTAGACTCTATCGTTAAAGGGGAGTATATCAATACATCACCATCTCTATACACTAATTTAGCCTCACCTAAATCAATATACTTTTTTAATTTTTTCCATAACGGACTTTCACCATCTTCACTTTCTTCATCAGAGGCACCAATAAATGGACTAACCACAGAATAAAGTTGTGCCAATGAAGTGTATTGATTAATGTCTGTTACATTCTGAGGTGCATTTGGTCTATTGGGTGCACTTCTCTTAAATACTTTTTTATTCTTAACATCATCGAAAATTGTTAAGAACTCATTTGCTTCTGGTAAATCTTCTGTTAAAAATCTAATCGCTTGTTCAATATCACCATCACTAATATGTCTTAGGAAAACTTGAATCATCCATTGTACATATTGTTTATTTCTAGATGGATCCGCCTCAACAATGTCATTAAATATTTCATCTGTTAATTTTATAGATTGTTTACCTTTATTGTTTGTTACAATGTATGCGATATCAATACCTTCATGATTTTCTATGGGCTCTACTTTAATTTTGTTAGGTTCCATACCACCATCTGGTCTCTTACTTTTTTTCTCTAAATTACCTTTAGTTAAACCATCCAATAATTTAGGATCAATAACATTTTGAGTCTTTAAAAAAGCAACTCTATCTTCCTTTAATAAAATTCTATATTGATTTTCTGTTATAATGTACTTCATTTTATTTTTTTATAATAAATATTAGTTTCTTTTTAAAAATTTATTTAATTGCGTCTGATCTTACCCAACCAGTTGTAAATCCGTCTACTTTTTTATCTAAAGTAACTTGATACCACTCATTTCCATCACCGTCAATTTTTACTTTAGTTATTTTACCTATTTTATTTGGTGACATTACTTTAGCAATTCTATCACTATCTCTATTCGCGTCTTTTCTTACATTTGCATACCCCTCAGACTCTTTAGGGTAAACTGTACTACCTACAGAGTGTGAACCACTATCTTCTTTTTTAGTAGTTACTGTTGGTGTTGTTTTATTACCACTTTTTTTGTATGTACCATTAATATAATCATGAATTCTTTTTGCAGATTCTTTTCTTATATCTATCGTACCGTTACAATCTCCACATCTTTCTACTAATTTTGCGAATTTTTGTGCTTTTTGTGGTATAGTATCCGCTTCCATTGCACTATTAAATTGATTTACTTCATATTGATTAGATGATTTAATGTCTGCCGGTAAATTAGGTACTTCTTTACCGTTAGTCATTTTATAACCATCCAATAATTCTATCTTAGTATAATCTAATTGTATTTTTTCACTAGACCATTCAGATTCTTTATGTTTAGCAAAAGACAACAACCCCTTTTTTCTATCTCCTAACCACTGTAAAAGTCCAAGTGCCCCATTGGGGCTCTCACTTGATGCGTCAAATTGTGATTCTGCCCAAATATTACCTGCCATTGCACAAGCAGCATCAATAGTGAACCCTCTAGTTTGTAATTTTGATACGGTACTTTTCGCTTTATCTAAGTATTCATCCGTTATGACTACTTGTTTAGTCTCATAAAGTAATACTCTTTTAAGTTGAGTTTCCGTTATAATTATGCGCATTTTATCTATTTATTATATAAATATACCAATATACTGTCTTTTATGAAAAATCCAACCAAATATAAGAAAAAAATTGTCAAAAAAACAGATTTAACTGATGAAATAAGGAAAAAAATTGGAAAAATATGTAAAAATCACCCTAAAATCAAACAAAAAATCAAAAACATCAAAGATTTAGACAAAAAACTGTATTATGCGATGGTTTGGGAGGTTACTGAGTCACAACCACTACATATTTTAGAGAATTTTGATAAAAGAGGGTGGAAAAACCATCATTTGGATCACATTTACCCCATTTCTATGGGGTTTAAAGAAAAAATCCCACCAAAAAAGGTGGGAAATATCAAAAATTTAAGGTTTATACCCTATACGGAGAACTTAGATAAGGGATTTAAGGTTACAACAGAGTCTATGAACGCCCTAAGACGTATAAAAAGGTTGAGAAAGTGATTAATAGAACAAATTTTTAGTAAAAACGTAGTAAAATTTATCATTTAAATAGATTTTATCCTTATTTTTAGTATAATAATTTGTAATTACCTTAAATAATCTATCTTCACCTATAACATCTTTGTAAAATTCACATAATTGATCGTTATCCCACCCTAAAGACTGTATTGGGTAGTGCCAATATGTCGTAAAGTAAGATTTTTCTCTTTCTAAACCATCAAAAGTGACACCATTTTCTTCTTGCCACTCTTCATCATTCATTTTTTCCTCTACTTCACTCTCAATTTCACCCCATAATTTATCTTTTAGGTTCTCATTCCACTGAGTACGTCCGTCACCTATTAATTTATCCCATACAAACTCAAAAAATTCATCATCACAAGTGAATATTTCTTTATCTATGAAACTATATACATCATTTTCTTCAACAATGTGTATTCTAAACCTTTTTTTTGGTTCATTATAGTTTAGAATGTAATTAATTACATTTTCTGCGACATCTTTAGAGGGTATACCCCCTATTAAAGGGTTATCTGCACTCAAAATACGATTTATTTCAATACCAAACGAGGAGTCTTGTTCACCAAATGAGTCTTTAAGGTGTTCAACATACCCCTCAAATGACTTCGGATACTCGTTATCTGCAGATTCTTTACCTTTACGTTCTAAATTATGGTGATAAATTTCTTTATACTTAAATTTGATCACGCCTTCAGCAAACCTATCCATTAAACCTTTGGTAGATTCTAGTAAAATTCTCCTTATTTTACTTTTTGCATTCATTATGAACCCATCAATGACAAGGCTTGGGTTACTAACACTTGTTTTTGAGATTCTAACAGTTTAAGTTGATTCTTTTGTTCTTCATTTAATTCTACACCTGCAGCCTCTGATTTAATGTCTGCGATTTGTCCATCAAGTTTATCGTGTCTCAATAAAAGTGTGTGGTACATTGTTGCTTTTTCTTCGTTATTCATAATTTTAATTTTTAAAACCTTATTTATTATTATTATTCAAATCCTAATTTAGATTTGTATCTTGAATGTACAACACCAAACATTGTTGACATTTCTTCTATACATTCTTCCATCATTATTATTTGTTCGTATATTCCATTGATAATTTCATCTTTAGTCATATCATATGACAATGTAGAACTATTTGGATATAGTAATTTTAAGTAGTTATTTAGTTTTTTTAAAGAGTATCTTGTGATTCAGTAATCTTAATTTTCATACCTTTTTATTATAAATATTAAAAAAAACATTAAAAAGTTTGGTGGATTAAATATTTATTCGTACATTTGTTACATAAAACAACCGTTATGAAAAATTTAATTTTGTTATTTGTATTAGTGATGTTATCTTTTAACTCACAATCTCAGTGTTCTATTGGAAAAAAAGATGGGTGGTATATAAGTGATGGTGTTAACATACTTAATAATGATGGGTTTGTCATTGTATCCCATTTTCCTGAAGTAGAGGAAGATAAGGGTAGAACTAGTTTTAGAAAAGTAGAGAAATTGTCAAAAGACACCATACACTCTGAAAGAAACAGTTCTTACTTTTATTATTTTGATTTTACCACTAAACAATTAGATATACATGATTGTAATGGATCTTTTAGAATTTATGATATAGATAAAATTAAAATAAAGGGTGATACATACTACATCACAATTAATGAGAAAGGGAAGAAGATTAAGTTTAAAATTATTTTTCACGATTATGTTAAATTTACTCATATAACTTATTATAAAAACAACAAAACTAGTGTGATTTTAGTTAATAAACATTCATCTTACCACAGTAAAAAATAAAACCGAAGATTATCCTTCGGTTTTTTGTACTTCCTCTATACCTAATTCCCTATCTTTTAGAGATTGCATCTTCTTAAGAAATTCTTCTTGAAACGCTTTCTGGTATTTATTTTGTTCACTTTTTATCCTTTGAGTTCGGATTTTAGATTTTTCTTTTTGATTTTTTCTGTGTTTACTTTTTGGCATAAATTTTTTTTTATAGTTTAATTATAGTGTTAATTTATTCAAATGTCAACTATTTATTATTATGAAATTATTAGATATTATATCGGAGGATACTCAAATACCATTTAAAACTAAATGTGAGATATTCATTACAAATAATAATGGTGAAAAAGTTAATATTGATTGTGAAATGCCTACTACGGAAGAAGAAAAAGTCACTGGTTTAATGTATAGAGATAATCTATGTCAAAACTGTGGTATGTATTACGATTACGTTGGTAGTGGTTTCTGGATGAAAAATGTTAATTTTCCTATCGATATGATATTTGTCAATAAAGATACTATTGTAGATATTATCACTGCGTATCCTAATGACGAAACAATAATTAAACCTTCAGAATTTTCTGACGGAAATATAGAAGTTAATGTAGGATTTTGTGAAGATAATGATATCTCTATAGGAAATACATTCTATAAGTCATAAATTTCAGGATTCTTATCCCCAAATCTTCTAACTAATCTACCTGCCCTCGAATTAGCCTCATCTTCCCAAGGAGAACCCTCCTCACCTTCGTCTCCTCTTCCTCTCAGATCGCCTCTAACATTTTGATTATGGTGTACCATTTCGTGTGCGATGGATCTAATTATATCTGGTATTGCCCTATTCTTTTTAACTACGGTAATCACTTTACCGTCAATATCATAATTACCTAATGTCTGAACACTATCAGTATTGTCTGTTAAATTTACTTTGAAATCGTCACCTAATGACAATTCACTTTTACCAAACTCAATAAAATCTTCGACAATACCTTCGTTTATATTATTTCTAACTTTACTAAATATTCTATCATTTTTAATGTAAAAATTAATACCCAGATTAGTTAATTTTTGTGGTAATAATTCTAAAAAAGTATCTATAACATATTCCATTTCAGATGTATCACTAATACTGTACACTTTATCTATATCAGTCATTATTTGAACTCTTAAACTTGTACTTGCAATATCAGGTATATAATAACTTTGTTTATTTATATCATAATATAATGGTATATTAAAAGATAAATTTGAATTTGATTTAATTATTAAATCCTTTGTTGGTACTACCCATTCACCGTGTTCACCAGAATCCTCATGATAAATTAATAACCCTTTGTCAGTTAAATCGTGTAACCAATCATATATAACCTCATAATAAAATTCATCATAGTCATAATCATAATCAGGTTTATTTGTCCTAAAAAAATACCCCATATCGTTAGGATCTTCTTCATCTACTAAAAAATCCCAACCCAATTTTCTAAATTCTAAAGGATTATTTACTAAATCATATATCTCATCTCCGAATAGATTCATATCCGTAAGTTCACCTGCACTACCAAATCTAGTTTCACCTGAATTTTCCTTTAGATAAACGTCTTTTAACAAAGAATTTACAATATAATCTAGATATTTCTTAACCTTATTGTCAACCTCTTCTTTTAATATATGTTTAATTAGTTTTTTCATTTTACACTATCTTTAATTCTTTCAAACTTATCCAAACCAACAATCAACTTTAAACTTCTCCCATTTTCCCAATTTACAGTTAAATAATCTTCATTAAACGCGGAATTGGAAGATACTTCTTTAACAACACCAACTGTACCTGGTTCAATAGGGTTTGGATCATCGGGCATATTTATTAGTCGTATAGTGTCCCCTGCTATCGCATATTTACCATCACCATAATTTTGTCTACACCAGTTTCTCACTATAAAAGTATATTCTGGACTATTTACATCGACACCATAATGATTAATTAAATCATTATAAATATCATTTCTAGCGATTAACATAATATCCCCAAAAGAATTGAAATTAAAATTACGACCTAATGTATTTTTATTATAATCCTTATTTAACAAATTTATTATTCTCTCCTGAAATTTTGTCATATTAAAAAGGATTATATTCACCCATTTTAAATGGTTCTAATAATGGGTTTATCGCGTGTAATGAATAACTACCATCTGGACGGTATTCTGCGTAAACAAATTCTGCCCCTAATACTTTATTTTCACCATCGGCAGTGTAGAAATAATCAGATAAAAATGGATTATATTTTATCTCTTCTGCCATATTTTTTAAGTTAATTGGATCATCTGGTAAATCTTGAACAACACCACCTACACCAACTACTTGTTCTCTTTTAGACATCTCTCCAGCGTCTTTTGTTGTTCTCATAATGTTATGGTACCCAAGACTTATATCAAAGTTTATATCACCACCTAATAGTATATCATTGGTATAACCGATAATCCCAGGTGTAGAATTTTTTCTACCCCTTTTAGTTCTCCCATAAACACCAAACGCACCGTTTTTATTGTGTTTAATATTGTGTCTATTTGTGTGAAACCAAACTTCTTTACCTATCAATTTTGGTGAGTCACCCTCTAAATATGCGTTTTGTGCCTTTGGTGCGGTAACTGGTTCATCCATATTAAGATGATACGGAGGGGTTTCGTTTAATAATCTATCTCTCATTTCCATAAGAAGATTAACTTTTCTAATATTACTTACCTTATCTTTTGTTCTCATATATTATAAATATAACTTTAACCTCAATAATTTAATCTATCCGTTAGTATTTCATTGAAATATCCCCAATCAATGTCACCTGCCCCACCATATCTAAAATGTTTATCCGTATTAATTTGTATTAAGTCGTCAGGAAAAAAGTAATTATATTGTCCACTCCAACCATCCTGTTCTTTTTCTTTTATACCTGCAAATATATCAATTAAATCTGGATAATAACTATATAGTGCATCTTCTACTACATCTTGAAACCATTCACTGTTTGTTAACTCACCTATCTCTAAACTACCTACAAACTTAATCTCCCCTTTATCGTCTCTAACTAATTTTCCATTAAGGTTGGATAGGTACTCCATTACCCCTTCTTCAAAATCTGAATGTAAGTATTCGATATCTGCACTGTATTGTGCCTCAGATGCGGAACAACCTATTTCTGAACCATACTCTGATATAATGTATTCTTGAAAATCTTCTTCACTCTCTTCTCCTTGTAAATCCTGTAAATATTTACTTTTTAGTGTTTCCATATTTTCTTGATTAATTTTATCAATCAACCAAGAATCTGTATCCACACAATCATAATCACTACCATAGTCATAGTCATTACCAAAATAATCACCTACCATTTTTTGTATATCATAATCTCTATCCTCTTTAAAAAATTCAGATAAAGTGTTTTTGTCGTATTCAAATGTTATGTAAAACGGTGTCCTATTTTCATATTCTGACAAATATTTGTAGGCAATATTATATTCTTTTTGAAATTGATCGTAATCACCGTCAAAGTTTCCGGCAAATTGTAAGTCCTCAATTGTTTTAAACATTCTTTCAGGGTTTTTATCTAAAAACTTAAAAACCCTCTCATAAAATTTTTCAGGAAAAATATTGTCCTTAGTATAATCTAAATCTTCATTATCTTCCGAATTCTCATTTAAGATATATTTAAATAATCTACTTGTAGGCATATTATAAATTTTGTTCTATTGTAGTCATTATATAATTATAGACACCTCTATAATCTTCTTCATCCATCATAGATAAATAATTTACTCTTTCATCATTGTACGGATCATGAAAACTGTGTGAGTGGTAATTTACAAATTTTTTAAAGGTTTCAAAATTCCTCATATTATATTTCTTACCATCATAACCTTCAACACGATAAGGATCCTCTTGATACTCAATATAATCTTCATAGAGAACTGGACCTAAATTATAAACATAATTTTCTTTTTTAAGGTATAAAGATATTTCACGCCATAATATCTCACACTCTTCCATATTAAGTCCATATTGATACGTTAAATAACTGATTAAATAATCGTTTACATATCCCCCATTTTTTAATAGTACATTTATTCCAGATCCTTTATGGATGGTTAATTCACCTTGTCTGTCATCGTAAATACTAAAAACTATTTTACCATCCTCAAACCTTATGTCTTTTTTTAAAATAATAAATATTTTATTCAACAATACTCTATTTACACTTTCACCATTCATAATCAGTTCATTTAAGATATTCATATATAAATATTGGTTTTTAAATTAAAAATTTGTATATTTGCCTTAATATGAGAAAAAAAGTAGATAGTAATTTACCAAAAGACTCTTCACCTAAAAAAAGAGAAGAGGTAAAAGAAACTAAGGGCCCTATTATTAAATCCTCTTCTGATACTAATTATAGATGGGATAAAGTTAAAGGTGTTAATGGTAAAATCGTTAGATTCAAAACAGACGATAAAGAAAGGAAGGAATTTCTTTCACAAAAAAAATACCGTCAACTCTATGTAGGGATTGACGGTAATGATTTATATTTTTATTATGAAATCTTAGATTAAGGGGTATTATTAAACTGTGAATTAGGGTTTTGTTGTGACCTACCTTGATTTCTATTATTAGAAACAGAATTTTCTAAATCCTGAATGATTATTTCGTTAGTACCAATAGTCATTCTGTAGGCATCTAATGCGTCAGTTATATGTGTAGTCAACCTATCAAAAGATATATTCGACATTTTAGATTGGTTGGATTTATCTAAAATTCTTTCAAGTTCAACGACTGCCTCCTCTAAATTCTCATTAAGTTCTTTAAGTTTTCCACTCATTTCGTATGCGTACTTAGTATAACTAAAACCAGTACCTTTTAACATACCACCCAGCCCTTTAAATGTTGAGATGATACCCTCCTCTACATTATTAGGGGATTTATCTATAATCTTTTTAAGTTCATTTTCAGTTAGTTCTATAACTTTTCCGTTTTTTCTAATTTTCATAACTATATTTTACATATAAATATGTAGACTATCATAAAAAATAGTTTAAAAATCAATAATTTTTAAAAAATTCTACACAAATGTAAAAACTTTTTTTTGTGGTTTGGAAAATTTTTCGTATCTTTGTATTATAAAACTTACAATTATGATTTTTAGACACACACAACCAAAGACAGAAAACGACATTAAAAGTAATGGGGATTGTATGGTTAGGGCGGTAACCATAATTACAAATTCCGAATACGGTAAAGTACATAAACTTATGTACGATAATGGGTGGAGGGCATCTAAAAGAACTGACAAAGATTGGGAGAGTCAAATAACAAATACTTTAGTTGACTTAGGTTTCAGTTATGAGAGAATTTCATTCCCTGGCGTAAAAGGAGAACGTAGGATGACTGCAAAAACATTATCTAAAATCGATCCTAAAGGTAAATATATTATAAGAGTATCTAAACACGTTTCAGTGTTAGATGGTGGTACACTTTTAGATACTTGGGATTGTTCAGATAAATGTGTTTACTTTGTATGGAAAATAAAATGAAGAAATCCTGTAAAGAGTGTCCACACTTTATCCGTAATCGACATAATGATATGATTGTGGAGTTCGGTGTTAGGACTGGTAAAAAACACAACTGTCATATGACAGAAGGAAAAAAAGATTTATGGAATGTGGTGAATAAGAAATTAGAGTGTTATGGTTCTAAAATAACAACTCAATTAATATCTACCACTGATGTAAACAAATAATACTTCAGGAATTCTTACACACTGTATAGTATTACCATTACTATCTGTACACCCAAGAACCTCTAATCCTCTTGCGATGTTTTTAATATTAAAAGGTGCAGTTCTGGTTATTTCCTCTATATACTGTTTACTATATAATTTTTGAGAATCATAATATGACTCTTCATAATAAGACTCTTCTATTATACCTATTAATTGTTTCTCAGTTATAATTACTTTTTTCATTACATTAATTGTTCAAAACCGTCACAGTGAGACAGACACCAATCACCTAATTCCGATTTTCGTAAAAATTCTAAATATGCGGGAGTATTTTTATAGTTTGGATCATTAATAATCTTAGGTTGTTTATCAATGTAACCCGATTTAAATGTATCTTTACACACCATACAAGACCAACTACTTTTTCCATTTACCTCTCCACCGATACATTTTTCAAAACCTAAATAATTTGGTCCTGGTATTAAGATATGATCTTTAACACATTTTTTTAATTTCTCACAATCAATAGAGTCAATTCCCTTAATTGGATCAAAAACATCTATATCTTTAAAATCGTCTTTAAAATCATCCTGAAAATCTTCACAAAAACATTCCACACAAAATTTATTTTTTGGTAATGATTTGGTAAACGTTAACTTACTACACATAGCCTTCCATGTTTCATAACCAACTACACCGTCAACGTTTATACGTACGAATCTTTGGAACTCCTCCACCGCAATTTTGGTTTGATCTTTAAATATGCCGTCACATTCTCTAAAATCACTGTAACAGTAATCACCTTTCATTCCACCACCTGAGTATTTTGTATTATATTTATTAGCATATAATAAGTGTTGTATCATTTGAACAACGTCTCCTCTGGATCCGTATTTGGCAACTTTTTCCTTACAAACAATTTCACATATTGTGTCTTGATAAGTTATTAAACCATACGATTCATTTAAAAATCTTTTACTTAAACGTTCTATTTGACTCTCAGTAAGTCTAAACACTCTTTTTTTCATATTAATTTTGTTTGTATTCTTCATAATTTTCACCCATATCGTCACTACGCAACCAATCGTTTAATAAAGTCGAATATTCCTCATCGGACATACTATCTTTTATTTCACCAATCCAATTCTCAAATTCCTCCACTCTATCGGTAGTTAAATCACCCCATCCGAATTTAAAATTCATTATATGGAGTACATTGTCAATATCAATTATTGATTCACCCAATAACTTTTTATTTGCCCCTTCAATGGATAATCTTTTTTGTATTGATAGTCTTCCCATAATATTTTAATTTATTAATAAATATCAGATAAAACAAAAAAATCCCACTCTTTTGGAATGGGAGGATTAATTAATACGTCAAGTTTACTTTATACCTTGATCGGCACAACTTTTTGACCATCCTTTATCACTGACTTTATCACTGAAGTAATATTTCCATATCGCGTATTGATTATAATAATCACCTAAAACCCATTTTGTAGTTCCTTTTTTTCTTGAATAAAATTTTGTACATTTACCATACTCGGCACCATACTCATTATTATCTCCACCTGCAATATCGGTTCCTTTACCCTTACGAATATCCTTAATATTTTGTTCATTTAACAATTGTTTAACAATACGAGTTAAATCTGATTCTGTTAATCTTATAACTTTTCTCATAATTTTATTTGTTTATTTCCTTAACTAACTTTTTTACTAAAAACATTATATGGGACTTTACATCATTGTCTATAACGCTTTCATCAACAAGTTCCTTTAAATAGGTTTGTAGTTTTTTTAAAGTATCAGTATCACCAACCTTTGGGGTTTGTTTATTATCTTCTCTAATAACTCTTCTAACGATACGATCCAAATCGTTTTCTCTTAATCTTTCTATTCTTCTCATAATTTTTTTTATTTAGATATTTTATTTAGTTATAAATACCATTAAAAAAGACAATCACATAATTTTTTAACATCGTTGGAAATATTGTTTTCTATTATGTTTCTTTCTGAGGCAATTACATAGATTATATATATTGCTGCAAGCGCCGCTACTTCTACCCCATCCAGGCCTGGAATTAAAAAACCCACTGCGATAAGTCCTAATATATAAGCCCCTCGAGCGGTTGTTAACCAGAACAAACTTTTCAACCTGTTTTTGGTAATACAGTTTTTAATTTTTTTCTCTAGACTAGGGTTTCTTTGTCCGTTGTCATACTTTTGTTTCGCAGTGTTAAACATTTGTGTTGTCATAGACCTATCTTCTTCTTCCCTAATAACTCTTCTAACGATACGATTCAAATCGTTTTCATTTAATCTTGTGATTCTTCTCATAGTATTTTTATGTTATATAAATATGTGTTTATTCTTAAAAAAGTAGTATATAAGTTCAATTATTATTTTTTAAATTAAAATAATCTTTACCCTGTTTATATATTTCTTCATGATTTAACAAAAGTGTAAGATTAATTAATTTTTCGTATTGATCCGTAGGTACCATCATTACTTTGGTTTCGTAACCTAATTTTTCTTTTATAATACCATCTTTATGGTTAATTTTTTCCCATATACCTAAATCACCTTCACTACTAACTATAACCCCTTTTGGGTGTGTGAACATTAGTACTGCCTCTAATATTGACGTATCGTAACCCTCTTCTGTGGTAATCATATTTAAAAAAAACGAATCTTCACCCTCAATCAATTCTACAAACGCCATAACCTCATCGGTGTTAATATCAATAATCGTTAACGAATTATTATAGTGAGATAACACCGTATTACGATTAGAGATATTAATCATTTTTTTTATTATTTACAAAAAGAACCTTGTATAGTTGCCCACCACGTATCAGATTCGTCAACCTCAGAGTCTCCAGACATACCGTCCCTATCAATCTCCTTTCGAATCTCAATAATCGACTCTTTCCACATTTTTAAAGGTTGTTTTATTTTACCCCAATCAACAGGATTTTCTTTTATAGTACCTAAGTATTTTTCTAAAAGTTTTATACCCTCCTCATAAGTGTCGACAGTCATCATGTTACAAATGTCATGTTCCTTTTTATTGTATTCCTCTTTTAAAATCCTCTTAATTAAGTTTTTCATATATTATAAATATTATTTTTTTTATAAAATTTGTGTATTCTAAATAATATTTATATATTTGTATAAAACAAAGAGATATGAAAACAATTGTTCTAAGAAATCTTAATGGTACCGACAGAATGGTTACTAAATTTTTACTAATCCCTACTAAAATTAGTGGTGGTTGGAAATGGTTACAAACTGTAACCTTTAGAGAAGATTTTGTTAATAATAAATGGATTAAAATTGGGTAATATGAAATTAAGTGATTTGTGTGAGATTAAAACTAATTTTCCTGAGGCGGATTTTTGGTTAGTTAGAAAGGGTAGTGAAGATACTGTAGGTTATCCTGTGAAAGATTATAGTTCAGAACATATTGGTATTAAGGTGACTGATACTGATGTACTTCTACCAGAATACCTCTACTATGTTATGTTAAACCTATTCAATCAAGGGGTATTTAAAAACAACAGTTACGGTTCTTTAAATTTAAAAAACATACGGGTTGAAGATGTTAGGGGAATTCGTCTAAGATAAAAAAACCCACTATGGCAGCGAACCTAGTGGGTTTAAAATTGTCCGTAGACAACAACGGTCCTAATCCGTTTATCTTAAATTTTTTTTAACAACCATCAAATTTTACTCTATTTTTAACCCTCAACTTTTGTTCTGGTTGTATTGAGTTGGCGTTTCTTAACCCATTAAGAGATTTAATATCATCCAAAGTAATACCAAATGCCTTTGCAATCGCCAATGCCTGATCACCAGAATTAACTGTATAACAACCAGTTAAATTCCCTTTTTTTATTTCTTTTGCGTTAGGGTGTTTTTCCCCAGATGTCTCTTCGACTTCTTCTTTTAATATTCTTCTGATTAAATTTTTCATACTATTAATCTCTATTAAATGGACGTTCACTATTATCTTTTTTTATTTGACGCATCAAATTGTCCATTTTTTCATTTCGATCATCAATTTGTTTTTTATCTCGATCATCCATATACTTTTTTAATTTTTCCCATTCAGGGAATCCCTCATCTTCATTTTCATCTTCATCATTATCTAATTCAGAAAAAGAATCATCTACTTCCTCATCATCAAATCGGTAATATTTATTAACTTTTTTTCTGTCATCAGATGATAAATCATTAAAGTTCAAATTACCAGAAAACGGGTGTCCGTCATCCATACCACCCAATTCACTTATCATACTTTCTCTAATTACTCTATTTACAATTCTTTGTAAATCTGATTCTGTTAATTTTATAATCTTTTTCATCTTAATTTTATTATTTTTTTACATTAATTTGTAATGTTAGAAGAAATTAATCATTACCGATAACTTCCAGGGTCAACTTCATCACAAAAAACCTGTATCACATTATTACGATTACTATTCTCAGTAAGTAATAAACTATTGTGTTTAACTTCATAATTACCTTTCGAACCATTAAATATTTCTCTAACATCCCCCAACGAATATCGTTCCTGATCTAATGTTTCATATAGTCTACGTTTATTTCTAATACGTCTAGACTCATCCACTCCCCTTCCATTTGGATATAATTCCTCAATATCGTCCGCCCACGATCTTGTTCTTTTGACATCTTCTGATGAACACAGGACTTCCCACATCATATCAGTATTACCATAGTTATTGTTTGTTATACTTGAGGCAGGGTTACCCATAGAATCAATACTTCTTTCGGCTTCATCAAAAGTTACATATAAAGTATTATCAGATACTTCCCATTTACCTCTCATCCCCTCATTGATAGTAATATAGTGAAGAGTCAGAGTCTCATCTCCCTCTAATCCTTCATATAATCTACGTCCTCTCTTAGTATTGGTAGTTTCTCTAACTACTCTATTTACAATTCTTCGTAAATCTGATTCATTTAGTCTAATTATTTTTTTCATTTTTTTTTTATTTTATTATTTTATTATTTTATTATTTTATTATTTTATTATTTTATATATAAATATATTCTTTCTTTAAAAAGTTTTATTTTTTTATTTTTACCCATACGCTAATTTCATTTCATCTAAAATAACATCCCTTAATTTCAATATATAGTTTTTAAACACAATTTGGGCTTCATCCCAATCTAAACCGTAAGTATCGTAAAAGTATTTAAACTCGTGTTCCCTAACTTCGGCAGAATCCCAACTTTCGACCTCATATTTTTCATACTTACCTTCCAAACCATTCGTTTGTGGAAATTCAATGAAAACGTTAATTTCTCTATGTGGTGTAAATCCGAATGTTCTCATTTCTAAACGAAACTCAGTGTCTTTCAATAAGAAATCTACAACCTTATCTAAATATACATCTATTTTTTTATCACTACTTTCAGTTATATCCGTTTTTTCTGTTGTATCTACAAAACCATTTGCGTCTTCGTACCCTATTTTATATCCCCTGTCATCAAGTATCATCTCAACCCAGTCTCCATCCCATGCTTCATAATATAACATTACACTTCCGACATTAGGGAAAATTTTTCTAATTGTAAAGAAATAGTATTCATCTGGTTTAACTACCCCATCTGCGTAGTCAGTCTCAATTTCTGTAGTAGTAACATCACCATATATTTTTTTAAATATTGTGTCCCAATATTCCTGAGGCACCGCCAAACTCAATAAATCAGAGACATACGGTTTTTTTATTACCTTAGATATTCTATCAATTAATGATTTGTCCACCTATCAAAATTATTAACATATTGGGACAACCTCTACCCCTAATTTTTGAAATATTTCTGATAGCAATGAGTTTATTTTACCTTGACCATATTCACCCCTCATTAATTCTTCAATAGAGTCAATAATTTCTTTAGAAACTTCCGCACCATCCATTTTTTTTACTATAGGTGATGCAATATTAATAATTGCCTTACCTAAACCTCCATCAAATTTTCCATATAAGTCTTCTAATACTGCGGCAGGTGTAGATTTCGAATCTGCAGCCAATCTTTCTAAAAAATCTTTAATTTTTTTAGACGCTTCTTCACCAGCCACCTTAGGATTTTTACAGAACTCTTCTACATTTTCTAAATTACTACTAAGTTGTTGTATTATACCTTCTAACCCAGCCCTATATTTTGTAAGTAATTTAATTATACCTATGTTAACATCTTTTTTCCATTCTTCTTCTTCTTCTGTTAAATAAAATTTAGGGATTTTAAAATCCTCTCTTTCACCCTCAACAATGAGAGATCTTTTTTTCATTAATTCATTTTTTTCGTTAATTCTTTTTTTCATTTTCTAGTAGATTGATTTTCTTATTATATTTTTGTAATCGTTTAATAAAGTTTCTAAATTATTTAAAACTCTATTTAAATTTGCGACACTATCTAAAACATCATTCGGTGTTCTTTGATTTGGATCAAAAATAGTGCCACCAGTATCTCTTCTAATATGTGTTTTAATTTTATCGTCTAACTCATTTTTTGCACCTCTAAACTTCGTTATAATTGAGTCTATCTCTTCCCCATTTCTTTGTATTCTTCTATATAGGTGGGCAGACTCATCATTATCCATACCTTCCTTCATTAAGTTTTCAACAATCCTTTTAATGTCTTTATTTGTCAATTTATCCATTGTGTTTTTTTATTAATTTTTTTAATTTTATTCGTAAAATGTTACAAAGTATTCTGTGATACCACCAGAAGAATGTTTTACTGGTCCCTCAAAACCACTTCTATCACCATAGACTCCCTTAACTGTTGATGGTCCAGGATCATGACCCATTCCCCCTCTTCTTTCCAACTTATAACTTTTTTCAGAAGATGTTAAAGGAACTCCAATGGTAAACTCACCACCCTCCCTTTCAAACTCAATATCTTTAATATTTGGTTTTAATTTTTTACCTTTAAGGTATTTGTTTATCTCATATGTTAAAACATTACATAACTGATGTAAAGAATCACCAGAACCACATTTAGCGTGTTTAATTAAGTAACCTGATTTTGGACCATCGTATGATATCGAAAAATAAGTTTTACTCTTAGATACAACAATTTTAGGTCTACCGTTGGTTCCGTTGAAATGTGATGATCCACCACAATCTTCCCAACAGTTACAACTTGTACAACATTCAGGTTTTGTGGATGTAGACTCTTCACTACCCTCATCTTCACCCTTATCTTCCTCAGAAGATTTTTCTTCCACAACTAAATTACCAAACATCCTCTCTTCCGTAAAAAGAGATTTCATCCTTTCAATAGTCTCATTAAAATTTTTATCATTTTTTCCCATTTTTAGTTTTTATATAAATATAATAGATTTAACAAAAATACCCCATCAAGAGGGGTTGGGGTGATGGAACAGTTCGGTCGTACAACAGATTATCTATACTCAGGATTACTGACACCATATTCGGATCTAAGAATACCATTCATCTCATTCAGATAATCTCCCCATAAGTATTCAGATTCCTTACGAGTTAAACCATAATTGTTCATACAATAGTCAATAAAAAATCCTACATTAAAATGTCGAATTCTACTAAACGATGAATCTGTAAATGGTACCATTAACATAACCTCACCATCCGACATTTCCTTAACAATGGTATCGTCCACCAAATACTTAAGAACCTTATCCATATAGTTAGAAACCTTCTCACCAAACATATCGTGATAGATATTCTCATTTATCGTATCACCATATAATTTATCTGAGATTATACTTTCATAAGAACTGTATATAAAATTAATTTCTTCGGTATCTTTTATACCATAGGTATATTCTATATAAGATTTAAAAGATGGCATCCTACTACCTACCGCATTATTACCAAACCAACTTTTTGTGAGATAACCAACCATAACACGAAAAGGTGTAATTACCACATTGTCCCCTTCATATTTATCATATGTAACGGTACTATCCATAACCAAACGATTAACGATTTTATTTAATAAGATATATCTACCTTCGTCCATATAGAATTACATCGACTGTGCCAACTTATTACTCACATCCAAAAAGAAATGTGTTAACTCATCTTCCAGATTCTCATTTAAATTAACGTAGTCATTACCATCGTGTATATCGAAATGCATAAAATTATAATCTGCGTCAGTATATATCTCAACGTAATAATCTATTTCGTCATCACCATTCATAAAATTAAAAGTACCTATGTGTTTATATTCTTTAGGATTGTCATCCCACTCCTCTGTGGACTCATAGGTGAACTTTACGGGTACTTCATCCACTTCACCATCAAACTCATAACCTGAGTCCATACTGAGTAAATTTTCGATATGTGGATCAACCTTATCTTTAGACATATCGTCTAAGAATTTTCTTTCGTTGTCCGTCAACGACTCCATACCGTATTCACCAATCTTATCGAGAATCTTATTTAGTAATTCCTCATTCTCATTAATGAATAAACGATTAACCTGATTTTCTGTTACAATTATTTTCATTAGTATAGGTTTCCTCCGATTTTATTAAAATCAGATCTCATTTTTTTGACTAATTCACGCCCTTTTTCTTTAAGGTATTCTAAATCCCCCTCATTACCACTACAATAATTTATCATAATAGTCCCATCACCATCAATGTCTACCGTACCAGATACAACCTTATCACCACAATCAAAAGGATTTATATCATAGTTAAAATCGTCATAATTACCCATTACTTCGTTTTCTTTAATCACACGTTTTACAATTCTTTGTAAATCTGATTCAGTTAATCTTACAATTTTTTTCATAATTATATTTTTATTTATAAATATTGCGAAAAATGAAAAAACCCCATCAAGAGGGGCTGGGGTGATGGGACAGTTCGGTCGTACAACCGATTAAAATCCCCAATCGTAAGACTCCTTTAATTTCTTCATATAGTCGTACCAAACAATTTTAGTCTCCTCACCTGTAAGTCCATAATTATTCTTACAGTAATCATTAAAATAAATTAACTGAGTATCCAACCCACTATGAGGAGGCCTGTAAGAAGTATTTTTTAATAAACCAAATGTGTGTTCATAAACCGACCTAAATCCAGTTCTACCTGCGGTACTACCAGGATAATAATAAGGTGGGTTAAACCAACTATTACCAACTTCGGTATCCTTAAACAACCAATCAACAACCCTGTCCAAATAAACCTGTTTCTTATCGTCAGATTCATTTATGGGTTTAAGATCATTTATCTCAGATTCTTTATTATATTTATCCCAAATTATATCTACATAAATTTTCCATACATAATCTATTTCATCTTTTGTGAGTCCGTAGGTATCACAATATTCAGTGAATGCATATATAGGGGTTTTACCAAAAAAAGTATTCTTGTGATTCAATAACTGAGATAATGTAAAATTAACGGGAAGGTAAGGAAATCTTACCGTTCCTCCCTCCCAGACAAAGTCAATTATAGTATCACCAACCAACCAATCAACAACCTTATCTAAATAAACTTGTTTCTTATCATCAGATTCATTTATGGGTTCACCTCGATGATACATCATCGATTCTTTATCGTATCTATCCCTAATAATTTTTTTATACTTATCCCAAATATATTTTGTTTCATCACGGGTTAACCCATAAGTATCCCTACAGTATATATGAATATCTGATGGGTAAGTCATCGAAAGTTTATTTTTTATATTATCAAAGAAACTAGGTAACCGATTACCCGTTGGTCCTATGGAAGAAAATGGATAATATATGATACCAGTTTTATAATTAATTATAGTATCATCAACAAACCACTTAAGAATCTTATCTAAATATTTTTGTTTCCTATCATCAGATTCATTAATACTATTTCTTTCATGTACCTTATCAGAAAACAGTTTCTTATATTTAGAATATAGGTATATCACCTCATCATCATTTAATCCATATGTATATTTACAATACTGAGAGAAACTTAAACTAGATGTACTATTAACATTAAAACAATGTTTAGGCATAGATGGTAGTACTTGTAGGAAAAAAGGAAATGTTACCTTACCCTTATCATGATCCACAATGGTATCATCAATAAGGTATTTCAAAATCCTATCCAACAATATTCTTTCTTTACCTTCTATGGATTCATATATGGGTTCATTGGTAGGATCATTACCAAATACGGTATATCTCATAACATCCTTATATTTCCCCCATACATATGAAACATCTTTTATATCAGTTATACCATACATCTCCTCAATGTATTCCATAAAACCACCTAAAGGAATAATACTATCCTTATCAAAAATAATTTTATGGAACGGTGTAGAATTATCAGTATTTCGTCTAGTCGACCTCTTTTGAGTAAAAGGAAAAAATAATTGTCTATCCTCATAATCTACTTTAGTATCCTTAACTAAAAAATCTACAACCTTATCTAAAAAGTTTTTTCTTCTATCATCAGACTCATTGAGTGATTCACCGTTGGTTTTAATCTTTTCCTTAATTATTTTAATATAAATACCCCAAACATAAAGTGACTCATGATGAGATAAACCATAGTTGTCTTTACAGTATTGAGTGTATCTACTCATATGGAAAAAATAATCTAAATTGGCGTCATTAATATATAATCCATATTCAGGAAAAAAAGGAAAATCTATATGGTTATCCCCATAGTCTATAATAGTGTCCTTAATAAGAAACTCTACAACCTTATCTAAAAATCTTTTTCTATTCTTCTCCATACTTTGATAATACTAAAGTTGCCATTTTTATTCCGTACATATCCATAACACTACTACACTCATCTTCTGTTAACCCATATTGATTCGTAAGGTATTTGATATCTTCAGTACCGACTAACCATCCATACTGTAACCACCCCTTTAGTTCATCTCCCGTATAATAATATTCTACCTCATCAACATACATTGGAAAAACCATACCTACACGTAACTGATTACTTGGATATCTTCTCCAGTGTTTGGTTCTCTTAATTAAATCTTCTACAACGTAGTTGAAATATCTGTCTAACTTATCCTCCGATTCGTTGAGAGGTTTCTCATTATCAAATTTATCTATAATAATAATCACATACTCATTCCATAAAGATTCTATTTCCTCTACACTTAAATCATATGTTATCCTACAATAATCGTAAAAACGAGTAATTGGAAAAAGGGATAGAAGACTAATATCTAAGGGACGTAGTGTGACAGAATAATTCTCCATTTCTTCTAAGAACTTTGGAAACCACGTTCTAACATACGGATGAACCTCAGTATCGTTAACAAACCACTTTAAAATCTTATCTAAAAATCTTTTCCTATTTTCTTCCATATACATATTATAAATATTGAAATATTTGGAAACGAAAAAATTCCTGGAAAATTTTGAAGGGTACCCTTATCTCACCAGAAAGGGGTGTTGTTTGTGGGGGATATAATTGTTTATTATAGACACTATAGATGAACCCAAAGTTCACTCATATAAATTAAAATAAACTGAACGGAAAAAGACTTTGTTTCTAAACCTTAAAATTTCCTGGAAAATTTGTGGACAACATCACCTACCCCCTTTGTGTCAAAACACCCCCAGAGGGAAGGGGGGTGATGTAGGGGTACCTGAGGGGGACTCCCCTCTAGGGGAGAGGTATTGTATATTAATGTACACAAAGTACCCCTCTCCCCCTACGGACTATATATATGGTTTAGATGTTTTTCATACTACAAATATAGTGATTATATATTACAATGTCAAATTTAATACAATAAAAAAAGGGATAATTTTTTACGAATCTTTTAACAGTATCCGATGATTAAATTATCCCTTTAATAGTGATGGGATTGTATTCATACCTTTGTACGATATGTTACTGATCCCATCGAGTCTACGTTGTTCAGTGATGACAAACTTTCGTTCATCCAGAATCACCTTTCCCTTCCATAGGGTGGGGAGGAAGGAACGAACCCCGTAGACTAATATATCAAACAACTATGATACAATATTAACTATAATAAATTAAAAAGTCAATACCTTAAATCAAATATAATACCTTTAGAGTTTGATTTATATACACAGTCTCCCTTATCATTAAATAATGATTTCTCCCAAAAATTATCCATACTTCTATATTGATATGTTTTATTATGGAACTTATCATATTCTCTTATTATATAATAACCATTTGAATCTTCATCATAAATGATTTGTGTAAATTTATCTATTACATACCCACTTTTAATTTCATCACCCATAGAGTGAACAGATATCGCCACAGGTTGTTTAAAAACAATAGATAATATAGGTTTCCATTCATCTGGTGGTACACCTAATGATATAAGATCCCTTAAATATGGTAGATGTATTACCTTAGATACTTTATCGTAATACCTTTGTTTATTATCATTCGATTCCTTAATGATTCCTTTAATGGTTACCTTCATTTCTTTAATAATATATTAATAAATATTTGGTAATGTCGAAAATTATTCGTACCTTTATATTGTCAGTGGTTAATAACCGAGACGGGTCAGAGAAACAGGTTCTTCTCTAAGAGGGTATACTCCGACCTGTCTTATATTTTTATATAAGGGAAACCTTAGACTAACCGACCTTTGATCCCTTCACACTATCTATTTCAGATGTACGCCTGTTTCGGTACTACCACCAACATACCAAAGGTAGTAATAATAAATGACATACACAAATAAATTAATATCTTTTTGTTAGACTAAGGAAGTTCTCCATTAGGAATACTCTATACTTATCCCATACTAAACTAATGGATTCTGAATCTAACCCATATGTATCTACACAGTAATTAGTAAATGATTTTGGTGGTTCTTGTATATATGTTATAACATCTAATATACTCCATTCAGTGTATGTATTTGTATAGTGAATAGACACTGTTTTATTAGTGAATGGAAGTTGTATTAAATTATCTTCTATATAGTATGTATCATCAATTAAGAACTGTAATATCTTTTCCATAAAACGATCCATTCTCACCTCTGATTCATTAATTCCATTTAATGAAATTCCCCTTTGAAGTATTTTATTTTGAAATACATTTTTATAGATGTATTCTAATATCATATCACTTAAAGTAATCGCCACATATTGTCCACCATCTGGTAACCCTTCTGTTAATATATCTATACAACATCTGAAGATATATTCTGTATAACTTAAAGAAAATGTTATAAAGTCTTTATCACATTTACCAATATCTGTTAATAAACGTAACCCGAATAAACCATCTCTAGTTCTACGGAATTCATTAATGAATAAAACATAATGATTATCATTCCCTAAATGTTTTATTTCTATCGAGTCAATGATTCTATTATATACTCTCATAAAGAACTTATAGTGTCCCTCACTATTGAAACCATATACCCTTAATGATTCTTTTACATCCCTCTCTTGTGGTTCTAAATTACCATATAAATATATTTCATCTAAAGGTGTGTAAATCATCCCATCTATATAATCCTCCTCAGGTGTTTCAGTATCTTCATCTTTTACAGTCCTACCCATAATAGTACTATAGTCATACCACATATACCTAGACTCTTCCTCAGACAATCCATACTGATCCTTACAGTATTTAATAAAATTATCATGTAACGGTGAATAAGATTGATTGTTCTGAAGTGAATACAAGGGTAAAGAGAAAGGATATATAATATTCTTTCCTTCTATCTGACTATCTCTGATAATCATATCTAATACTCTCACTAAATACGTTTCTCTATTCATTTATTATAAATATAGAGAACCATATTAAAATGTGATATTATCCCCGTGTTCCCACTCTTGTTCTTCGTCTCCCATACTATTAAATATATGGTTGTGGTAAAAAGTGGTAAAGTTCAGTTTTTGTTAATAACTTTTATTCTAAAAAGTTGATTTTTACAGTTTTTTTCAGTATATTTGTAATAAGTTCTTAAAATTTTCAGAAAAAAAATAGGGTAAATCTACGGTCAACGCAATGTTTTCTATACCTTTCTGATTAAACGTTAATAAAATTCCCACAATTTACCACCGTAAACATCGATTATTAAATTAGTGTTATTTTAATGAGGCAAATACATTTTATACTAAAGGTACAGTTTATAGATTTAATTGTGGTGGTTTCTGGTACACCACATTAAACGATCGTTTATTATATATCATAGTGTACCATAGTGATATGTTATAAAACAGTTTGTTCAATCAACTTCCCGCACAATGTACATCGAAATGGTTTATTTTTGCCTCTAATAAGTAAACAATCTTTAGGGTGTGAACAAACCGATTTTATAACACCAGATATATTCAATTGTTTTTCGTATTCTTGAACTATCCACTTTGCTTTTAAGTAATCTTCTTCTGTTATCATTTGTATTTTAATTTAAGTAAACAACTAAATATATCTGTAATCGATAGTGTCTAGACGGTCTTAAAATGATTATAAGATTATAGACTTATAATGTGTATTACGTTATTATATTTCATCTGATTCCAATTTTTTTAGTATATCAGGATTTTGTTTTAAAGTCTGTTTAGTAATAAGGTCTTTTAATTTAGTTGTTGACCAATTATGTGATCTTGTTGTGTATATTACATCAATAGGTAAGTGATCTCCAGTAAATCTTTTACCTATATAATCATCACCTAAAATTCTCACATCTGGTTTATAGAATTCAATTAACTTAATAAGATCTTCTTCTGTCTGATATGTTACTACTTCATCAACGTATTTAATAGACATTAAAATTTTATATCTTTCATACAAAGGTACGACTGGTTTATATTTAGTGAATCTTGTTTCAGATGGATCTCTTTGTAAGAATACTATAAAGTAATCACAGTTTTCTTTCGCAGTCTCAAATGTGTATATATAACCCGGATGTAACAAATCAAAGTTACCCGCAGTAAAACCTATTTTTCCTTTTTTATTATACATATTATTTTATTACTAATTTTCTTAGAATATATTTTAACAACTTATATCTTAATCTATATATCATTCTTATTTTATTTTATCTTATATACTATCACAATTATAATGACTTTATTCTACAATGTCAAATACGTTTGATATCCCTTTTTCTATTTTATCTTTCTTCACACATCTGTTTATATACGAACATAGTGGTTGTATATTACTATGGTGATTTAATCTAATGATATCTTCTTCACACTTACCAGATGATAACGGTATAATGTGATCCAAATCCCATCCATATCTTTCTTCTCCGTTATACTTACCATAGTTATCCCAATTCATCCATTCTTTAAATTGTGATTCTATATGTGTTTTAAATTCTTCGTATGTACAATCTAATATCTTATACGCATTAGATTTCTTTGTATACCCTTTTCTTTTTATTCCTCTACGAATTGTTTGTCTTACTATTTGTATAAACATAGTATAAGGGTCTTCATTCTCTTTTTTTCTTTTTCTGTATACATCATACTTTTTCCATCTATCGTTGTATTCAGAATCATTTAATCTACGTTCTTTATTACGTTGGTATCTTATTTTATTTTCACATTGTTTACACTGATTCCTATCCCTATATTCATTAATGGATTTATTTACATCACATGTATTACATACTTTCTTTTCCATTCCACAATTATAATAATTTCATACTACAATGTCAAAAACGAATGATACCCCTTTTGTCCGATCATCCCAACCCTTCTTGATGGATATTACTTTACATATTATAAGGATTTCATTTTACATATCATAAAAAAACCCCTATATCACTATAAAGGTTCAAATATTAGTTATTGTAGTTTGATTTTATTGCCGACTTTGAGAATCTTAACACAATCCGTTTACATATTCAATAAATTTATTGTCTAATGTATACCCACGCGGAGGTGTAATTGTGTTGTTTCCACACTCTTTAGTGATTACAATAGTTTCAGACGGTAATCCTTGTGGTGGATTTGTCCATTGCAATGTTATTTTTTTTGTAGGTATTGTTCTTGTATTATTTTTAGGGTCCGCAGGATCTCGTTGTTTTTTTGAAGAATCTTGTATGTCAGTAATTGTATATACGTGTGTTTCGGATTTCATTCCATCAGTATTAAAATTATATTCTGACCCAACCTGTTCGTTTAAGGATTTACTCAATGTGAATGTGCACGTTATATCCATACCGTTAACTGTACAAGTGACCGATGGTATTACTTTTTTGATTGTGTCTTCAACGTTTTTAGTATTTGTATAACCTTGCATTTCATAATCAGCATATGTTTTATCTTCGTTAGTTATTTGCGTTGCATCATTAAGTTTTTTTAACTCCGAATATATATGATATGATATTTGTTCTTCTTGACCATTATATGTATAATCTGTTTGTACAGGGCCTTCAAGTCTTAACGTGATTGAACCTTTTTGTTCATTCAATCCCATCATTTGTCTCATTCTTTTTATTTCTTCTTGTATGTTCATATATTATAAATATATGTTATAAACAAAAAACCCCCCACTCTTATTAGGAATGGGGTTTTTTATTCTATAAAGTATTTTTTTAAAATAGTAATGTGCCGACTTCTTGATTTTGAGCGTCTGTAATTGAGATTCCAGGTTTTTTCTGGTTAGGTCCCATTATCCCTGAATCTACAGTTTCACTATAAGTCCAATTGTAGTCCCCTCCACGGAAACCTCTACCCCCAATATTTCTAACGGTAAAATTATTTTTCCACTGAGTATCGTAATCAGTTATCTCAACACCATCAACAGTTGTGGGGAATCCAGAATTGTCAAAATTAACTTTACCTGTTTTTTTACCCATAAAATATTGTTTGTTAAAAACGGCAGACTCTGATTGTTCTCTTATAACTCGTCTAACCAATCTTGTTAAATCTCTTTCTGTTAATCTTATAATTCTTCCCATAATATTTTTTGTTTATTAATAAATACTTCGATATATAAAAAAAAACAAAAAACCCCCCAAATATTTTAATTTATTATAAATACTTCTATGTTCAAAAAAAAAACTGATTTAATTTGAAATACTGTTTTATTATTATTTTGGTATATCCCATTTATATTTTTTACAAGAGAAGGTTCCTGTCTTGTCTGAAAAACATGCAAACTTTATTGAACTATCGTCAGACGTAAAACCAATCCATTTATCTTTGTTATTAAGAACAACTTCAGAACCTGGAACACCATTAAAATATGCTATCAATTCTCTACCCGAAGAATCTTTACCCCCTTGAAATAAGTTACTATTATATTCCGCTTCGATAATCCCTTTTGTACTATGTGCTGCCAAGTTGAAATCAAAATTCCTTAATCGGTATGTTACACCATTTTCATCTGTAATATCAATATATTGGCCTTTCTCATCATGAGAACCCCTATTAGCATCATAATACCCAACGGGGGGAGCATTGTCAACCAAAGATTGTGGAACTTGAGATTGGTTGGTTATCTCAATAATTGTATTTTTTTTACCGTTACTTACGGGTTGGTTACCCTCACCCGTTAATTGTTCTCTTATAACTCGTCTAACCAATCTTGTTAAATCTCTTTCTGTTAATCTTATAATTCTTGCCATAATATTTTAATTTATTAATAAATATCGACAAAAACAAAAACCTCTTACTATAGAGGTTCAAATATTCTTCTTATATACTTACTTCGTTATCCCTATGTATATATCGTTCATTAAGAATCAATTTTCTTTGCCAAATATTTTGCCGCATCTTTTGTAACATTTTTTACAATGTCAGTGGGTTTCTTAAGTGGAACACCAATTTTTTCCGACATTTTATCGACTAAGTACCCCTCACCTTTTTTCTTTACAACTTGAACAATTTGTTGAACCGCAGGACTTGACACTTTACTGGCAACCCATTGTTTTACTAAAATATCAAATTCCTCTTTGGCTCCTGTAAGTTTCCCAAACGCAGAAATTTCCTCAGCATTTAATGGGACTTTAGTGGCTAATTTAGTAGCAGCACTTTTAAATACCTCTTGTCCAATACCTTTTAACGCAGGAATCTCACCAACAAAAGGTATTATACTTAGAGCAACAGTAAGTGCTGCCTCAGTTTTTTTACCTTCACTATAAAGTATTGCAGCATCAACCGTGCCCAATCCAGCGGCAATAAATGGTCCAACAACAGGAATAAATGTACTAATAAATGTTAGTGTAGAAAGTATTTTATGACCTTGTTCTGGAGTTAATCCTCCTCCTTGACATCCCGCATTTACTGATTCTATCGTCTTTTTTATTTTACTAACATTTGGTGTTCCATAATATGTTGACATAAAATTATAAACACCATCAGGGAAATAAACCGTAGCAGCGGAAGACTCACTATCATTAATATCATTAAGTAATTTACCCCATTGGAAATAAAAGTCAGATAGGAAGAAATTTGCGTAAGATGGAGATACAGTATTACTAAATTGAGTATATAGTGGTGATTTTCGGTTATCAATAAGAGTCCCCACCGATGAGTCATAAGTATTTAATAATTTTGACTTCATTTTAACATTACCTAAACTAGACAAACCAATTGACATACATTCTTTATTATTCCAACCGATCTTGTTGGCTTGAAAATTTGTAATATCTTTTATACTAAATAATGCACACAAGTTAAAATGATGGTTTGCACTTAGTGGACGCGGCATTGATGAACTCATAAGACCATCAACATTTAATCCTTGACTTTTTAAGAAATCGTAATTCTTTTTAAATTCAGTACTTTTATCGTACATAACTTTTTTACCAGTTGCGTCAACATACGGACTATTTTCAAGTGCCCAAGCATCTTCTTCTTTCTCTTGTTTTTGTTCACTCCATTTGACCATATTTTCCCAATAATATTGATCTCCGTATGATTTAGTACACAAATTTTTGGATAGATATCCTGAAAGTACTTTTGTTTTATCGTAGTACCAAGATTTTGACGCTACGTTCCAAAATTTACCAGCATTTGTTCCATTACAATAAAAAGTAGTAGAAGGTTTATTTTTACCATTTGTAATTCTATCTACAGATGCCGTAAAATCCGCACCACCAGTTTCTTTTCTATCACCACTTTGGTGTGCGGTAAATCTAGTACCCTTTGGTATTTTTAATTCCCCTCCCGTCAAAGTATTTTTTGTTAACAACCGATCTTGAACTGTAGTATAAGTTTGATTTTTAGGTTTTGGTTTAGTTTCCTCAAATAATATATTACCATAAACATTATTTATGATTTTTTTTATTTGTTCTTCTGTGACAATTATCTTCATACTATTAAATAAATATCGACAAAAACATAAAAACCCCTATATCAACATAGAGGTTCAAATATTCTTCTTATATACTTACTTCGTTATCCCTATGTATATATCGTTCAATCCCTATGTATATATCGTTCAATAACTTCTTATAGATTCTTGTAAAGTACTATCACCAATACTTTCACCTTTGTATTTTAAAGTTAAAGCATTTAAAGGTATGTCTTGAAATGTTACAATATGTTTTGATCTTGTATCATAATGTCTATCTTTATACCACATAACATCGGGAATCATTTCTGTATTTATTTCCCATATATCATCATCATAAGTTGAATCAAACCACGCTCTTTTATTTGTTGAGTTGGTAGCAAAGATTGCGGGTTTACACTTGATACCATAACCAACATATATTTTATAACATTCTCCTGATTTAACCCTTAACCCATCCATTAATATATTGTCCCTAAACATTGGATTAGATTTGTGTATAACAATTTTGTTTGGCGTTATTTCTTTACCTGCAGGAGTATATTCATCTTCCCTTAATATTCTTCTTATGGATTCTTGTAGGTTCATATATTAATTCTTATTGTCTTCGAAATTCTTTTCTTTTTCTAACGGTATTAAATATTTCGTATATAACACTGTCATCAAATTCCTTTGATTCATTTATATAATTGGCAACTTCTTCATTATAACCGTACCGCCCTCTCTCATATTCTGTTACCTCAATCTCTAGTAAATTACCATCACTGATTACTTTATCTATAACTTTTAAACCTGTCAAATATAAATCAATATCAACATAAAATCCCTCTCCATCACCAGGATAATCTATTGAACCTTCATCCATTATGAAATCTATAATGTATCGTTCTACTATATCTCTTGTCGGTTCACCTATTTTTAATATTATATCAGTAAATGGAATTTGTGTTGTTTCCATAAAATAATATAAACCAAACTTTTTAATGGCAGATAAGAATGATGGTTTTTCTTTATTATCTGATTCATTCATATTTTTATTCTTACCCAAATCTATAAACCATACATCCACTGGAACATTTAACTGTCTGGCAACTGTGGATCTCTTATTTCCACCTATTAATGTATACATATTACCTTCTCTTCCTCCACTCGGTAAAGTCATTACAAAAGGTGGTGGTAATTCTAAATTCCTATCGTTTCTAAAGTTCTTTATGTTTTTACTATACCCTTGTAAATTTACATCGTCACCCATTTGTTTTATTAAACCTGATGATGTGGTATCTTTAAACATATCTGGAAAGTTCTTACTAAAATTACCCATATAGTATGTGGTATTAATTTTCTCATCATCCCAATGTTCCATAGTTCCCATTCTAAATAAATTGAACGCCTCCATCTGTGATTCTTTATCACTCATTAATGTACTTCTAAATTCATTCCAATCATCCATTAATTCAGAAATCTCTTTACCCACTAATATTTCTTTTATTTCTTCTTCAGATTCTATGTTATCCCCTTTGGAATGTTCCGCGATCATTTTAAATGTGTGAGGAAATAATGAATATAACGTATCATAGTTTTGTGGGTGGAAGAATTCGTCTTTACTGAACCTCATCTCATTACCCAATAGTTCATCTAACTCTTGTGTGAAATATTCTTCTGTAGGAGTAATCCAATCAACACTATAGGGATTGGTTACTTCATTAATCCCCATCATTTCTCTAATCCTTTGTATGTTTTCTTGTAGGTTCATTTTGATTCATGTGATTAAATACTTTTTTTATATCTTTGGGCAAAGAGTTAATTGGTATTAACTTTGCTTTGATTGTTTTTAATTTGTGTTTTACGGCTTTTTGCCCTCTATGATGACCATCTATAATTGAAATGAATTTATTATTGTCATCAACAAATATTAATATCGGATATTTTAAGTTAGACTTTTCTATTTTGGCAATTTCTTTTTCATCATCACCCCACGTTAATAACTTGGACTTAATCTTGTTCACAGAAATTTTCTTAACGGGTATGTCTTTGGTTGCTTTTAGTAAGTCTATTAAAGTAACTTTATCGCCCTCATCATTTTCCCATGATGTGTCGTGTAATCCTTCATTAATAACCCCCATCATTTCTCTAATCCTTTGTATTTCCTCTTGTAGGTTCATGCCGTCTGTTGACTATTATTTATTTTATTTTGGGCGAATTTTTGTTGATAATTAAATAATTTATTTAAATCTATATCCCAACCAATTATTGTCTTTTTATCTTCCGAATTTTGTTTGTATATTGGTTCTGAAAACGTTCTAAATAAAACTGCAATGTCATAAAATTTACTATTATTTACTAAAAAACCAAAATAACCTAAATCATTAATTTTTTCAGACATATTTTCAGTTTTGTATATAACCATTTTATTATTTTCATAAATAATTTTACATAAATTACCTTCTTTGTCCATAAAATTTATATTCTTTTTAACTAATAAGTTTTTTAAATTATCTGTTGATTCAAAAAAATCTACACCTAATTCTCTTTTTAAATTTTTAATTCTAGCGGAGTTTTCAATTGAATCATTACCATAATTTGGTTTAAATATGTTTGGATAATCAGGTCCTTTTGCATCCTTAGGTATGAAATCTATTCCTTTACTTGTCTTAAAAAAAAAGGAAACACAATGATCAAATTCGTGAATTAAAATCATCTCAATTTCTTTTTTATTCTTTTCGTTTGGGTATGTACATTTAGTAAAAAAATAAATGGTGTCATACTTATCTGGATAAACTCTACCTAAAGTATTATTACATTGTTCTGAAATAAATGATAATTTAACGGAATTTATAAAATTTTTTAAGTCCGTTTTTTCGGTTTCACCCCAACTTTTAATAATCTTTTTATTATTATTAGGTGTATTATTTATTTTTTCTTCAACTTTTTTGTTAAACCAATCTTTTTGGATATAATCCAAATAATAATTTTTTGCAGTATTAAGTATTGGATTAACAAAAGATTCAACTTCTTTTAATTTTTCTTTTTCTAATTCATATAATTCAGGTCTATCGGTTTGTAAATTAACCCCGCTTAACTTTTTAAGTTCCCCCCAATATTCATCTAACTCATTTTGATTTACGTTTTTAACTTTACAACCTTCATCGCTTTCTTCAGTAAGAAGTCCCATCATTTCTCTTATTCTATTAACTTCTTCGTTTAAAGTTTTCATATGATATAAATATACCATATATAATAAAAATCCCCATTAATGAGGTAAGAATTTATCTTCTTCCGTAATATTCGAAATAGTCTTTTCTGTCTTTATGTACCGTTACTATCAGAAACGTTATACTCACTATAGTTAATATAATCATATGGTATATATACTAAGATAAACTATATTGTGTAACCTTTATATATTATGAAATTGTTATGATTTAATCATTTCTTTTAATTCCCATCTACCATCATCGTAGATAATATAACTATTGTTCTCAATCCAATCACCACAGTTTAGATAATGTATACCATCTACGAATTTATTTTCTGGTGTATGTATATGACCACAAATAACTCCCTTACAGTTTCTTTTCTTAGATTGGTACACCAATTGTTCTTCAAAGTTAGTTATGAACTTAACCGCATCCTTTACTTTCTTTTTTAAAAATTTACTTAATGATTTCTTATAACCAAACTTCTTCATTAACATATCTAAACTAATCGCCAGTTCATAACCAAATGATCCCAATTTACCCAACCATTTCATTTGTACTATGCCATCATATAAGTCTCCATGTGTTATAAAGTAATCTTCCCATACCATCTCATTTACCACATTTATATTATCACCAAAGTATATAGGGATGTAACTTCTTAAAAAATCGTCATGATTGCCAGTGATATAAGTTACCTTAGTTCCCTTCTTTGTATATGACAAAATCTTACGGATAACGTTGGAGAAGTCCTGTGTCCAATAATGTCTCTTCTTTAATAACCAACCATCAATGAAATCTCCCACTATAATCAATTCTTTAGGTTCATATTCTTTTAACATCTCCAATAGTAATTCGGCATTAGATCCCTTACTACCTAAATGTACATCCGATATAAATAATGCATCTACTTTCATTTAAAAATAATTTATTTCTTTTCTAAAATGATTTTCATCATTTCTTTTTTTATAATTCTTAATTAAAAATTTAACGTAGAACCAATATCCCATCTTTTTAAACCTTCTGTCATCTTGTGTGACATATCTGTTTATGATTTTAAATTTATCTATTGGGTATTTTTTACTTAAGATAAAATCTTCACTTTGTTTTATCGTCTCATCGAATCCACCATAACCATTAAATGATTCTATAGATGTCATAAAGTATGCACCCATAGAAAAAGAAGTTTTTAGTTTTGAATGTATTATGTTGAATAAATAAAATCCTAAGTTAAGTGGGAACCCCGATCTACTTTTTAACTTACACGTAATTAAATCGTATCCATTTTCTAATTCATTTAGGGTTGACAATATGGTATCATTATCAGTAAATGTTACATCAGCATCCAAAAATAATACATATTTTGTATTAACCATAGTTGCACCTTTATTACGTGCATACGAAACTTTACCACCTTTCTCAATAAGGATTTCATAATTAACTTTTTTTTTAATGTTATGTATTACATCAATGGTATTATCAGTGGAATCACCGTCTAATATAATAACTTTTGTACCCTCTATGTTTTTTTGATTGTTTAGTGATAATAGTGTATCACCTATATAATTCTCCTCATCCTTACAAGGTATTATTACTGTTATAAAACTTGATATCATATTAATAAATACATGTGTTTTTTAGTTGTTAGGTTTTTTAGGGATAGTATATACTAACTATTCACTAAAGCGTATCCCGTTTCGAATTCATCTTCCGTAACACCAGTTACTTTATTTTTTGATCCACCTATTGGTATTCCCGTTTCGAAGTTTATAATTGATCTGGATATTTTTTTACCGTATTTGTCCCACGATAATTTGTCTGTAACTTTTACACCAATCTTATTTGCAACAAAATCTGCATAATTTGATGGGTTGTTAGCCCCATGTCCACTTGGTGCGTATTTTTTGAATAAGTCAATTAAAGTTGTATCCCCTTTACCCTTTAAGAAATATGTATTTTTTAAATTTTTCACACCAGCCCTTACACCATATTTCATTTCTTTAAATTTAAGTCTTCCATTGTCATGACCATCTAATCCATCCCAATCATCAGGTGATTTTTGAATAAGTGCCATAGGATTTTTGTAAGGTAAGGCCCAGTCGCCTGTACCCATTTTTTCTCCTTTTTCTTTAGTTGGTGTGGTATCTAATTCCTCCCTTAATATTCTTCTTATTGATTCTTGTATATTCATATTATTTTGTTTTCTTTACACAGTTAGGGTATCTCTTTCCAAACATTGTTTTCATTCCTTTTTGGGTATATCCTCTCCAACACCTTTCAGTTAATTCAATTTTATTATGTTCTTCTTTGATGGGTTCTTCTATTTTGTTAATAGATTTTACAAGTTTACGACATTTTTCGGTAACACCACCCTTTTCATGATCAGTTATTGATATTTTAACCTTATCATATTTTATCGTGATGTCGGGATGATGGTTTTGTTGTTCTGCAATCTTAGCAACTTTATTAACAAAATCAATTGAGTCATTAAAATCTTCGAATTTGAAGGTTTTTTCCAATTTTTCTTTAGAGTCACCCCAATCCTTTGATTCACTAATAACCATTAATACTCGTCTTATATTTTCTCGTAAATTCATATTACCACTTATTTTCTTTAAGGTATTTTTTACCATATTTAACAACTTCTTCGTCTTTCAAAGTATTAATTGCTTCCGTATTGTTTTCATCAACAGATTCCTCAGAAGGTTTTTCCATTGCGTACCTCTGTATTTTACCTTTACTGTTAGTATCACTTTTCCTAGATTCAACAACAAAAACGGTTTCTTGTTCCGCCACTACTTTAATATCTATTTTTTTCATATTTTTTATGTTTACGTAACGTTATAACTATCAATCTGAGAAGTATTATTATAATCCTTATCCTCAGGTTTTATTTCTTTTTGTGCCAAATCATTAAGTTCATTTACAAACACACTTAACTTTGGTTTCATGCCTCCTAATACCCAACATGCTATCATACGTGTAAAATCGAGGGGTACTTTTTTTGTAGTAGTACTTATCATATCATTTATAGTTGCGGAGATGACTTGTAGTGGTATATCAGCACCAATTTTTATGGTACCTTTATCTGTTAAATAACTTCTATAACCAGCCAAATTTGATAACTTTTCATTCCAATCACAGTTATAACCATCAGTGTATTGAGGATGCCTAAAATATTCCTTTAATCTATCAGAGTCAATACCCTTACTCTTTAATTCTTTTTTTGTTTCTTCAGGAATTTTTTCACTTAAAGACAAATTTTTAATTTTTTGTCCTTCTCCTTCTGAACCGTAATAATCATATGATGAAGGAAATGCTTGTTCTATACTTATTGTTGAATTAAGTTTTTGAACTTGGTCCCACAATATATGTTGTATTTCATGTACAAATGTATCTTCAGATTTAGCCTCAACTTTTTTAATATTGTAATCTTTAAACACACTAAAATAATAGTTTATATTAACACATACAGTATATTTTGGACAATCTCCGTTAATATACATTGTAATCCCCTCAGAGTTTTTAACTACCCAACCCTTTTTCTCAATGTTATTTAATGCGTTAAAATATTTATCCATTAAATTACTTAGAGTAAAATTTGATAGAAAGTCAAAAAATGACATATTATCCCATATTTTTTGTTGAACTTTAGGGTTTTTTAGATATTTCCTCCAATAACTTATCGCATATTTAAAACTACCATTCAATGCATTAGGTATTAATACTTGTTTTACCCCCACATCTTCTTTGGGCGACGATTTATAATCCATATCAAAACGTGTCTGTGAATCAACTTTACATGTCTTAGATATTTCCTCACAAGTTTTTAAAATCATAGTGGCGACCGCTTCTTTCATTTTTGATCCATATCCAGTAGTTTCACCCACATTATAACCATCTTTTTTTAACTGTATCCATAACTTATTAACTGTATCTATACCAGAATTTTTACCATATTTCCAAAACGCCAACGCTTTTGCGGTTTCATTACCAAAATCCCAATCTTTAGTAATATCCCAACCTAATACAATTAAAAAGTCTTGTACTCCTCCCGCACCTTCAAACGGGTTAGGCACCCTTTTATCATTGTAATAGTTTTGGGCTGCGATTTGTTTATAATACCAACATCTGTTAGTCGTTGCACTAACCTCTTCAACAAGTAATTGACTTTCATTAATAACCCTCTTTACTATTCTAAGTAAATCAGATTCAGTTAATTTAATTATTTTTTTCCCATTCATAATCTTACATTACTTTAATCTATGTGGAATATTTGGTTGGTTTTAATTTTTGATCATAATAATCATCACCATCGAAACCGTATTTTCTAATTATCATACCTTGTTTGTTTCTTTCCACAATTTCCCAACCGCTACCATCAAACATTTCGTAATAAATCCATGGTCCACCGGGTTTGTTATGGTGAACAAACACATCGCCACCATTGTCAATTCCAAAGATTTTTAACTCCATACCAAATATAACTTCGAGTACTTTTTTAATCTCACTATTAGTTAAACCCATTTTATACATATCTGTGACGTATGGTGGTTTTACTATGGTAGCAATCTTTTTATAAAGATTATTCTCTACATCTTCTTTAAGTATTTTTTTAACTATATTTTTTATTAGTATTCTATTCATATTATTTACATTGTCCCTAAAATAAACTTCTAACTCCAACTCCCTTTGTTCTGGCGATGTTTATATTAAATGCACATAATAAATATTTAAGTAACCATATATCCAACTCACGAATGAGGTGGGGATTCATATATTAATTCCTCAATAATTATTATTTTCAATTACACGAAATTATCATTTTACCCCAACTCATTTTTCCACATGAGGCTCTACCGCGATATGGAAGAACTATATTAAATTTACAAAATATCATTTTAAGTAAGTATAAACCAATTAATGTTACTAAACCAATAGTAAATATTGATAATACCAATGCCGGCATAGCAAATCCTCCAAAAAGAGTGATAACTGTCATGCTAGTACCAAAAAATTCATTAATCATTCCTTCACTAACTACTTCAGATGAGGTACCATTTGACAACATTAGTTCATCTGCCTCAGATTTTTTAGATTTTATATTTTTAAATAATTGTTTTAGTTCCTCAATAGTTAATGTACTCAAAAACACCATAAATTTATCTATATACTCTTTAATTAAGTTAATAACCTCACCAACCTTTCCGGAAAATTTGTTTTTAATTGATGATCCAATTTTATTTTCAATATATCCATTAATATCACAAACTTCCAACATATTTTTACCAGATAATTCTTTTGTTAAATTCTCAGTACTACTCAAACTATCATTTGATATTCCAATTTCAGCCATAATATTATCACCACCATCAGATTTAAGTTCGTCAATCAATGTGTCAAATTTGTCATCGTAAATATCAAATTCTCTAAGTAATGTTTTCTGTTCACTTTTAGTTACACCCATTTCATATTCGAAAAGGTATTTAATTTTATCAATTTGTTGTTCTATATTACGTTTCATATTTATTTTATATATAAATATGCCATTAAACATAAAAATCCGTATGTTTCTCATACGGATTGTTTGTTTCAACATACTAATAAACTAATATTTCGAATTTACATAAGGATTAATAATAATATGTTTGTCCTTTACAACCAATTTAGGGTTGTCCCTTTTTTTTTCAATCAACTTTTTAGTATATTTTGTAATCTCATTCATAATGTGAGTTGTCACTTTCATTTCTTTATGTTTAACCATTTTTTTTTGTTTAAATAAATTTAATCTTCTTTCAAATAATCCGATAAGAGTAGAATGAGAAACCCAGGAATTGCTACAATTGCCGCAGGAATTAATAGTACAAATGATATTATATGTAAAACAGAGAATGAAGATTTCTCTTTGATAAAACCGTTTCGACTTATTGTCTTCATTGTTTCTACTAGTGTGGGTTCAGTAGAATCTACTAATGGTTCTATTATAGGTTTTTTTTTGATTTTAACTTTTGGTGTTTTTGTAGGTCTAAGAACATCTTTTTTATTTGGTAATGTTCCACTTAAGATTTCTTTCATTTTTTTAGTTTTTTGTTATTTTATTTATTATCTTCATTAAACACTAATAGATATATTATTTTATACCCCATATTAAGGACACACGCTAATCCAATCCCCATTATAAATGAATTCATGCTGGTAACTTCCTCTCTTAATCCATATCCCCAACCTAAAGCAATAATCAAATTACCAAATAACATAAAGAATAAAATTGCTTGACTTGCTAGTGGTGACATCTTTGGTACCATCTTTAATGCAAATCTATTAAAAGGGATTAATAGAATTAATAGGGCTAATCCGAGTAAAAAATTCATAATTTATTTAATTTGGTATATTTAAAACTTTTTATAATAAACTCTGATGAACCAAAATCACCCCACTTTATTGTATTTCTCATTTATATGGTTTTGAGGTATCCCAAGAATATGTGGTAACGTAATTGTTATTATTACCTGTACCAGTTTTTTTAGGGTCAGGAACCATTCTGTCATCCATAACACACCCACATATACCACTACCACCATTTAATGGGTTACACGAACAAATAGTCCCATATGACACTTCGTTAGGTAACATACTCAAATGATCCTCAATAGGTTTCGTACCACACGGTATTGATGATATATCACCAAAAGGATACTCTGGTGTTTCTGACTCAATTACCTTTTCATATGTTTGGATAAACACATCTTCTTTACAAGGGTAATACTCACCTTTCACACCTTTTATAATGTAATCCCCAATAGTGGCAACGTGTTCACCTTCCATTGTTTTAATGACTAACCCACCATTAACTCTACTATGATCAATATAAAAAGGTTTACCATCTAAAAATGACATAGTTTCATTAACAAACTTATCAGATGTTAGGAAATCAATCATTTCTTCAGGATTCTCACCAGTCCATTGGACTGCGTCAATTACTACAGGTTTTTTTTTATATTTCATTTATCTTATCATTTAATTCGTTTATTTTACCATCCACATAATTTTGGATCCCATCTATTGATGTTAAGAATTTATTCCTAAGTTCATGAAACTTTTCGTCTTTAATCTCTTCAAAATTAGAGTAATGTTTAAAACAGTAATCGATACCTTCATTTTTCATTCTGTATCTAACATTCTCAAAATTTTCTAATTCTTCGTATACCTCATTGTTTTCCATATGTCAAATATATTGATTATATTTAACAATGTCAAATAAAAAAACCCAACTAAGTGGGTTTGTTGTAATTATTTTTTCTTTGGGCTTTCATTCTCTTCGACAAATTCTTCAGGTATCTTAGTGTCCTTTAAAAATTTGTTATGTGATGCCTTATAAGATTTTTGTGTTTCATCATCAGCATCTTGTGTATATTGCCAGTTCCAATATAAGTCTTCATTCACTTTAAAACCATAATAATGGTGAACACCCTTTTGTGTTTCAATTACATTTGCACCATTCCAATTCTGTCCAACACATATATATCCAGACTCAATGTCTTTAATAAGATTTGATTCACCTAAGGTAGTATGTCTATTTTGAATCCAAGTTAATCTTTCGATTAGGTTTTGGTAATACATATTTGTTTGTCCCCATCTAACAGATGAAAAGAATACAACTGCGTCAGACTCAAACAATTCCTTACTGATTTTCCAAAGTTCATCAGACGGTTCGTTAATATTAACCCAACATCTGTGATTTCCTGATGGGTTTTTTGTTTTATCTTTAAGTAATGCCTTTAATAGTCCACAAGAGTTACCTTCTGATCTGGAAACATTACCTTCACAAGGTAAAATTTTTAATTCCGTAATATCAATAAAAGTTGCCTTATCCCCTAATTCTTCTTGTATGTACATTGCCAACAATTTAGATTTAGGTATATCTAAATTTTTAGAATCAAACTGATATCTATTAGAACAAGATAATATTAATACTTTATTCTTTTCTTTTAAAACCTTAACGGTCTTTTTTAACTTCTTAAATGTGTCACTCATACCAAATTTTTCCGATTCAGTAATCACACCCATAATAGATTTAATACGACTTATTTCTTCATTTAAGTTTTCCATATTAACTATTTATTATATCACTTAATTTAGACTTAGGTGCGTAAAGTATTTCACCTTGCCCATTTGGTCTCAGTTGACTCATTTGTTTGGCGGTTGAACTTGAATATCTATTTTCATTCTCAAACCATTGCCCATCCTTAAATACAAATATAGGGTACCAATTATATGAATATACTACATATGTGTTACCAACGTATTCCGCATGTGTATTACTACCTTTAAACGGTATTTTACTAGAAACTAAATCTTTAGCACTATTATTAGCGGATTTAATTTTTTTACTATAATTGACAGTTCTATTTAAATCACCATATTCAATATCACTTTTGAAATTGTTAAGGTATAATTGAAACATCTCAAATGCATCCATACCACTTAAGGCAAAATTATTTTTTAAAAATTGTACAACTTTAATGTAGTCTGTTGATGGGTTAAAACCTTCCTTTTTAAGGGTGTTGATAATATATCTATCAAATTTATCTTTTTTAGGGTCAACCTCTTCTTTTAATATTTTTTTTATTATATCTTTCATAAATGTTGTAATATGTTATTTAGCCCACTCTTTTTTACAGAAGTTTGTTAATTCCTTTGATCTACCTATATGAATTTCCGCACCATTCTGTTTTTTAACAAAAACCTCATTATCTTTCCATTTTTTTATTAAAATTTCTTTCTCAGACTTACTTAATTCAATTTCATCGTATAAATCAATTGCATTCTGTGGCATTGCAACAACATTACCTTTCAACCTTTGGATTAATTTTTTTATGCCTTGTGCAAAAGTACCACCCAACCAACCAGCATCAACTTTAACACAACCAATTCTGTTTTTATTATCCTTTAACCAACCACCAGAAACTTTTATAGTAGTATCATCATGAATTATAAAATTTTTATCACCTGGATCAGAATCGTTAGTAACGTCTTCAGTTTCCTCAGTATCTGTTTCAGTATCATCTTTAACTTCAGAAGACTCAAATAACATTAATTTTTTGATTCTTTTCAGTTCTTCATTTAAATTTTCCATTTATAATAAGTTAATACATATAAATACCACATAAAAATAAAAAATCCACACTTTCATATGGATTTAAAAAATATGACTTTTTTATTCTTAAGACGCTTTATGCTTGTCTATAACTGACCATACGAAACCAATCGCAGTCATCAATCCACCTGTTACCTCAGTAACCAATGTCTCATCAAAATAACCTAACATTAATATCGCACCACCAACAGAAGTTAAGATGTGTCTAATAAGTCCCAAAATTTGTTCTTTACTCATAATAGTTTTTTTTAGTTGTATATTATTATCCTATAAATATCTTAAAATCGTAAAATAATTATTTAATACTAAAAAATTTACAACTATTAACCCAAACTGAATCAAAGTCTAACGTTTATTTAAAGATCATCTACACACCATATTGGTGTTTTATCACCAACGTAACTACCTCTTACATTGAAGTCGAAGAATTCTACTGCCTCCTCTTCGTTCATATCTCTACATAGTATTTGTATACACTTACTGACTGAGTAAATTAACCTCATTTCATTAGTTTCAATACCTATGATTGCCTCATCGAAACCATCTGCCTTAAGAATATCTTCTTCAGGAAACCATTCTAAAATTTTATCTATCATATTTTTATTTTGACTTATTAGATTCTATTTTTGTTTCAGTACTTTTACCGTATGCTTCACATTCGGTTTTTTTTGTAGATGCGCAAGAACTTAATAAAAGTATCCCTACGATAATTAACATTTTATTCATATATTTTATCTTTTAATTTTTTTTGTATTTTTTTAGTAGCCCTATGTAAATTAGATTTAGAAGTACCTTCACATATACCTAATTTTTCTGATATATCTTTATGTGACATATTTTCTATATGATAACATTTAAAAACTAAATGGTACGTAGGACTAAGTTTATACATCTCAATCTCAATATCAGATAACATCTCTTCTTTATATTCAACACCTTCAATAATATCACCAGTTATACTATCAACATATTCGACATTATATTTTTTATTTCTGATAAAATCTATTGAACGATTCTTAAACATTACATAAAGATAACCTCTTAAATTTTTTCTATTATTTATGTGTTCAGGTTTGGTGAATATTTTCATAAATCCAGATTGTACTACATCGTCAATGTCAAAGTCATCCTTAAGATATTTCTTAACAGTCTGATAAGCCAAATCTTTATGTTCGTCATAAAATTTTAACTGAGAACGACTACTAAAATTAATTTCCTCTACATCCATTTTTATTTTTTTATTATTTAGACAAATATAGTATATTTTTTTATGAAAAACAAATAATATAAATTACTTTTCAGATGTTTCTGTATCAAACATATTTTTTATACGTTTTTTAGCCTTTTCACCTAAAGGTATTGGGTTAGCACCCTCGTCTATTTGAACAAAAGTGATGTTAGTTTTAAGTACTAAATCTTGTTTACCTGTATAAACATTATGTGCCCTAGCCTCCATATAAATAGTCACCGATGTAGTACCAACTTTAGTCGGTTTAGCATATATCTTAAGTAATTGACTTTCTTTGACTGGTTTCTCAAAATTACATTGATCAATACTGACGGTAACCATTCTGGGTGTATCACATAGTTGCATCGCATAACCTGCAGCAGAGGCATCTATCCAAGCCAACAATTTCCCACCAAATAAATTTCCGTGAAACCCTAAGTCGGATTTTTTAATTGGGTGAGTGTTAAGAATCTCCATATTTATACACCATTTTATTACAATTATAGATATTTATTTTAATATATAAAGTATTTTTAAACGAAATGAACGAAAAAAACTATCCAAAATACTACAAAAAACTAAGTAAATTTATAGTAAATAAATATACCTATTTAGATGAGGATAATCTCATTAACATATGTAATACTAAAAGTAAATGTGTTAGGACTCCCTTAAAGGTTGATTATAATTTTTTAGAAAACGTATTAAAGTTTAAACACCTCAATTTTGGGCAGATTGGAAGTGTTTTCTCTATATTAATTGGTATAGCATATGACGATTTTAAAGTTACTGAAAATTCTGATTCACCATTAGAATTTGTTTTATATTTTTTGATGCCTGAAATCTATAAAAAATATTACGAACCATTACTTCCAAATGATACTATAAATGAAAATGTAGATAATAGTAAAAAATATAAACTAAGTAAAACAGAGATTAATGATTTACTTTCAGATTATGAAAATATGGGTTATGATGAAGAAAGTGCAAAGGATGATTTAATTGACTTAGTTTCGTATTTAAATAGTTTACCAAAAACTCTAAGATTATATAGAATAGTATGTAGTGATGATATAGTCAACATAGATAAGGAATATGTTGGTTCACACTATTCACTTAACAAAAATAATTTAGTTAAAAATCACTACGGTAGAGGATCCATACAAGGTAGTTGTATGGGTGATAAAGTATTTTTAGTGACTGTAGATGTCGACAAAACTAATATGGATGTTTTAGAAACGTTATCTAATAACATTCTATTCCCACACGAAGAAGAAATTACGTTAAAGAATAAGGGTTTGGGTTCTAAAATTATTAATTTAGAAGAACTATAACTTCCTTAAGTCCCATTTTTCAAAGCAAGTGTGGTTTAGACTCTACCATACCAGATGGTGTAATCTCAACTATCTCAGATTTTAATTGGAAAGTTTTGATAGTGTTTGATCCACTATAAGAAAGTGCTGACTTAACACCATCTGTTAATTTCTCTATAACAATATCAACACTACCTTTATAAGGTATTAATGTAGACTCACCCTCTACGTGTTTTGTTGATTGACCGTGAGATGATTTAGTTTCTAAACTAGCGGAACCTCTATATTTTTTACATAGAATTCCATCACCATTCGTAATAATTTTACCTGGTGATTCTTTGGTGCCAGCCAATAGTGAACCTAACATTACACAATCTGCACCAATTGATAATGCCTTTGCAATGTCACCACTACTTCTGATACCACCATCCGCCATAACAGGTACTTTAGATCCCTTAACACAATCAATTATAGATGTTATATTGGGTACACCGTGACCTGTTTGAATTCTGGTGGTACACAAACTACCACCGCCAATACCAACTCTTAATCCATCGACACCCCACTCACATAAATCAATTGCCGATTCTTCAGTAGAAATGTTACCCGCAATGATATCAACTTTAGAAGGTAGTGATTCCCTTAAAGACTTTATCATCTTTTTAACATTTATATGATGTCCGTGAGCCACATCAATCAGAATGATATTAACCCCACAACTTACCAATCGTTTAGCACGTTCAATGTCAGACTCACTAATACCTACCGCAGCCATAACTGGGATATTGGGAATTTCTGAGTGCCAATCATCGTACATAACTCCCCATTCTTCGTACATATGGTTATTAGTTATATATTCCAAAACTTTAGATACTTGTTCACATTGTTTGTCAACAGTCATAAATCTATGTATACAACCAACACCACCTAATTCAACCATTTTAATTGCCATCTCATACCCACATACTGTATCCATACAAGATGCGACATATGGTTGTAGGATTCCATATCTTCTACTAACCAATGTGGTTAAATTAATACTACCTCTGGTTTCTATTTCTGAGTACTTAGGTACTAATAGAATATCATCGTAAGTTAAGGCTCTCTTCATTTTTATTTATTTTTCTTATTAACATATTATAACCCAAAAAGTCTTCATACTTTTTATTGTAAAGTTCTGCATATTTTTTGGCAACCTTAAGTTGTTCTAATGTAATACAACTTTCAATAACTCTAACACATTTATTTTTTGCCTTCAATAATTCTATTATTCCCATTTTTTATTTTTTTTAAAAGTTTTTTAATGTCCGCACACTTCTCATACTCCTCAACAGATTCAAAATACTCTAAACTTTTACTAAGACTAGATTCCCAATCATCCTTCTTTAATTCTGAAACCATAATAAAGTTACTGATTGGGTTGATAATCCTAAATAAAACTATTTCATCTAACCTTTCTTTGATTGACTGTTTCACTCCTTCAATAATCAAACTATGTATTAACCATTTTTGATTTTTTAAAAAATTTTTTTCATCTTCTTCATCTGAAAAATAAAAATCTTTCATAACGATAATATTATTTTTTTATAAATTTCATATTTTTCGTCACAATAGAACTCCGCAATGGTATTGGATTGTTCCTTATCATAACCAAAATTTTTTATTAGTTCTACAATTATAATTCTTTTCAAATAAGATCTATCGATAGAACAAGTCAATGTATGATCTCTATCATTTACTGTAATTAAAGAAGGTAATCCTAATTTATCTGTTTTGGATGGATAAAACTTCTCTAAAAACTTTTTCACTCTTTCACTTTTCAAAGGATTATTTTCCATAATTGTGTTATTTGAAACAAATATAGAAATAATATTTTACTTATCCAAACTTATCTCATTAATTATTTTGTACAATTTATAATCATTCAACCCCAAATTATCTTTAATGTCTTTAATATCTGAATATTCATTCTCATACTTTTGTAGATACTGTTCATTTAATACTACTAACTCATCAAATAATGTGATGAAATCATAAAATACTGATCTATCTCTAGTGTTCTCTAAAATTTTTAAACTGGTTTCAATATCACCTCTATGTATCTTATCAATTAATAAGTGTGTACTACTTTTTATGATATTAATTTTTAGTCTATCCAACGCACTATCAATCTTTTCCCTTAAATCCCTTAACACAGATATTTTATCTTTCATATCGGATAAGTATTGTGGAGTTAGTTCACCATTTTTATTAATGAATCTAATCACTGAGTTTGTTACTCCTTCATTTTCCATATTACAATTATATGGATTTTTATTAAAAAAATCAATAATCGTTTGTATTTTTAAAAATTAATAGTATATTTGTTGATATTTATAAAATAAATGTTTTATGGAAAAGACTGTAAGTGAGTTAATATTAGAATTAAAGACTGTTTTAGAAAAAACACACGGTGATCAATTTACAAAATTTTACCTATGCAAATTTCCTGATGGAAAATGGGAAGGATTAATTGGTATTAAAGAAGGTGAAGTTAGGAAAACTGGAAGTTACTACAGAATCAACGATGGTGTAGTGGAAGAAGAAATTGTAAATTTGTAACTATGAATATTTTTGTTTTGGATTACGACCCTAAGTCGTGTGCGCAGATGCACTGTGATAAACACGTAGTAAAAATGATTTTAGAGACGGCACAACTTTTATGTGGTGTACACCATATGACTGATAGTCAACGTATGATCTCATATAAACTATCACATAAAAATCACCCTTGTTCCATTTGGGCTAGAGAGTGTGTTGAAAACTATGTTTGGTTGTGTGATTTAGGTTTAGAGTTGTGTGAGGAATATACTTACCGTTATGGTAAGAAACATAAGTCACAAGAGATAATCGAATGGTGTCTTCTAAACATACCTAATATCAAAGAGAATGGTAGTGTTACAGATTTTAAATTGGCGATGCCAGATGAATGTAAAATAGATAATAACCCTATTCTTTCATATAGGAAGTATTACATTGATTTTAAAAAGGATTTTGCTAAGTGGAAAAATAGAGATGTTCCTAACTGGTTTACGATTTCAGATGATTCATCAACACACCTCCAATTGATGTTGCTTTAACCGATAACCTATTGATGATGTCATCACTAAGTGTCCTTCTCTCTCCCGTATAGTCTACACCTAATATACCAATAAACTTGTCATCGATAGTTTTTATTGAGAATAAATATCCCGATTTACATCCATATTCTTCTCCAATGTGCTTTAACCCAAATGTCAATACTGTTTCGTCTTTAAAATCGGTTATCTCTATTATGTCATTCTTTAATAGTTCATTTATCGATTTTGAGAATAAACTAACAGGTATATTTTGAAAATTATTTTGTATAGAATTTACTTTGATATTAACTGTTTCATATATCATTGAGAATTTTGCCATCGATTTACCTGTTGGGTAAAAATGTCCTCCATTGTGGAACTGTATCAACCAAACTCTATCTGCACCTATTTCTTCTCTAATTTCTTCTATTTTATGTGTCACAACCTCACCTAATTCTAGTGTATCCGCCACCATATCAGGTTTCTTTTTCTTATCTAACCAATTTTTAAATAACAGTATAGTGATTGGGCTGATAACACCTGTTATGAAAGCAATAATTAACTCTATCATAATTCCAAACTTTTTTATTATAAATATATGTTTCTTTGTAAAAGTCAGTATTATATTAAAAAAAAATGGGGGATAAGTCCCCCACCTTTAACAAAAAAACAACTACCTATTACAAAACTAACTCTGACATTCCCCATAACATTTTATTAACCTCAATGTTCTGATCGATTGATCGAATTGCTCTACTTCGTGATCTACGAAGATTACCATTATCTTTCGGTGTGATTGTAATAATACCACCTTGTAAGACATTCTCCTGTACTCTATTGAATACACTCCACAAATCGGATCCAGAGTCCTCAATTCTACGAACCTTAAGCATCTGATTCACATCAATCATTTTATCTTCACCCCAATAGTTGTCAGCAACCATCTTAGCGAAGTCGTACTGTTGTGTCATAGACATTTCTTTAGACATCATATCTTGAACTCTACCTACTACCATAGGAATTTTTTCTGTTGTCATATTAACAACTTTAAGGATGTCTTCTTTTTGAAACCCTTTGTGCATTACACGAAACTCATCAAAAGTCTTATCGGCAATAACCAATCCATTAGAACACACCAAACGGAATAAACCAACGTGAAACTTAAACGATGATGAACCATCGTGTGAATTCGTCAAAAGGATTTCTGGGTGTGTGTCCCCAATCTCTCTGGCGATGTTAATGTTATTTTCATTTCTGAAACGTAACATATGTTTTTTAAATGGCATCTTTGACTCATATCCCTTACGAGAACGAGTTTGCATTGCCTGTGTGGGTAACCAACCCTGCTCACCTAACAAATCGATCACTTCCGTAGTAGGAATGAAACGATAAATGTTCGACAAATGGTTTGACGGTTCTTGTGTCAAAGCCGAAGGACAACGTTGTCCAATCTCATTAAAATTTAAGTAACTCATATCTTTTAGTTTTATTTCTACAAATATAAGGACCTTTTTTCAATCTACCAAACATTTTATACTTTTTTTTTAATATTTATTTCATATATTTATTAATATGGACAAACTTACAAAATTTGAGGTAAAAATACTTTCCTATTTGGATAAAAAAATTGACGATACCTCCAATAAGGATCAAGTGTTTAAAATACTTAAAGATGAATTTGGGTTGGATAAATCTGAGGTATTAGATTTATATAGACTTTGGTACTATAATAAAGGTATTGGCGATTACGATACTATGGAAGTAGATAGAGAAGGTCCTCTTCTCAATTTTTTGAATAATATATCTTTATTAAATAGTCAAGAATTAAATAATTATATTGATACATTATATGATGAAAATCGTAATAAATTAGATTCACTAATCGGAGGGTGGTTTAAATTATGTTCGAATTCTGGTGATGTCCCATGTTTAGATTTTGAGGATGGAAAAATCTCAATAAGTTTAGAAAGGGATGACTGGGAAAATTATTTCTCAGGGTTAGGTGATGATGACTTATGGAAGTATTACGATGCGTTTAGTTCTTACAGTGATTCATATGAAGATATAGAAACATCCGAGTTCGATTATGTCAGTACTAATGATGAAACAGTAGAACACTTAGAAACTTTGGCAATAATGTCAGGGTTGTCTGAATGGCCAGGTAAAGACGGTAAAAGTATTGTAGAAACAGAGGTTAGCGATTTTTTAGAGAAAGTATTACCTAAAGAATATTACGAAAGGGTGGTTGATGATTACATAGGTGAGATGAGTATTGTAGTAACTAGGGCTAGACAAGATAGTGTAAGAAAAACCTATAGTGAAGAAATTAAATACGACACCAATAAAAGTAGTTGTAGGTACGGTAATTATTGTATTAACATACCATACGATGAATTAATAGAAATAGTAAAAGAAAAGAATCTACTTAATCTTTCTGAATTAAAAGATGCGGAAATACAACCTGAGGTTGGTTTGGAGGATGCCTACTATGGTGAATGGATGGATAGTGATGGTGTAAATGATGTAATTACGGAACTAAACAGATCATTAAAATCCACAATAGAAAAAATTACTGAATCAGAAGATATAGACTTAGAGGAGTTAATAATAAATAGAAAGTATGTTTTAGATTTACTTAATAAGTTAGGTTTTAAAAAAATATCTGATACTACTTCACAAGGTGAATATTATATGGCTAGAAATGGTATAATATCATTATACAGTAACGATATCGACTTTAAAAACAATAAAGTTAAATTCACATACGATGATCAAACACATATTGTCCCTATTGATGAATTATCTAATTGGGTTTCGGGTAGTGTATTAGACTTAAACGAAAGTGTAAGATACAATAAGAAAATAAAACTTTTAAAAGAAAATTACAACCTAATTAATAAGATTTCAATATTCGATTTTGACGGTACATTAATGAAGACACCACACCCCGAAGAAGGTAAGAAACAATGGGAGGAATTTACTGGTAAAGAATACCCACATATAGGATGGTGGAGTAAACCTGAATCTTTGGACGATGCGGTATTCGATATACAACCTATAGAAACTACTGTTACAGATTACCTAAGAGAGAAATCTAATCCAGATACTTTAGTAATAATGTTAACGGGTAGAATACCACATCAGGCAGAACAAATAGAGGAATTATTATTATTACATAATATATCGTTTGACGAATACCACTATAAGGGTAATGGTGATACTTTGTCTAGTAAAATTAATACTATTAAAAGTCTACTGAATAGATTCCCTAATGTTAATCAGATCGAAATGTGGGAAGATAGAGAACCACACGCCATTGAATTTAAACAGTGGGGAGAAGAAAATGGTGTCAATTTAAAAGTTAATTTGGTAGGTGGTGATAATGAGTTAGTTAACGAGTCTATCGATAAAAAAAAAACATTTTACCAAAAAATTTCAAATATAATTAACCCACCATATTTTTCTGACTTAAAATCTTTAGGTATATCTGTATCTGAATGGGTACCAATACTCAATATTGTTTTCGGTAAAGATTTAATGGTAGATGGTGAAACACAAACTTGTACTGCACTTATAAATAAAAACAATAGTGAATTAGTTTATAGAGAATGGACTAATGGTGATTGGGCAGATTTCGATAAAGGTGTTGAGAATCTACAGATTCATACGATGGGTGATATAAACGAATCAGTTACTGAAGACTTAATTGATAAAGTATCATCTAAATTAAAACCACCATATATATACAATTTATTTTCTATGGGGTTTGATTATTCAGATTCTGAATTAATATTATCTAAACTATTTGGTTTCCACGTATACATTTATGATGATAGTCATCATTATAGTCTCGATAATTCTGTTAGTAGTGCAACGGAATGGAGGGTTCAAACTAACAATGATGATGTTATTTATGTAGAGTTTGCCGATGGGTACTTTCAGGATTGGAGAGATTAATCTACCTTTGGTGAAGGTAAAGTTCTCAAATCTGAATAGTTCTCGTAAAGGTATTCTATAATCATATCTTCATTGGAGTAGTACATATTCCATTTGTTGTGATTAAAGAAGTCTGGTATGTTCTCATCTTCATCATCATAATAACCATAGTCTACTAAGTTTTCACCTTCGGTAATATAATGTTCGTTACACCAATTGTAATATTCACTGTCAATCAATTCTCTATAAGAATCTTCAATGTCTCCCTCAACCTTAAAGGTTACTGTAAGTAGTTTGTCAGTGTCACAAAAAATTTCGTAAATTTCATCTATAATATAATCCATAACATATTTTTGAAAATAAATATGTTAAAACATCACAATGCGCAGTTTTAAATTATATTTTTTTGAAATATCTATCATATGTTTGGATCCTTTACTCTTACCGTCCCAAAATATTATGGAGGCATCTGCGATTTTAGCCATCTCTTCGTTTCTCATATACCCAGCCTTCTTACCGAATAAATCCCACATCGCAGGATACTGTTCTAACTTAAGGTGATTTTCATTTGCATACCATTCACCCATCTTATCTGCACCATTTGCGGTACCAGATATTATAGTTACTTCTTTTTGATTTTTGAGAATTGCATTTAATTTTTTCTTTAGTATTTCGTAGTCATTAAAATTTCTACTACCTGCAATTATTACTCTCATTTAATTCGATAAGTTTATCTAAATATTGTTTTGCCTTCTTTAAATCCTCAATCCCATTTTTTTGTTTCCATCTAGTAACATATTTAACAATATTACCCTCAAAAAAATCTAAATTATGTGAATGTGCATAATCCCACATTTCAATACCTTTGTTGTAGTGGGTTGGGTGGACTACCCTTTCATTTGGGTTAATTGGTTTCTCCATATCTTTTTTTACAAAAATAAGGATTTTTTCTTAAAATGTCAATATTACCAAAGAATGTAATATTCCTCACCGTTATAAATAAAAACATCTTTTGTTAAGTCACCAATGAAATATTCAGGACCATCTCTTTTTATTGCCTCATCTATTAGGTAATCTACATCACCTATCTTTAAAACGTTGTCGGCTATTGCCTCACCCATAGTTAAACTTAGTTCATCAACATAATTTTCAATATCATAACTATAATTTTCTTTTAACTTTTCTTTCCTAATAGTCATATATAACTTTTCGAAATTCACACCCTCATATTTGGTTAATTTTTCGGTTACAACTTCTAATTCGTCTACTAATGAATCATAATCCTTATAATATTGATTATATTCATACTCCGCCTCTTCTAATCTGTTTTCAATTTTATTTAATTTATTTTCTAAATCTTCTAATTCATCATCAAACTCTGTTGAGTAACTATCTTCATCATCACCATAATCTGTAATATCACCTAACCTTTCTATTTCTATCTCAATAATTTTTTTTTCTTTCTCTAGTTTATTGATGTTATTATCTAACCCTAAAAAAGTTTTATCTATTTCTTTTTTAGTTTCAGTCAATTCATCAAATGTATACTTCAAATCTTCGTATTCATCATATTTATCAATATTTTTTAAAAGATTTTCCTTTAATTCCACATCAATTTTAGATTTAAATTTACTTATTCCATATTCATATTCGTTTTTAGCAATTTCAGTTACATTATAATCTAAATATTCTTGATTAATTTCAACATAATCTATTAAAAAACTATTACTAAAAAAATCCCATCCCTCCTCATCTATTTTTTCACGAATTTTCATATCCGCCTCTTTATGTACCGCATCAATGTCTCCAACATAATAAACATACCTAATACTATAACCAATAGAGGGTATCAATACTTTAAAAGAAGTAAGATTAGAAAGATATGTTTCAAATGGTTTAACAAAAACAGGATGTACGTCAATAAATTCTGCAAACGCCAATCTTTTAGTATCATACGATGAATAATCAAAATTTGGTATGGATATATTGTTAACGTCTTTAAAATCTATATTTTTATTTTCTTTATCACTATAAATTAAGATGATTTTTTGTATATCTTCAGGATCACTATTAAAATTGTTAACTAAATAGTCATAAAGTGGTTCCCACTCATCTGTTATAGAATTCTTTCTTAAATGGTTTAAAATTCTTAAATCTAAAGGTGTTATATCATTAAAATCTATTTCCATATCAAAGCATAATATATCTTATTCCGAATTTATTTGGTTCATCAACATCATAATCCGTAATCTCTAAGTCGTCAGGTAAATTTGACTCATCTCTGGCAACTTCTTCATCACCTTTGATTGCCGTAATTACATACACTTTATCAGCGTATTTTTCAATAAAATCAAAACCATCTTCAACTTGTGGGAAGTCAGGATTCTCTGTCATAACCATAAACCATTTATGTATTATCTTAGTTACACTATGAATTTCCTCTTCGTATTCACCATCACCACCACAATAATCACACTCTTCCTCTTTCTCACCACTACCATCACATTCATAACACGATTCTGTTTCACCATCAGAATCCTCAATTTTGCCTTTCCCATCACAATCTGAACATGTTACAGGTTCAGATCCCCTTCCGTTACATTCGTCACACGTAAGATTTTCAGTTTCACTGTAATAATCATAACCCTCCTGAGCCATTTCCATTGTCACAAAATATAACCCATTAGCAACATTTAATTCCTCAGTTAAAAAATCTTTAACGTCTAAATTTAAAATAAAAAGAAAAATTAAATCACATTTATCGTCAACATCTAAATTGAAAAAACCCGTACCAAAAAAATTAAACATTTTGTTATAGGGTTTGCTTTCATTAAATTGTTGCCCCAACTCTATCTTAGGGTAAATATACTGCCTTACCTCATTTTGAAGTTCAGGATATTTTTTATTAAGAACGTTTAAGTATTTTCTATAAACCTTATTATCTAAATAAGATAAATTACCCTCAGATTCATTTAATATTTGAGTTAACTTAATCATTTAATTTTTTTATTTTAACTGTTAATTCACCAGTACCTTTAATTACTCTGTGATATACTTCTTTTGGGATAAGTACTGTTTCTGTTAATGGGATAGGTAGTTGGTTATCTAATTGTACCATCCAATCTGTATGTCCAACACTCTCAACAATCCTATCTTCTTTATCTCTATGCCAAACCAATTCACTATTCTCTACATTATCAGAAAATTTACGAACATAAAAACCATTTATTTTATTTTCTTCAAACGGGAAATCCATACTATCTTTTCTTACGACCTTGACAATGTGCTCTCTGAGAGAATCCTTTTGGATTATTACAATCTATGGAATTTTTATATTCTTTACTCCACTTTTCATTCATCATATCATTATCATCTATATTCATAGATAACTCCATACCATACTTTTTAGTTTCATTCATTAAGAAATCAAATACTTGATCAATATTGTTTTTTGCCTCTGCAATGTGATCTTGTGCCCAATCGTGTCCATTTTCTAAAACACCCTCAACCATTTCTGGATCCATATCTAATAATATATCACATTGTCTTCTCATTTGTTGTAGGTTTGAGAAAAACATATATCTATTTCCTCTATCGTGATGTTCATCACCTTGTACATTAATTTGATTCATAGTTTTTTTAACCATGTTTTTAATGTCTTCTTCTGTTAATTTAACTATTCTATTCATAATATTAATTTTTTATTTTTTATTTACCACCAAGTACCTCCACCTGATAATCCTAATTGTTTTGCATATCTAGGTAATCTACAACTCCAATAACCCGCACTACATTTATCATTTTTCTGCGGACAATTGTGTCTATCAGAAAACGCCTTTTTAGCCTTAGGGTCTCTAAGTTTTACAGACAAATTTGCCCCACCAGATTTTGCGCCAAAGGAAACTTTTTTAACCTTACCATTACACATCACATAAACATAAAACTTTTTACTTCCACCTCTTTTAGGTTTACTCAACTCAACAGTCTTACCTTTATATTCTGCCTCATTTATTTCCATATACTCATTTGGTATGTCCAACCAAACCTTTCTACCCTCATAGATACCTTGTTTACCAATGTCGGTTCTTATAATCTCTTCGTCACTAAATGATAAGTCGACTTTACCTTTGGTGTACAATTCTCTAACTTCATTTATTAAGTTAAAGAAAGATTCACTACCATATCTATAAACTGATTCAGTTAATGGTATTTCATTATCTATATGATATCTTAAACCTTCACTAATAATAGTTCTGTTTTCAGTAATTAACATTCTATCGTAGTTTAAGGATTCATTCTTTTTAGATTTATAGTTTTTAACTTTAATAGGACTTGGAGATTGTCCTTTCCCTGATTTACCATCATTTTTTTCTTTTTCTCTCTTACGTCTACACGCAGAATCTTTAGACTCCTGACTCATATTCGCTGCAACACTTTTTGCCCTACAAACTGGATAACCACCTTTATCGGAATCACCTCTACCACATTCAGGATGTCCGCCACCTTCTTTTTTTCTACAGATGTTAACCCAAGGCCCATTAGGTTGTTTACTACCTTTTGGTTTTTTCTTTGTTCCAAACCAAACTGCCAAATCTTCATCTAATCTTTCCGCAACTTCTATATCATCAAAATTATATGTTTCATTTCTTTTACCTCTACAGTAACTCCCACTACATCTTTTTTCTCCATCCAATCCTTTAACCTTACCTTTACATACTTGAACTGCATAACCGTTAGCGTACGCAGAAGGATAAACATCATATGTAGATTTTGCCGCACTTATACCTCTAGCACATAGTGTATTCTTTTTCTTTTTTTTACCTTCGATGATTTCTTCTGTACTATCTTCATCACCCAATTCCTTTTTAGGTTCTTCATCAGCAAATAAACCAGTGGATTTACCATCATGTCTCATTTCTAGTAACCTTTTATATTGACTTACGTTTAATTTTATTTTCATTTTTATATATTTAATCTGTTCTATAAATATAATAAGTTATCCCATTATACTCTATTTCATTTTCATTACCATCATAACCAGATAGTGTATTACCTCTGTCTTCATTTTCTGCAAGATATTTCTCTAAACCTGACTCATCAAATGTACAGTAATAATCTACTGCCTCAGAAAAACTTATCCCTAAATTATTTATAAAATAATCCACTCCATCATTGTCAATCTCACTAATTATGTCTGATACAATTGTATCATATAACTCTTGTCTCGCAGTGTCAAATAGTTCTCTTAACTCATCACCCAATCCTTCGTAAATAGTTTGTTTGTCCGAAAGTTCTATTTCCAAGTCATTAATCTCTTCTTTTAATTCTTCGTATTCTTCAGTACCAAAAAAATCTTCATCATCATCTACCCTCTCATCTAATTCACCTTCTTTTTCTTCTAAAAGGTTATTTAACTCATCAATTCTTTCCTCTAATGTTGACAACTTATCTTCATATTCTTCTCTACTATCGTACCCTGCATCTGATATTACATCTTCTTCACTCATGTCATCTATTCTATTGTCCGCACTTTCTTCTGCGTATTGTTGTACACCATAATCATCTAACTCTATAAAATCATCAATTGTATATCTATCCATATTTTCTATCCCACCAACTTCATCAACGTACCCATCAAAATAGTTTTCCATTGCATTACTAACCTCATCATCATCACCTATCGCATATATCTCATCTGAAGTTAAATCCTTATATGAATTTAAACCATGATGACTATATTCACTTTCTATTAATATCGGTGGTATGGCTAAAAATAGTGACAATGCAATTTGTTCATCATTATATGAAGAAGTGTCACTTACACCTTCTAAATCTACATCAGTTAAATTATCGTAATTACCTAATTCATCATAATGATTTGTATATAGATGAAGTATTTCTATTTTAGAATCTGTATCATCTATAGATAATTCTTTGGTTAATAAATCCCAAACTACGCTAGCATCTTCACCTTCACCCAACTTTTTGTTAAGTAACTTTAAAACCCTTTTATAAAAGGGAGTTATTTCGTTTTCTAATATTAATCTTCTCATTTAATAATCTATTTTAATCATATAATATGGATTATCTCCACCGTATCTATACACCTGCCCATAAACACTCAATTGTTCAAAATGTACGTTACCTGACTCATCATCTATAAAACTATTCCAATCAAACCTAATATAGTATGGTATATGATTTATTTCAATTTTACCATCATTAGTTGTGTTAATGAATCCTCTTTCTAATAAATATTCAAAAACATCATCTAATTCATCATAATATTGATTAGATAAAAACTCAATACTATATTTTCTCAATTCTTCTATTATTTTACCTTTTTCATCTTCCGAAGAATTTTCATAACTATTAACTAAATCGACTATATGTGGTTTACTAAACCTTTTTAAGTATCCCAATATTTGATCATCAGACATTTCAGATTCTCTCTCTGTCGCCATCTCATCCGACAATCTATCTTTGTCGTAGTCTTCTATAAACAAATAATTTATATACTCTTCTGTACCTATACTAGCAATAATTTCTGTATTATCTGAAAAACGATCACGAAGATATTCTTTGGTAGCATTAACCATATTCCGATAGTCACCAATACAATAAAAATTTTCTTCTTCATAAACATAATATATAGGCAAACCATAATATAATGAAGATTCTTTACTAATTAAAAATGGAGATGTTCTAAAATATTTAGATAAGATAATAACTTCATCGGAAAACATAGACTCCATTTCACTTTCACTTATTTTTACTAATGAATCAACATTTTCATAGTTACCTTCAGTATTGTACTCTACTATGAAAGTGTAAAATATATTCATCATATCAGAATATTCTGTCGTTATGAATTCTTTGATAAAATCAAATAATGGTATATATACAGAATCTACCTTTACCATAGATCCATCAAACGGGTACAATGAATTAGGTTTTTTTTCTAATTTATCTATAAAACGTCTCTGAATTGTATTGAGTACTCTCCTAATTCCGTTTCTATCTAACTCCTCACTTAATATTTCACTAAATTTCATTATTAACCTTTACATTTTACTAATAAATATTAATTTTTGAGTAAATAACCATATTTAATAATAAAAATAAATAAATGTTAATAGTACAAATTAAAAACGGTAACATCGAAAGAGGTTTAAAGGAGTTGAAAGGTAAATTCGTAAAAACCAAAATTGTGAAAGAATGTAAAGACAGAGAGGAATATTTAAAAGAATCTGTCAGAAAAAGAGAAGAGAAAATTAAGGCAATATATAATCAGAAAAAAAAAGAACAAAACAATTAACATGAATGAAGAAGTTTTATCGTTATTAAACGAACAAATATGGTTAGAGAATACGGCATCGTATTTTTACCTAAACCTATCTAAAAAATTTAGTGAAAATCATTATTACGGTATATCTAAATTTTTTCTCAATCAATCAAATGAAGAAAGAGAACATATGGTTAAATTGTTTGAGTATGTTTTAGAACAAGAGGGAAATCCAATAGTACCAAATTATAATTTTATGGATGAAGGGGAATTAGAGTTTAACATACTCCAACTTTTTCAGATGTCATTATCCAACGAAAGAAAGGTTACTAATTCTATTAATAAGATTATTAGTAAGTGTAAAGAAGTTGGGGATTATACGACAGAAAATTTCTTACAGTGGTTCGTTATTGAACAAAGAGAAGAAGAAAATAAATTTAAAGAAATTATTGACAACTTAAAGATTGTTGGTGACGATAAAGTTGGGTTGTACGAGATAAACAAATCATTAAACGTCACTAAAACAGTTTAAGATATTTTAACGTAAATGTATATAGTTTCAAGGGATTCTACGAATTTAATTTCACCTAAGAATCCCTTTTTTAATGCCAAAAATTTGTGGTTGTCATAAATTCGATCGAAATTTAACATAAGTTCTTCCTCTTTGGTTTTACCAAGATAGAATAGAACACACCCCTTTTTTTCGTTAGTTCCCATCTCCCCATATTTTAATAATAAATATCGGAGAGTATGGGATTATTGATACATTTTATATATAAATTTCTAAGCCCTGTGATCCGGATAATCGTAATCATACCCATCTACCTCATTATCACTTACTTCATTATCTGTATCTAAAGTTTGTCCAATACGATTTATTTCCGCTGTTAAATGATCCTGTATTTCCCCTAATATAACTGTATTATTTTGATTACGTATCCTTCTACGAAATCCATTTTGATGATCACGTACCATAACAGGTGTTACATTATATACTGGTTCCTGTTCCATTACAGGTTGATCCATTGGTACTGGTTCTCCAAACCCATCAAATTCATCCACCAAACCAAACAACTTACTATTTTTTGAGGTGTCTTCATCTTTTACATTAACGAGAATACCTCTATTCATCATATCAATAGTCACAAAATTATTAATCTTACTTTCATAAGTTTTTTTCAAATGTAACATATTGAGGTAATTTGTAAAAATAGTAGAAATTATTTTATGATATTCACTACTCACTCTATTACAATATGACAATAATTGTGTTTCTTTAAAAACTGAGTCTTCGACTAACCTTAGTTCTAAACCTGACATATTGTTTGGTGTTATAATTACAAAGAGTTTAGTATTACCACCCTCTATTGAACCTTTATAATTTTGTCCGGGATTGTTCATACAATTTTTTAGTTTTTTACTCGCCCATTGTAAATCTAACTCAGTAATCAACTCTTTTATTTTTACACCTTTAGGTAAAGGTAAATCGCTAAAATCTAATGGTTCAAAAAGGTTGTGACTGAATTTTTCTTTATCTTTCCTAATGCCCTCAACAATACTTTCATATGTAACTTTATAGAACTTATTAACGGTATTTAGGTAGTTCGAAACTAATTCTGAAACCCACTCACCTTCGTTGTTGTAAACCCGTTTAATCTCTCTACTTAAAATTAATGATTCTTGTAGGTTTAATCTATTCTTTGCAATATATGGTACTACCCACCTATCCTTATCCATAAAAGATTCCAATTCTTTAACGTGTGAAGAATCAAAATCACAGTTATAGAAATTATTATCTACCAAAGAAATAACCTTACATAGGTAGTAATCACCCATAACCACTTTCTCTGCCTTAGCCTTTAACTTTTTATTAGTTTTACCTTTAACTATATTATAGGCGTTCATAAATGTTAATGGGTTAAAACTAACACCGAATAAAACTTTTCTGATTTCTAAATCTAAATCAACATATTTTTTGGGTGTGAGTGTCCACATTATATCGTTGTTCTTAGCCCACATACTTAATACCTCTGTAGGTATATTTACATTTGGGTTCAACCAATTAGCCACATGATTAGAGTTCTCAATCTGACTAACACCGTTTCTTAAATTCCACATACTTTTCTTATGTTCAAAGAATTTAGTTAATTTAAAATATTCTTTTATTTTACTATAGTATGTGAAATACATTTCTTTATACTTTGTACTAAAATATAAACCAAAATGTCTAGGACTTAGATTGATTAGGTTTTCCATCAATAACGGTTGGGATAACAAATTCATAGACTCCTCAACATTACAAAAACATTTAAGTTCATCTAATTTTTTAAACAATCTAATGGCAGTGTGTGCAGGAGTATAAATTGCAGTAACCTCTAATTGTTTGTTATTAAGAAAATTCTCAAAAGAGTCCGTATAACATATAGTGTTATTTTCTAAATCAATCCCAACTTGACAACAATTAAAATCGAATCCGTTAAGGATAAAAGCATATCCAACTTTTTGTTGAACTGAACTTATAAAAATTGTATTCAAAAAACCTTCTCTTTCCACAGATACTATTTGATAGTTACTTCCGTGATCATAAGATAATTTAGTAACCATATAACCATCACCCTCAATGATTAAATTATTTGATCTTAATGGTGTAGTTACGTTACGGAATACCATATTATCAGTATCGTCAATAAAAATATCTAAATCATTGATAGGGTATTCTCCGTCCCATACATAACCCATTAGTGTATTAGCAACTGCACCACCAGATAAAAATCCTTTATTAGGAATTTCACCGTACTTAGATAAATCATTAAGGATTCTATCTACAATGTTTTTTTCTTTTAAGATGTCACTATTCATATTATTTATTTTTATAGTTTTTATAAAGGAAATAAGATGGTATTACTATACCTAAGAATACAATTATATAAAAAATTATTGGGAAAATCAAAAGTATTGCAACAATAATAAAAAAAACTAAAACTGCAATTAATGCAAATGTTCTAATTTGGTTTCTATCTAATTCATCAAAATCAAAATTAAACATAATATTAATAATTAGTGTAATAGTCTCTTAGATATTTTGAAACTTCTTCACAAATATCTTTCTCACCAATACCACCAATGAACATAGTTATAACCATTTCAGTAACCTCAGCACCTATCTCATCAAACTCATCTACAAATGGATCTTCATCAAACTCATCAAACTGTGAAGACAATCCGTTTTTATATGTCTCATTCACAATTGGTTTCACCACAGTTTTTTTGTGAACATACTTAGTAACACCTAATTTGTTAATTAGTTCCACACCTGCCTTTAAAGAATCCCCAACCTCACTCATAACCACATATTCGGAATCACTGTGTTGTCTGTAATAACCACAACCTAAATTCAAACAGTTAAAGTCATATTTTTTAGCCAACTGATTAACATCCGTAAATGGATCGATACTAAATTTATTGTAACCTGATTCATTCAACACACCTTTAATCTCAGTTTTGAAATCTTCATCGAACAATTTTACCCCACTACAAACTTCTGTAATCCAATTGGATGAGGGTGCGTCGAATTGAATTGCGTATCCCACATTCTCAAAGAATCTATCATCCGATTCTTTAGAACCTAACATACCTATTTCTTCCTCAACAAAAAAGGCACCCTTTAATTTATCAAAGTTATTGAATAACTCTAAACAAACATAGACACCACATTTATCATCACCACCAATACCAGTTTGTTTATCCGTTTCTGGATGGTGAGCAGTTAACCAACCTAAATTATCTTCTTTGATGGTTAACCTAACTTTATTTTCAATTAGGTTTCTATGTGATCTGTGTACGGTGTCCATATGGGAAACAACACAAGGGAAATATTCGTCCGTAGAATCTAACATACCCTTAGTGAGATAGAGATTACCTTTTTTATCGGTGTAATACTCTATACCGTTAGTTTTTGCATATTCTATAATGTAATCTCTAACCATACTTTCATCACCTGATATCGATGGTAAGGACAAAACTTCTTTCAAAAAATCTAAATTCATATGTTATATTTTCTACAAATATAGGTAATGTTTCTCAAACTACCAAATTTTTATTGAAAAATGTTTACAATTAAAAAAAATAGAGGATATTTATAATATAATAACACTACAAAAAACATTAGAAATTATGGGATGCGGATGTAAAAGCAAAAAACCAGTTGCGAAACCAGTGACTCAAAGTAGTACTCAAACCACTACACAACCGAACACACAAAATAATAACGGTAAATAACGTTTAATTACGTTAATTGATTTGCGGGCCCTCTAGTCGGACTTACACCCCACGGTGTGTTATCTATAGGGTTCGCAGGTCCTCTACCAACATCGGCAAGAGGCCAAACAGTAGAAGAACCACCAGCAGGTGCATCTCCTCCAGCCGCATCTACCTCATCTAATATTTCTTCAGTATAGTCATCTAAACCTATACCATATTCTGTAACAACAAAACCGTAGTTACCTTCTTTATCGTAATAACCTAAGTATATACCTTTATCATCGTAGGCAATAGTTTCATATTCCTTACTATCAAAACTAAGTCTCTTAGGATTATTATCTACCCACTTAAGTATCATCTTATACCATCTCTTAGGGTCATCAACGGTTTCACCAAATTCTCTTAGTAAAACTTTTTTATATTGACTTTCAGTTATTATTATTTTCATATTTTTAAATTTACTCTCGACTCAACCTCATCTTCATCACTCCAATCTACATCTCTAAAATTATCTAATGTCATCTCCTCCATTATTTCTGCGTCTGAAGGTAAATCATAATCTAAATCAGGATTCATAAAATCAAGAGAATTCGAATCTAAATACATTCTTTCATAAATACCATTTTCTACCTTATTTATTGCTTCTTCTTTTGAATTGGCAGTAACTTCAACAAACCCAGCAATATATGTTCTACAAGATACTACTGTTGGCATATCAACTGCAATTTTATATGTACCAACAAAATCTATTGGTTCTCCTATTAAACTATCATACTCTGAAATAGGTATAGGTAAGAATTTATTTTTATAGTTATATAAAAGTATTTTAGTTTCATGATCAGACAAACCTAAATCCTCTATAATTGTTTTTTTTATTTCCTCATCAGATGAGTTTTTCTTACCTAACAATTTAAATACCCTAACCATATATTGTTGGAAGGTATCACCTAACCTACCGTAGTTTTTATCTTCAGTAAGTAATCTATTGTATTGAGTTTCTGTCAATTTTATTTTCATATTATCCGTTAAAAGAAATATTATTTAAATCGATTTCTATATCACTTAAATTATCGTAGTCAGCGTCGTAATTTCTTTCCCATTGTATATCACCACTGTCATATTCTATTTCACTATTATCATAATCTATCACAACTTCACCGTCCTCAATCTTTCTTTGGAAATCATCGTAATTAGTGGCATAAGCCGATACTGTACCATCACCCCAACCACTTAAGTATCCAGTCCAGTTTACTGAAGTAGGTAGATTCATCTTACCATAGTATTCTAAAGGTAACCCTACCAAAGACTTCCAATCTTCCGAATTTTTAATAACTTCCGTTAAAATAGTACTATAGTTGTGCGTTAACAACATAACTTCATCATTTTCGTACCCCGTTAAGGTTCTTATTTCTTCAGCAATTTTTACAAAGTATGGAGATTCTAAAGGTATTTTTAGTTTGAGGTATTCACTACTAGGTTCAAAGTGTTTATTTTTCAAAACCATAAATATTTTTGCAATGACAGGTGTAACTTTGTTATCTATGTTAGTAAAATCCACATCGCCATCTAAAAATGACTTATCATCTTCATTTAGTAATCTTTTATATTGACTTTCTGTTAACCTAATCTTCATTTTAGTTACTTTCTACTTCTTCTTTTTTATCGTCTTTTCTATGTGTACCTATAGTTTTAATAACCCCTAAGAATTTACCACCAAAGGTGTAACCTGCAAAAAGAACCATTGCATATTCAAGTGCATCAATAATAATTTTAAATTTTACAATGTCTAACTGAGTAGTCTTATTCATACCAGCAACCATTAATACACCTAATGTAACATAGTATGCAATAATAGCCCATAATAAATAAATTCTACTTTGAGAGAACATTCCATTTTCTGTTAGAATGTCTTTAAAAATTTTCATAATTTTTTGTATTAATTTTCTCACACAAAAAAACTTTATTATTGTTATATATCTATAAATATTCTATAAAATAAAAAAACCCACTGATGTGGGTTTTATTTTAAAGTACTTCTTTTATCTTATCACTTATTTTTTGTTCGGTAAGTACACCACTATTTCTCCATACTGGTACACCTTCTTTAAATAGTACTAATGTAGGGATACTTCTTATTTGGTATTTAACCGCCAAATCTCTTTCTTCATCCACATTAACTTTAACAACTTCTAAGTTTTCATTATTACTCTTAACTTGTTCAATCACAGGGTTCATCATTTTACAAGGACCACACCAAGCCGCCCAAAAATCCACCAAAACTGGTTTGTCAGATTTCAAAATTTCTTCTAAATTCATTTTTTTATTTTTTATCTTTTTATTATTATATAAATATAAAGGGGGAATACAATTTGTACCCCCCCTTTAAATAAAAATTTTAGAGAATTAGGCTTTCTCTCCGACCCACTTAACTACAGAATTAAGTCCATAAATTTCAGTGATTTTCTGAACAAATCTTTTAGGATTTTTTCTGATGTAACTTAATGATTCTGTAGGGACATTTGTTTTAGAGGGCCCGAATAGAGAAAGTAATTCCTCTTCTCTGTTTTTAACTGCCTTTACAGACACTTTTTTAACGTTTTTCATAATGTATATATTTATTTTTTATAATATTAATGAAAAAAATCTACAATGTCAATACCCTAAAAAAAATTAATCTACGTTAAGAATCTCAATATCAAATATTAATTTTTTACCTGCCATAGGATGGTTAGCATCAATAGTGACACTATCATCCGTAATTTCAGTAACAGTTACCACCATAGTACCTCTTTCACTTTCAGATTGTAAAACGTCACCGACGCTGACACCCATAGGGAATCTACCTTTCTCTAAAGTGGTTACTAAACCATCTAAGTATTCCCCATACGCATCAGATGGTTCGATCTCTACAGTGACTTTATCACCAACACTCTTATCTAAAATACCTTTTTCAAAACCAGGAATTAAATTACCTTGTCCTAAAATAGTTCTTAATGGTTCTCTTCCTTCATCTAGTGAAGAATCGAATACTGTTCCGTCCTCTAATCTTCCTGTGTAATGGACTGTTACATTCTTATTTAGTTCAACTTTACTCATAATATTTTTTTATTTAATTATATAACACTCCACCACATAGTAAAGTATTTTATAGACTTATTTCAAATCTATCTTTCATTATCTGAATTTTGTCTTCAGGTACACCGTGTTCATTTATACCTTTGTGTCTATTCTCTACGATTATTGAGAACACTTTATACCCATATTGTTTTGCCAATTCATAATAACGATCCATTTCCCATTCCTGTGTGAATGTATTTGAGACTGCAATCTCTCTGTAGAAGTTATCATTAACCAATGAATCCTTCATATAAGTTTCAACTGTATCTTGACAGAATTTATGTGCATCTTTGATTTTAGTAAAATCAAAATTATATTCTCCAGTCTCTTTATCGACAAAATATTTGTCTGCCTCACAAACTAAGAAATCGTCTCCCACTAATCTTTTAGCGAATGTAGATTTACCTGAACCAGGTACTCCTCTTACAATGTATAGAACTTTTTCACTCATCGTTTTAAAACTATATACCCTATCACTAAAAATAAAATTAGAAGTGAAACTGGTATCCATAGAGGACTTGTGATCCACCACCAACTCCAATCGATATGGTTTGTCAATTTTAAAACCATAAAAATAAGGAAAAGAATCGTCCCGATTCCAATTCCTCTATGACTATTTTCTCCACTCATATATATTAATTTAAATTAAATTCTTTTTTCGTGATGATCCTTTGGTAGGGATAATTTTCTAATCGGTTGATTTTTTACAATCGATAATACCTCATCTAAAGTCATAGGGTGTAAGTTATTACCATCAACACCTACATCTAATGATTTACCCTCTCCCAATCGTAAATTAGGTGGTAAATGAACGTGACCGTGTAAATGTATCGTACCATCATTCATACTGTCCCAAGATGCAATAGGATAATGCATACATACAAAAGAGTATTTATCCATAACACCTTTACCAACAATAGATGGGCGACGAATATCTAAAAATAAATAATCTTGTGTGGTAGAGAATATCTCCTGTATGTCTTCCTTATTATTACGAATATGGTGATCGTGATTACCATAGGTTAAATGAATGTTCTTACAAATAATACGATTACGGAATTCAGAAATTTTTTCAAACCCACCAAAACTCCAATCCCCTAAATGTATTAAGACATCATTTTCACCAACCACCTCATTAATACTGTTAACCAATGTATCATTCATATGGTTAAGTGTATTAAACTTACGGGTTAGGTTTTCCGCGCCAACCCAAGTTGTAGTTGCAGTACAAATATTTGCGTGATTATAATGTGTATCACTCGTAAAGTATAGTCGTTGATCTTTTTCTAAAACTAATTTCATTTTACAAATATATTAAAAATTTATTAATTAGACAAACTTTCAGGTAAAAAAAGTAATGTAGGGTTCTTTTTTTGTACGTCTACGTCAGGATACTTATCTTTAAACTTATTTACATCGAATTTTTTTGTGATTAAATGGTGTCCATTCTTTGTAGGAATTATTGTCTCAATCTTTGGTCCAACTTCATAACCAATCGGAAATCCAGCCTCGTCAAATTTAACTTTAGTAATTGGTGTACATTCATATTCAATATATGCCATCATTATGGGACTGGCTTGCATCATATCATCCACATCGATGATCCATCTTTTCTCCATTGTTTTTATTTGTCCAACAACAGAGTCAAACAAACCTTTCTGATTAGACACACCGTCTCTAATACGTTCCGCAAGTATTGTCAACATATTTAAAGAAACATCTTTATGGTTTTGTTTCTGAACATGAATGTATGCCCTAGCCTTAAACATCTCACATAATTGTTTTACCTCATCATATCTTCTTTCTAAATGTTCTATCGAATCAATACAATAAGTTTTAATAGTTCTAACTGATTGGTGGTTATCTCTCTCACCTTCTGGTTGATCTTTTTTTCTTTTAAACACATATAACATATAAAAGTCACCCTTTTCTGTGAAATTTAATAATGGTTTAATTAATTCTATATTATCTATCATAACTTTTTAAATTCTGGTTTGAGTGCTTTCCAAATAATTTTATCATAGTCTTTTCCATCCCACATCGCAAACATAATTGCCTTCGCAACTGGATGATTATCTTTAATGAATTCCGCAAACTCTTTCTTAGTCGGTTCCACTTCTATGACACCATATTTACCAAACCTAAAGTAATCATATGTTTTACCTAATTGATTCCAGTATTGGTAATACCCATAGTTTAAAGAACTAACATATAATTTAATTTTATCGTAGAATTCATCTGGAACATCTTTTAATAACTCCAACACATCTTTACCCTCACTCACCATTTCCCATATCGCAGTGGTAGATACGTTAGTCATTATCTTATGTAGACGAAGGTACTCCTCACCCTTAACTTTCATCCTATCACCGTTAGAGAACTGAACAACGAAACCTTCTTCATCATCCCCTATCATTCCCTTCAATAATGAATAGTCTTTTATGCCATCATATTGTTTTACTACCTTAAAACCAATATTAGTTATTAAATTTTTTAATCTGATATCGTTTTCTACACCACATAAATCAACTTCATAACCAGTTTTGGTTTCAATAACCCCAAGTAATACTAAATCTTCGAATGAGTATTTTACCACAATACGATTCTCATCATATATTATCTCAAACAGATATGTATAATCTTTATGTAGTTTCTCATAGTCATAGTTCTTCAACATCTCAAATCCTTTAACCGCCTGATCAGAAGTGAAGGAACCTCTAGTTGCCATAACCCAAACGTCATTGTAGAAAAATAATATACCCAAAGAACCATCCATTTTTTCGTAGACATTAAACTGTTCTGTAGGTGTATGTCTACCCTCTTCGATGTTAAAGAATTTACGGAATGGTCTTGCCACAATATCACCATTAGAGTTTGTGACTAATCCACGACACATTAATGTGATGTCATCCCATAGTCCTTCGTATTGAACCTTTTCAGAATAATTCCAAATCTCTAAATCCAATGTCTGATAGAATTGTCTGAACAACAATCCATCCTCTTCATATTTTTTAAGTATCTCTTTCATATAATTATTTTTCAAATGTTGGTTTTAACCACATATCCCCACCAAACATAATATCCAAAATTTTAGGGTTAAGTATTTTTATTCTTGAAAACAATTCCAAAGACTTTAACGTATCGTGTTTTAACATCTTTAAAAGTTCTTCTCTGATTCTTTCCTTTGATACTACCAACTCTAATTTATCTACAACACTATCCATTAAACAAGTCTCCCAAATCGTAGGTGATATCTCAAAACCTTTAGTGATAGAAAATCTAAATGCCCTAATCAGCCTTAATGGATCATCTAACATAGTTACCTTTGCGTCCAATGGAGTTAACAATAGTTTATTTTCCAATGCCCAAATACCATCGAACAAATCTATAATAGAACCGTTTTCATCTTTCGCCAATGCGTTCAACGTAAAGTCTCTACGAACCAAATCATCTTCCAACTTACCCAATTCCAAAATAGGTTTTCTTGTTCCTTCAACATACCCCACCTCTTTTCTTGCGAGAACAAAATCTGCAACCAAACCAGAATGAATGTGATCTTTAGGAAACTTTGCCCTAATAGTAAAACAATCAGGTGTACTTAAGAAAATAGTAAATTCCTTATGTAATAACCAATCAGTCATTATTTGGAATCCTTCTTCTACGGTTCTATCCAAATTGTCTAAGACAAATGTGAAATCAATATCATTTGTTTCCACACCCATCAATTCATCTCTGACACAACCACCTACTTCAAATATCTTTGGCATATGAATTTATTTAAGACAAATATAGGTAAAATATTTCATATAACAAAAAAAAAGGTGATAAAAAATCACCTTATGTTTAAAATTATTTACTTTCTTCTTTCTTTTTAGTTTTCCTAACTTTTTTTTCTTTAACTTCCACTACCACATCATTAGGTATTTCTATTAATGTATATTCAGGAAAAAACTGATTCATTCCGATACCTACACAAACTTCTACAAATTTTTTATCACTCATATTTTTATTTTTATTTATTTTTATAAACACACTCTTCGGCATTCTACTCCCCGCAGTACGGAATTGTATATTACTTAGCCCATCGTCAGCGGTACGGGTACCGAAGTTTATGTGTTTGTAGTCAGGACAGGAATCGAACCTGTATGAACACTTTGAATTTTACCTACGCACCGTGAGGTAGTGTTCTTCATCATTCGCATTGCCTTTTCAAAATGCACTTATTCAAGGCTGCCGTGCGTGTCACTATGTGTCTACCATTCCACCACCTGACTATGTTGAACTTGTAAAACCCACTTTGCAGCAAGGAAACTCAGTTCAATGTTTTTTGCGTAGTCAGCACAGGAATCGAACCCATTATCTCCCTTATGATCGGGTGCGTATGCCAACACGCCATCTAACTAACTAAATTTTTATTTTCTAATAAAGAACTTATCATTATCCCATCTCACTTTCTTTAGTGTTGATAAATAATCATTCTCTGTATCTCTATATCCTAATGGAAGAACTACTACCGATTTTAATCCTAATTCTTGTAGACCTAAAACAGTATCCACTGATTCAGGAACAAATCCTTCCATTGGTGTTGAGTCTACTTCTTCTATTGCTGCTGCCGTTAATGCGAACCCTAATCCGATGTATGCTTGTCTCTGAGCCCAAGAAATCTTTTGTTCATGTGACATGTTGGTTAATGATCCATTCATCATGTCTTGTAAACCATTTAATGACTCTACAGGGATTTCTCTTTGTTTTGCAATCTCATTAATGTAGTTCTCTACAGAATGTTCTGTAACCTCATCCCACGTTGCAAATACAAGTACTGCGGATGACTCACTTAATTGTGTTTGTCCGTAACATGCCCCTTGTAACTCTTCTTTTAATTTTTGATCCTCTACCACAATAACATTATATGGTGTAAGTCCGTATGAACTTGGTGCCAATCTTGTTGCGTCTAAGATTCTTTCTAATTTATCCTGTGGGATTTTCTCCCCATTCATTTTTTTGGTGGCGTATCTCCACTCTAACGATTTTAATAATTCCATAAGTTTATTTTTTATTCAATTATAACTAAATTTATTTTAATTGTCAACAAAAAAATATTTTTTTGTTGTCAAGGTAGGATTAGTTATTATTTTATTTGTGTAATGTATTATTCTTTAATATATTTTCTACCGTTCTTAATATAAAAAGAATTAATTGGGTATTTTGATATATCTTTAATTTCTCTTCCAAATAAATCATAGTATTTGTTATCCATTAATGACAAAATTTGTTGTTCTTCAACTCCTACAATACTATCACATAACAGAATTGTAATTGATCCTTGTGTAATTGGTAATTGTTGAATACAAACCGTTGGGCAATTACATAGTGTATCTGGTTCAACACAAATTGATAAGATACTCGTAGTACTGGTTGACTCCACTTGACAATACCATATATCTTGAAAGGTTGAAGATGTGTCTCCAGCAGCAAAGGACAAAGACCCTTGTTGTGGTTGTCCTACCGTATCAATCCAATTTCCTGTAATGGAGTACTGGCAATCGGTTGCACCAAGAATGTAAAGGGTAAAGTAAGTATTTTGTGAGAATGTTTTAGTTGTGATCAATAGTAGTAGAACCACTAGTAGTAATTTTAATTTTTTCATAGTTTTTGTTTTTTTTATAAGTATACACATTATAATAATGTTTATAAATAAAAATTCCCCATTATTAGTGGAGGATTCGTCATAGTAATTAGTAGCCCCACCAAGAATCGAACTTGGATTAGAGGTTTAGAAAACCACTGTTCTATCCGTTGAACTATGGGGCCAAATTTAAAAGATGATATATAACTTTATCTAATCAAAAGTAATAACCAATAAAACAAAGAACTATTTTAGTAGCGGGAGCAGGATTCGAACCTACGACCTCTAGGTTATGAGCCTAGCGGGCTACCAACTTCCCTATCCCGCAATGTTTGTACTGCCACGGAGAATCGAACTCCGATTTTATGGATGAAAACCATAGGTCCTAACCGTTAGACGATGGCAGCAGTTTGCGTTGGTTTAAATATTATTCAAAGAACGTTTTCTTTTTTTCTTTTACAATAATAACTACTATTTTTCAGAAAAACAATAGGTTTGATAATTATTTTTCCGATATTTTATCTAATATTTTAGACAAAGAATGAACTATCTGAGATTTAATCTCATTCTCATAACCCATTCTAAGATCCTCAGTCTTTTCGTTATAACTACGAATAAGTTTATACCAATCTCTTTCACATAATCTTACATCATAATGGTAAACGTGATTAGTTATACTAACCTGACGATCCTCAAATACGACAAACAAATTAAGTGTTGCGTTTTTAATGTACCTTTTCTCAGATAGAGGGGCAATCATAAATTTAGAATCTTTGTGTGATATCATCTTTCTACAGATGGCATTACAAATAGCCTCATTCTGAGTCTTCTTCCCTTTTGGGGCTAAGGCTCTGTAATGTATCCATAAAGTATACTTCACATAGATTCTTTTACATAATCTCTTAAAAAATTTTTTCATAGTTTTTGATTTATTTAGACAAAGATACGAATAATTTTCATTCCACCAAATTTTATTCATTATATTTTTTCTTCTTTAAACATTTTTTTTATTTCATCAGACAATTTATCATAATTCATATCAAATTTATCTGACATAGCGTTAAGTATTCTTTCTAACAAAAGTTGTTCATCTGTTAATTCTAATTTATTCATCTGTTTTATATTTTAAATATTGTTTAACGAATTCATATGTTGATTCAAATGAATGACATATCGGTTCACCTTTCTCATCTTTTGCACCATATTTACGCATTGGATCAGTATTGTCTTCCATTTTCCCTGTAACACTATCAAATGTAGGTACCAAAGACCAATCTTTTTGTCCCCAATCATTTTCAAAAATAAACCAATTTATCCAATCAACACCTTCATCAGTAAAGTGTGAATCTAAAACCGCATCAAACATTATACTAACACTATCTGACACACGATACTTACCTTCTAAAAAATCAAATCCTATATCATATAATTCACTGATATCCTCATTAATTTTTTTATAAGACATCAATACCTTTAAAAATTCTTCGTAACTCATATTCTTTTAGTATTTAAAATTATTTTTTCTTCCACCCTATTTATAGATTCTACTATCAAACCTTTTAAATCATCGTGTATATAACCCATATCCATTCCCACACCAATGAATGGTCCGCCAGAAGGATCAACTGCGTGATAACTTTCAAAATTACCGTCTTTATCCACATTGAATAGGTATCTGTAATATTCACCACCGTTCATTTCAAATGTCTCACCTTCACCAATGAAACTAATATTTTCATTGTATCTATTTTTAAAATTATATTCCATCTTTTCTATTTTTTATTTTTTCATATTCTACATCACAAAGAGTTCTATACCAACCTATGTCAGTTCTCAAAGTACCAGGTTCACCAGTCACTTCACAAATTTCATAACTTTTATTTTCCGCCTCCGTAATTCTTTCAAATATTTCATCACTACCACCATTAATATAGAACCTTAACCCACCGAACTTTTCTTTAACTTGAGTTATTTGTTTATCCCAACCCAATTTAATTAAATCTTCTATAAGTTCTTTTATAAGTTTTAACCACCCATTGTCCACTACAAAATAACCACAATCTTTAATTGGTGGACTATCAGTTCTCCAACCGTTTTCTAATCCACCAATAGAAATTAGAAAATCATTCATTTCTTCTTCTGTCATTTATTTTATTTTAAATTATAAGTTTGTCAATATTAATACCTCTTTCCGATAATTGTTCACTTAATTTTTCAAAAACTGAATCTATTCCATCATATACTGTAAGTTTCTCACCTTTCTCTTCCCTCTCTTCAAATTCATAATATAATCTTTTTTTCATATTATAAACCATTTCAAAAATAACAAAAGACATATCAGTAGACTTATTACATCTTTCAAATTCCATTTTATCATCAAAGTCTGTTAAATCAAATTCCAATTTTGCCTTACTCATATTTTTTTATCCATTATTTTTTCTTTATTCACCTTTTAATAATTTTAATATTTTATTTTTGATTCCCGATTGTTTAATCCCTTGATCAGATGAAGGTGTTAATACGAAATTATCTAAACCCCAGTCCTTCCAGTCCTCACCATTTTTACCCATATTCAAGTCATCGACTGCAACCCAATGTGTAATCTCAGGGTGATCGTATAAAAATTGTTTTATCTCAATAACTCTAGTCATTTCTAAATCCCATCTCGGAGACCAAACCCATACCATATCATTGTACCAAGTACACTGTCCTAAATTAGTTGTTAATGCAATTGGTTTTTTAACAATCCCTTGACTTTCGTAGTAGTTACTAAGTTCTTCAAGTGTTCCATGTAATTTCCAATCAGATGAAATAACAATTTCCGCACCTGTCTCCTCAATAATTTCATTAAGTACTTTAATGGATTTCTTATTAAAATTATCAAATCGGTACTCCAAAGGAATATCCCTCATAGACATAGATAACTTACGTCCATCCCATTTTTTTTGTTTCTTATGTCTTCCACCCCACTCTGTGGATAGACAAATAACACCATCATGATCTAAAAATATTACTTTCATACGAATTCCATTTCATTTGTTTCAGTATCCCAAATCACATTAACTGGTTTGTTACGATATTCGTATCTACCATTTAATACTGCCGCATTAATGTAGTGAGTATTACCATCAAACACATATCCATAACCTTCATGTATATGTCCAAAAATATGAATTTTAGGTTTAATTTCCTCAACACGTTTTATAAGTTCTTCACAACCAACGTTCTCATTTCCATAACGAACATAATCTAACTTCCCAAAAGGTGGTCCGTGAGTGATAAGTATATCCGTATCCACAGGAATCATATCCCATTTCTCTTTTAACTTTTCACCTCTAGGTAAATTAAATGCCCATTCAAAAAACTCTGGTTGCCAAGGTGTTCCATAGATTACTAACTGTTGATCTTCACCATCCCAAAGTTCCATTCTTTCATCTTGAAGATAGTCGATATTTTTATACCCTGTCAATAAACCTATAAGTTTTTCATAATCGGTTTCAAACCCAAAATCGTGATTTCCTGCGATAAAAACTTTAAAGTCGTAATTGTCTATACTATCAAACCACTTTAAAAAGTTTTCAATCTCAGTAATATACCCTCTACTAGATATGTCACCCGCACAAATAAGGATATCTCCGCCAGGTAAAAAACCGTTTAGTTTTTCGTGTTTGGTGTGCGTATCACTAATAAATGATATCTTCTTTTTCATAATTAATCAAAAAAACCTCCAAAATATAACAATGTTAGATATATTGTTACACCTACGATTGAAACAAAGACACTGTGATTCCCTTCCTTTGGTTTACCGTGTAAATAAGAAGAGATTAATAAGTTAAGTCCAATAAGACTTAGTAAGATAATTTGTGGAACTCCCATAATATATTTATATTAATTTAGTAAACAAATATAGTTATTAATTTCCATAAAAACAAATATTTTAACCTTTTTTATTTGTCATTCCCATATTTGTCTCTTAAATATTCACCCCACTGATTTTGTTTTCTACCATTAATAAAAAACCATCCTAAATTAATCTCAAACCATTTTTTAAAACTGTACCACATATTTTCAATTATAAAAATAATAAACACTAAAAACATTAATATAAATGGTAATAAAGGTATCCAACCAATAGTTTTTTCTATTTTATTTAAATCTTTTCTTACCACACCTGTGATCATTAATAGGTATTGGAGGAATATAACCGAAAAAAATAAAACCAATACAGTTACCTTACCAATTACTTCAAACATATTTAATCTTTTAAAACCATCTTATGTATTCTCCCCACTTCACTGATAACTTTTTTTTGTGAAGAAGGTGATTCACCCAAACCATTCGCCATCCAAGATTTAATCTCCATTTCCTGTAAAAAATCGGATACATTAGGTATAAACTTTTTACCGTAATCCTCTAAGATATGGTATTCACATATATCTTTAACTGATACAGTTTTACCATCAGAGTTTGTTATATATTCCCCAAATATAGGTATCATTACTTCAAATATGAAAAACATATTATGGGTTAACACCCTATGTCTATTATCACTAAAGTATTTTTTAGAGACATCCATTTTATTATGTAGTGGTAAGTAATCTTCTACATTACCACCCCACAGTCTTACGGAAGATTTGGAATGTACTAATGGGTTAGCCATTTGTGTCAGTATTTGATTTATCAATATCTTCTTGATTAGTTTCAATAGGTGAACCCTCTACTGTTCCATCCCAATAGATGGTATCATTGTTTTGATGATTGGTTTCATTCGTTTCATCATCTAAACCATCACCTAATGTTGTATCCCAAATTTTATTATCTTCTTCGTCTTCCTCATAAATTTCACCCCAATACTCTTCACTAACAATAGTACTAACAGTAATCTCTTGTTCAGAATTCATATTGTATTCTATCTTACCAGAAGTACCTGCGTTATTCCAATTATATTCGACACCAGACTCATCTAAAATTTGAAATAATAGATTCAAATGATCATTCAAATCTAAACTACCTTCATTGTGTTTGTGAGGGTAGATTCCTATATATGAAAAAGACCCAAAAGAGTCTCCACCACCTTCAAATTCAATTTCAACTGTGTCGTTTTGTGGATCAAAATCAGGATACCCACTTTTAATCATCTCAATAAAACTTTTTTTAATTCCCATTTTTTTATGTTTTTTTGTTTTTATTTTCTAAATTTTTCGGAAAACTCAATATCCTCTAATTCAGATGGACAAACATTAATAATGTGTTTTCTCCACCAACTCTTTAATTTTGTTTTTATTCTTTTTAACATAAATCTCTACAGTATAAGTTTGACAAAATTAATCTAGCGAATTTTAATTCTTTTACCCTATTTAAACGCAAACCATATGCGTGTGCTATAACCTTTAAATGAGGATATACCTCACTTATCGTCATTTGTCCTATCGTCTTTTGATTCATAATCATTTTTATTTACACAAACATATACTTCTTGATACCACCCAAAAACACAGTCACCTAAAATTTTAACAGGTTTAAATTCATCCCAATTGAAATTAAGTATTTCATCATAATAAGTTTCATGTGGGAAAATTACTCTAACCATTTAGTTGGGGTATTTGTTAACATAATCTAATGCGGATAATGCCAAATATTTAATTAACCTTTCCCTATCTAATTTTTTAACTTTATCTAAATCTGACATCATCTCTATATAAGAATCAACTATCTTATCAAACTTTCTTTTGTAATAATCTTTAGGTGGCATAGTATTTTTTTTTACAAATATACATATTATTTTTTAAATAGTTATAACATAAGTAACAATTCCGATAAAAATAAACCATACCAATACTATTACTATCATAGCCAATTTATTATCTTCTTTAATATTACTCATAATATTATTTTTTAAAATTTTAGTCCCACCAACCCTTAAGTCCTGAACCATTAAACCATTTGTAATATCGATCTGTTTCTTTTTTCTCTTCCTCAGTTAAAGTTTTCTCAAACTTTTTATAATCTTTATAATCCTGACCTTTTAAAATTTTGAATAGTTCTTTCCATTCTTTTTCCTCAATTTTACGGGACAGTTCAAAAACTTTACTATTATGTTTATCTTCTTCTTCAGTATTCTTTTCTACTAATCTAGATAACTTAGGTTTATCTGGCACTTCCTCAAACTCCCAATCGTGAAGGTGTAATGACCCAATCTCAGATTCTGCCATTTCAATGTAGTTACCCTCATTATAATTTTTAATTATCTGTACGGCACGTTTCATAGACTCAACCTTTTTCAACCTTGATATTTCTATTTCTATTCCCTTTTTTTCTATGTTTTCAGACATATGGGTTAAACCAACCTCCATAAACATTAATGTCCCGTGATGATCCCACCAGTAGTGTTTCGACAATGGTTTTCTAAATCTCCATACGTTTTTTATAAAACGCCAAATATCACGTCTAAAAAAAGAATAAAATTTATAAATCTTACTCTCATGCCACATTAATTTTTTTAAACTCTTACTGAATGTGTCTGCGAATTTTATTTCCATATTATCTAAATAATCTTTCTAAAATTTTTAAATTTATTTTATCTATTCGAGATAAATCATCACCCCAAATATTTTTTTCACATAAGTCCTCATAAACTGAAAGTAATGGAGTCCTTAAAAATAATATATCCCACTTAGTTACTCTAAACTTAGGGATGTTAGTTTTGTTTGGTAATTTAAACTCAAAAGAAAATAGTGAGTATGAATTATGATTTTTAATAATATTAAAAAAATTAATACCCCAACTACTAAAGTGATCATTTAACTTTAAAGTAATTAAGTTAAATAATAAATGAAACTTTCTAGTCTCCCAACTTATTTTTTTTAAACGCTTTTTCATCTATGATAACTATATGGTTTTAAAAAACTTATAACATAACCAAAAAGATAAATATATTTTTTTAAACCGTATCTTTGGCTAAATGTGAATCGTTTTGTTAAGGATATTCCGTAACCGAATAACCTAAACCAAAAAATATCTTTACTTTTATGATAATTAAAAAACTTTCCCATATTACAATTATAACGTTTTTATAATGAAAGTCAAATCAATAAATAAAGTTTATATTCAGTAATAAATACCCCCAAAAAATATGGGGGTATTATAAAATTGGGGCCGATAGGATTTCTATCTGACGGTTCCACCACTTTGTTTTTAAGGAACAAAGAAACCTATAGCGTGGAGGTGGGGGGTTTCGAACCCCCGTCCTTCTTATGTCCAAACGGATTTCTACGTGTGTAGTCAATTTTTCTAAATTGACAAAATAGACAGTTCCCTTATTACACTGTTCGGTTTACTAACAACTAATCCTCAGTCTTCTTATTTATAAAGGTTCAAAAAGATAATAACCTGTATGTATTACTCGATTAGGCGAATACAACCTCTTCTTTTGCAATTGTACCTACAGTACCATTCAAAAGAATGTTTTCGTTTAGGGCTAAGCCCATTTTTGTATCGTTGCCGACTATTGTTTGTTTTAGATTAACGCTCTACCACGACACGCTTACGCCTATTCTTCTTACGAGAAGTCAAAGCCAATACACCCCCATTTTTCAAAGAACTTTTCTTTAATGATTTATCGTAACCTTTGTTATAAGAAATAATATCATAATGATCAATTTCACGATCATCGTACATCTTACTCTTTTCAAATAACTGTTTCGTTAAACTCATATATAAGTATACTGATACTTATTTATAAAATCAAATATTTATTACATATGTCATTAAAATTATTAGATATTTTAAACGAAGAAAAAGAAAGATGTGTATTTCAAGTTAGAGATATCGGTGGTTCCGTTTATTATAAAAAATGTGGTAAGGGTAAAAAATGGTTATTTACTGACGAAATAGACTTCTTAAAAAATTCAAAAAAATCTAATATAGAAGAGTGGGTAAAACCAAAAGATAAAAAATCTAAAATAAGACAATTAGATGTCCCACAAAAAAAAGGAGACATGTTAGAATATTTAAAAATCTATTACACTAACTTATCTCCAGATAAATATAAAATCGAAGTGGACGGTGATACAATAGTTATATTTAATTATTAATTTGTTTTAGTTTGTCTTTTAACTTGTTGAACTCTTTTCTACCCTTTATTAATGTTTTACACTTTGGATAAAATCGTATTGTATCAACACCGAGTTTTTCAATTTCAATTTCCAAATCAAAAATAATATTTTCAATATTCTTATAATAACTACTATCAATATCAAACCAAGGAAAATTTTCACCCCAATTTTTATGTCCCCAACAAGATTGTGTTGTCCCAATGTTGTTATAATTCAATAAAACAATTAATTCTCTAATACCTTCATCAATACCACAACCCAATCCATCGGTAATTATTTTTGATTTCTCATCTATTTTTTTATATCTATAATTCATAGGATAAAACAAATTAATAACTAAAAATATAACAAATGATAAACAACATTAAAACGATTGTTTATCATCGGACGTTATTAAACCATTTCCTCTAAAATACCGATAATTTCACTTTTACTACTCATTTTTTAAAGGTTTTCTCATTTGTATTTTAAACATCATTTCTGTCACCTCTTCAGGTTCTAACCAACCAGCAACATCAATACTATCATCAGGTAAAGGATATCCTACCTCAAAGGTATTAACACCATCACCATAAAACCCAACACTTCCCCCAATAACAGATACGTAATGTCCGTTATCAAAGTTAAGAAGGGCTTGCACTCCTTTATCGGTGTCATAAAAATTGTTTTTGTGTGGGGTAAATTTTAAATCCTGAAACGTTTTAAGTTCATCTGGATAAAGATTTTTAATGAAATCTAAATCATATGACATCTCATCATAAAGAATTACAAACTTTTCGTAGTTTGGTTTTTCATCTAAATAATCTTTAAGTTTCTTAATTAACGTCTCACTCATTTATTATAGTTTGGTACGAAGTTAATAAAATATTTATAAAAAACAAAATTTATTTGTTTCTTTCTTCATAAAGTTTTTGCATACGATCTCTAGCATAATCACAGTAATCCTCAACTAAATCAATACCAATAAACTGTCTACCCATTTTAGATGACGCATATGGTGTGGTACCAGTACCTGAAAAATTATCAAGAACGATATCATTTGGTTCAGAGTATAAGTCAATAAAGAACTTAGCGAATTCAGATGAGAATGTCGCCTCATGACCCTCAACCTTTCCATCATTATTTTTTGCCTCAATAAAGTTAAAGTAGGTTTTGTAATATCTTTGACCCGTTTTAGAAATAGTTACAACTTTTTTATTCGCATTGAAGTTAGGTGTCTTTGCAAATATGTACACCATCTCAACAATTCTAGTCAATCTATTTGGGTGCCCACTTATTGGTACACAAGATTTCTTTTTCCAAGATGCAGTATCATATATCTCTAATCCCGTATTTTCAAAAACTTCATTAATCAAAATGTATGGTAACGAAGGATTAAAAGTGGTATAACTATAATTAAAAACAATAACACCATCGTCAGTTAATATTCTCTCATATTCTTTAAATACTTCCACCAACCAACTTAAATACTCTTTAACTGGTTGGTTATCTTTAATGATATCCTTAGCACCAGGATACTTATGATTGTCTTTCCTAATAGAAGCCAAGTATGGTGGTGAAGTTAATATAAGTCTTATAGATTTATCATTAATCAATTTCATAGTCTCAACTGTATCACCACAATATATTTCATTTGTGAGTAACCCTACATCAGTAGAATTTGTTACCCCATATATTTCTTCCACATCACTAAAGACATCTTTAGTTATTTCAACCTCAGTAACACCAGTTGTGTACTCTTTTAGATCGAACAAAACTCCTTGAACGACATCTACTTTTCTTTTTGGTCTTTTTGCCATATTATAATAAAAATGAATGTTTAAACAAATCTAACTGTTCTCCGAAAACAGGTAATATATTTTGGTTTTCTCCGTAGTTCATAACTAACAGTTCTTCACCCATATTTTGCTTCACACCACTTTTTGCTGATGCGGCTTTAGCAAATTCTTTCATTTCCCAAACATATTCGTGTTTAGGAAACCAAACCCTTAATATAGGAAAATCATAATAACTAAGAGAAAATTTACCACTAATAGATTTTAATGAATCTGCCAATCTTTCATGATCGTTTCTATCAAAATCGTGATTAGAATAATAATTTTCAGTTTTCCAATACGGTGGATCAACATAAAAATATGTTTTCTCAGAATCATATTTCTCAATCACTTCCTGAAAATCCATATTTTCAACAAATGTAATTTTATCAAAGTGTGAACGATATTTTCTATCCTTAAGTTTATCCATAAAGATTAATACCTTACATCTGTATTTACCTTTATAGTCCATATATGACGATGTTTCTGGTTTAGAACCAGAGAATATTTGAGTTAATACATAAACATATTTTGCTGCAACCTCAAATTTATTATCTTCAGTAATTGTTATACCACTATGAAAAACTTCTTTCTGATACTCATCGAACATTTCTTCATATGTGGTTGGTGTGTCCTCAATACCTAATTGTTGACAGGGGTACTTTGACATTTCGTCCCACATTCTATCATATTCTTTACAACAACTAAATAAGTTTGAGTTAAGTCCATTAAAATCATTATAGACTACCGTTTTCAAATTAGGGTAGTGATTTAAATCCATTTTAAAAAATACCCAAAACATACCACTGAATGGTTCAACATATGTTTCAATATCTCTCGGTATGTACGGAACTATCCATTTAGATATTCTAGCCTTACCACCAATATAACTAATCATCTATTTTTTCTTTAATAATAATTATTTTTTTTTGAATAGTCAACCTAGTCTCTAAGTTTAACTATAATACTTATTCTATGATAATTATCGAATATAGTCCCATATTCACCTTTATTTATTACCCATTTATATTCTAACAACTCATTTGGGATTGCACCGTCTTTAGTAAACAACCCACAATTAGATTTATAAATATTCTCTAAAATTTTTTTATTAAGTTTCTTCCACCACTTTGATTTGATTATACTCTCAATAAAATTATTATAATCATCCGACCCATTAAAATTGTCGAAAAAAGAATTTCCTTTACCCCATTTACTTCTAGTTGGGGCTACCTTTATAATAGGTTCTGAATAAAGTCTGTATTTTTTTAAATCTTTTTTAGAGTATTTCTTTATCTCATAAAGATTACCTTTCTTATCTTTAGCATCCGCCTTTATGAATCTAGACTCTTCCATTATTGGTTTAAATAATTCTGGATCTTTACTTAGACTCATTATCTTATCCACATTATTTCTTCCGATACCAGCCCATTTTATACGAGGAGATTTAATATACCTTTCAAAATTATATTTTTTTCTCACATCCCTCTCAAAACTATAGCCCGCATTAACTCTTATGCGTCCGTTCATAAATATCTTTTAAAAAATTAAGGGGTACCAAATGATACCCCTTTAAATAAGTCTTATCGATTTGATTCGTATGATGCCTGTTGGGACATCTGAACCTTAATCAATTCTACTTTTTCTAAAAGAAAAGATTTATCTTCTTCTGAAAGTTCTTTAGTTTCTGACCATTTTAGACCTAAAACACTCATTAACTCCCAATTCTTTTCTTGATCCGTTAAACTAGGATCTGTAGCAATTTTGTTAATACTCATAATTTATTTTTTTGAATCTGCTTCTATTTGTTTTTGTTCTAGAAGAGTTATTATACTTTCTTTAATAGAAAGGTATGTGTCGATATCAAAGTTTCTTAAAACACCACTAAACGTAGTGATATCGTGTGACACAATGCTGATTTTATCTTTTTCCATATCGTAAACAATTTGTGCTAACAAATCTCTTACAACGTATTCTTTTTGTTTGTCCTCCAATTGATCGAAAATTGGTTCATTGACTTGAATAACTACATCATAGTCTGTCATAAACTTAACAATGTCACTAGTCTTTGAAACCTTACCGAACTCTTTCTTAATTGCGTCGTTAGATAAAATTTTAATTTTCACCATTCTAGGAATGGATGTTTGATCAATGTGTTTCTGAAACAACGTTAATGTGTCTTCGTAGACCTCTTCAAATTTTGCCATAAATTATATTTTTTTTATATTGATGTTTAATAATAGACATTATTTTTAAAAAAATCAAATTTTTAAGTCTTTTATTTTTTCTTTTTCTTCTTCACTGACATTCTCTGGTATATCTAACCATACCTCAATTAACATATCACCCTTTTCATTTTTTCTAAATAAACCTCTATTCGGTATTCTTAACATACTACCTACTTTAGTACCTTCCTTAATTTTAAACTTTATTTTACCTTCCAAAGTATCTACTTGTATTTCATCGTTACCCAACACTAAATCTTTATAATCTAAACTAACTCTTTGATGTATGTCGTTACCAACTCTTCTGTATTTATCGTGTGGAGTTTCAATAATATTTAATATTAAGTCACCATCAATTCCCTTTCTAATGGAATTACCCATACCGTTAACTTTAAATGATTCTCCGTCCATTATCCCTTTGGGAATGTCGAATTCAAATTCCACCTCACCAGTATTAGTACCCAAACCAAAACAAGTTTCACATTTTTTTATAACCATCTCTCCTAATCCAGAACATGTGGGACAAGTAGTCACATTAGACATCGTACCAAACGGAGTGTTTTGTATCTGAGAAACCATACCACTACCACCACAAGAATTACAATGTGTTGTCTCACCACCTGTATTATTACAAGTATTACACCCATTTGACTTACGGTATTTTATTTTTTTATGGACACCCTCAAATACCTCCTCTAAACTTATTTTAACGTTTAATCTAATATCAGTACCTTTTCTTCTTCTGTTTTGTCCGTTAAAAAAAGATGCAAAATCGTTCATACCACTGAAAGGGTTAGTTCTACCATCGGCAGTTCCAAACCTATCATAGTTTACTTTTTTTTCTTTGTCTGATAATATAGAATACGCTTCGGCAATATCTTTAAACTTTTCTTCCGCCTCTTTATTATCAGGATTTACATCGGGATGATACTGTTTAGATAACCTCCTATATGACTTTTTTATATCATTTTCAGTGGAGTTTCTTTCAATTTCTAATATTTTATAATAATCTTTATTCATTACTTCTATTTATTTATTACAAATAATAAGTATTTTTTATAAAAAATAAAGATATGCGCTACAGAATTATTATCACCCAAAATGGTAAAAAGAAAAAAATACTATATGAGGGTAATAGTGAAGATATTGTAAAAGAAAAATATTATAAAATTAGGGATAACAATAAAGTATTATTCCCTAAAAAAAATAACGCGTATAAAAAAATTAAATCTGTGACATACGAAATTCTTTTCCTTAAAGAGAAAGAAGAAAGGGATAGTGATTATTTTGAAAGAGACGATTTAGGGAGAGTTATACCTATCACAATTAACAGTGATAGTTGGACTATGGTACACAAAGATGAATATTTTTACGAAGAAAAATTTACCGTATTTGGTTTTGATTATAGATTAGAAACCAAAGAAATAATAAAACGGATTTTACTGAAGAAGTCTAAAGAAGACAACATTAAAATGGTAAACTACGTTATCAATAAAGTTTTAATTCACCAAAATGGTGACTTTGATATTATAACTTGTAAAAATAGTAATGACGCAAAAAGATTATATTTAACTATAAAGGAATTTTGTGATCATAACAAAATTAATAATGTAGTATTCACTGGGTTAGTTGGGGATAAGGGTAGGACTAAATTATATAAGAGAATTTCAGAAAAGACTGGGTGGAGTATGAATAAAACTTATCGTACATCCACCCGACCTTAATTACTCAACCCCTACTTGAAATTTATTCTCTAAATCAGATACTAAATCATTTAATTTTTCAATATCACTAACCTCATCAATGTATAATGGGTTAATACATTTAATTTCTTCTTTACCTTCTGTTGGCATAAAGAATATTCTAACGTCATCCCCTCTATTCTCTAAATAAGATCTAACGTTTTCACCGTAACTTCTAATCATATCAGTATTATTAAACAACGATTTTTCTAAGTAAAACACCAAAATCAATGGAGTATAATCTCTATTTTGTGTTCTAAATTTTTCTAATGAAACATATTCCACATTTTCTGTAGATATTTCATATTTCCCACTGAGTTCATTTTCCTTTTGAGTTCTTTCTTCTTCACCCACTGCATCTATACATTCAATAGGGTTATTATTATCATCAACTAAATAAACTAAATAATGTCTAATACCTTTTTCTAACTTATTATTTTTAGTAATTATTTTCATAATTCATATTTTTATTTTTTTATTATTTCCATAATTTTACTAAAAAAATATTTAACTGTAAACGTTATAAAATAAAAAAGGGAAGATTTCTCTTCCCTCTTTAATTTCGGTGTCGGAATGGTGATCCTATTTTTTTTAAGTGATATAGTATCACCCCCACATTTTTAACCCATATAGGTTTGGGTGTCTGTTTTTTTAGTTGAGACAAATCCAACTATCTTTTTCACATGAGATAAACAAGAGGTATGTTTTACGACCTAGAGTGTGGGGTACACCCACTTTAACTCACCTATGGTCGTCCACTTTATACTTTTATCGAAGTAAAGTGGTAAAACCCCTTCTGAACTTGTTTTTGTAGTTTTTAAAGTTGCAGAAACCATTCGTTTATTGGACTTAAAGGGAGTTCGATAACCCCCAACCCTTTACACCTAATAACATTGTGGTATCGGAATCGTCTGACACTTTTTCTCATAACCCTGAGTGGTTCCTCCGCTTTCACGGTTTACACCCATGTAGTTATGTGGGTTATCAAAGCCCTATCTATTGTAGTTAAATTTATAGTTTTAAATTTTGCTGCAATGATTCGTTTACTACCACAAATATCTTCAAAGAACGTTTTATATAGTAACTAAACTATATCGTATATCATTAATAGTTTCCATCAGTATTGATTCTGGCGACATATTCTTTCCACCTAATATAGATTTAAGAATTGACGGACTGAATCCCGATACTAATGCAGTACCATTTTTATCAAACTCAACTGGGAAATTCCCACCTTTCGCATTTAAATTCCAGTATACGATATCAGGTACTTTATACCCTGCCTCACTATACATTTCTTCAATCATAGATTGTGCCCCCAAACTATCCCTTCTGTTCGCCTGATTGAATTGCATATCTGACAAAATTAATATCTTAGTCGGCATAAATTCCTCCGTAATATTATTATTTTTTGCCTGTGTTAGAATTAGACTGAACACTTTTTCTAAATTAGTACTCATACCCCATTCTGCTCTCCTCAATTGGTGTAGTCTTGCATTTAGGCTTCCTCTTAGGTATTGTAATTCAGGATTTTCAGAGAATGTGATGAACGCATCTTTAAAGTTACCCGTATTTCTTTCTGAAATATACATACCTAACGATATTGCAATATCCATACAAGTTAGGTTAGGATTACCCGCTACCTCACAAACCATAGATCCTGAAACATCAACAACTGGTAAAATTCTTTCTTCAGAACCTTCCATCCAATTAGGTAATGATTCCCATTGTTTCTCATTAACAACATCGTCACCACCCATATTCATAGATTTTATGATGTCATATGGGTATAGTGCACCAGCATTAACTTTTGCAGTTCCATCGACTAAGGCAGTTTTATATTCTTCATACCTTGTCAAATCGTTTCTTTTAAAGGACTTCTGATATCTAGATGATGCGAGAGAAGGAAGTTTAGAATAATCAATTGACTCCCAATCTCTAGCACACATCTTAGTCTCCACAACATTAGTTAGTTCCACTAACATCTTTCGATATTGTTTCGGTGTAACCTTAAACAATTTTCTAAGTCCGTTAGCGATGATACCTTTTCTCGGCATCCATTTGGCACATAGACCGTCTCCGTTTGTTAAAGCCGTTCTAATAAGTGAATACATATCGTCCTCTAACTCTGTACCAAATAAAACTAAAACATCATCCCATCTACCAAATTCTGGTATTAAAGCAATGTTCTTTCTAATAGTTTGTGGTGAGTTGGTGATTAAGGATGAGATAACGTCTCTAAAGACTTTTCTTTCACCTGACCCACCTCTAACGTCTCTAGCCCAAAATAAGACTTTAGACGCAACCAAAGGATTTTCATTAAAGGCTTCTTCGAAAACTTTAACTACTTTATCTTTTGATTTTCCTCTCATCGATCCAATAGAGAAAAACAAATCTACACATTTATTCAATGTGGTGTTGTTTGTAACCATACCATTATCAGTTAATGTTACGTTACCTTTATTTTCTACCAAAATTGTTTGAGAGTCGCTCATAATAAAACTTTTTTAATTTCTGACTACAATTATAGTTACAATTTCCTAAAAAGTCAAATATTTTAGAAAAAATAATTTTTTTTAATTATCAAACCAAAAAACTAATCTAACATCCTTAGAATCACCTATATTTAACAATGCATCTACAACATCTCTAAAGAAATATGTACCCACACCAATGTCATTTAACTTACTGTCAGACATCTTATAGTAAGAACTACCCATTATCTCATCTAAATAAAGATAGTTTGCAGAATGTGCATCCATACCCCATTCATCAAATATATCACATAGTTCATCGGAAACATCATCAGGTAAACCTCTATCCATATCCGCAATTAATTCCATAGATGGGTTTCTAACACCTGCAAGTGCACCAAATAAATCATAATTTCTCCCACTATAAGGTTGATCCGTATATGGGTGTGGGAATTTACTTTCATCTTTCCAGTATTGAAAATTTGGATCATCACTAATTGATGGTTTTAAAAATTTATTCATAATATAATCCTCCATTTTATTTTTAGGATTATTTTTACCACTCAAATATCTATAGATAATATCTTTTGCCTCTTTGTCTGTTAAACCAAAACTATGTATTATTTTTTCTATTATAATGTCTAGTGCGTATGAGTCATAAAACTTATTACTCACCTTTTCCCATTTTTTATTTTGTGGGTTAAATTTTTCTGCGAACATATGAACATCACATCCCATAATCTTTTTTTTTTACAAATATATTATTTTATTTATAAATATACAAATTTTTTACTTATATCTTATTTTTAAATATTCCAAATTACTTTTGAGTACATCTTTCCCAAAAAATCTTTCTTTGAATTCATCTTCTCTATAATATAAGTTAATACCATTTAAATCTTTAGACTGTCCTACGAATATGTCGATGTATCTGTATTGTCTTTTAGTAGAACTTAATAACGCCGCATTAGATTTACTCTTTACTTGTACTAAAAATATTTCACCTTCTTTTTCTACGATGAAATCGATACCGTACATCATATCAATGAAGTTACCATTTTGTCCTTCAAAAATAATAGTAAACCCATCTTTTATGAATAAGTCCTTAGTTAAGGATTCAACAAAGTCACCAACCTTAGTATTATTTTTGGTATTATATGTGAAATCTTTATACTCGTCAATGGTAAAGTATTTAGTGAGTAATTTATAAATAGTATTACCTTTTTTAAGTGATAATAGATAATTTTTAATTTCTGTGACATTAAGTTTAGATAACATTTCTATTTGTCCACCTTTTAGAAATAAGGTAGTTAGTAATTCGGAAACGTCACTGTAGTTAGAATTTAATTTGTTAACATAATCCCACTGTCCGTTTTCATCCTTAACCAAACAACAATTTTTTAATTTGTCACTGAAGTATGTCCCATCAGTTTTTTTAATGATGTCTTCTACTTTTTTAGTTCTATATAAATAGGATAATGGTTCTTGATAGGCGGGATTCAAATCCTCACATTCTCTAATTTCATCTAAGATTTTGTTTATAACATCTTTCATGTTTAAACCATCTCTATCACAAACCCAAGAACTTAATTTTTTAATGTTATCACAAACAAGTTTTTCGTTACCATAGAATCTACCACAACAGTAATAGTCGATTAATCTTTCTTCCAGTATTGTATCTACAACCTTTCTTTCTTGTTCCTCAAATTCGACACTAGGGTGACTTAAACCATTGTCGTAAACTTCTTTTTCATCATTTAAGATGAAATCAATAAAATCATTGTGTATATCTTTATTTTCCATATGACAATTATATGGTTTAAAGATTAAAATGTCAAACTTTAACTATTTCGAAAATAAATGTAATGCCTGCGATGTTGATTTCTATCAAATCGTTATGAACAAAATTATTTAGATTGTTATTGGTATTATAAAATAATTCCTCATCTAATTTTTTATGTGTTGGTTCGTCTAATTTATACATAATAGTTAACCCTTCTGTTTCTATTACTTTATTTTCAACACACTCATTCGCAATCTCTAATAACTTTTCTAAATTCATACTAAAAAACATTTATCAATCTATCCCAAAATCTCCTTAAAAAAGATTTTCTAATTTTTTTTATTTTACCACCATTATTTTTGATATGATCACCGAGACCAGACTTTATCTGTTTTATAAATTGTTCCTTCTTAAGTTGGGTTCTTATTTTTTCCGCTTCAATATCCCCATTTGTTTTAATAAACTCATCCATACTAACAAATATAACTATAAAATTCTAACAAGTGAAGAAAATAACGTAGGAAATAATGGTTTAGGTAAATCATTTATATCAAACCAACCCCAATCTTGATTTTCTTCATTTAATTTACACTCATATTCTTCATTACAATATCCTATGTAGAAATGATATGGATAACCCATTCCCCATTGAGTTTCAAATAATTTATAAAATATGTCATCTGAATTTATATTAGTTTCCTCATATAACTCTCTTTTGATACCTTCTAATACTGTCTCACCCTTTTCTATTTTACCACCAAAAAGACTCCATGAGTTTGAGAAAGTTATTGTTTTACCTCTTTGCCCTAATAAAAATCTATTAGTAGTGGTACAAAAAAGTAGTACACCACCATAATTTTTTTTTTCATTTCTTATCATTTAATTTTACCGGTATCTAAATTAAGAAGAGAATTTAAATTTTTCTTATACGGCAAACCAACGTGAACGTGTGACCCTGTAGGGCTTGTGTGCCACAAAGATATTTCTGCCAATGGTGTACCTAATGTGACTTCTTGCCCCTTTACTACCTTTATCTTTTGTAAGTGGGTGTAAAATATATCACAGTATCCATCTTTACCTTTAACTGTAATACTACCACCATATATTTTACCAGTATGATCCTTATCGTTACCACCTATCTTAGATACGGTTCCCTTAGTAATAGAATACACCGTAGTTCCAGGTTTACCGAATATGTCAGTCGCATTATCTGATTGCCAATTACCTAACTTCCTAGTAGCATGAGCCGCTGGACCATTTTTAGATACAGTTATTTGTTTACCCAAAATATATCCACTATTACCTACAATTGTTGGTGCGTCTTCAGATTTTTTAGGTTCCTCAGTTTTTTTAGGGAGTTTAGTTTCTACTTTTTTTTTAACTCTGTTTTTGTTGGATACGTGTACGTGATTCCAGTGATTACCACCTGTATCTGTTCTCCATAGAAATGCTTTAATATTTGATTCCCCAAAAGAGTATCCTAATTTTTTTAATTCTGTTACCAATCTATCACCATTTTTCATAAAATTGGCGTTACCAATACCTTTATTGCTACCATTTCCATTGGGGTTACCTATACCTTCTATAACAGATATATCTACCGCATTACCACTCCAGTGTCTACTAATATCCCCATCTGACGTATATTTATTATGTCCAGTTCTAGCCCAACTTATCTGTGCTCTCATATTAATAGCCTTCAACGCTTTAATAATATCACTAATTAATGTTGGGTTGATAATTCCGGCATCTCTGTCTTTTTTAGCGTTTTTACTCCAAGTTAATAGTTCACTACTATCATATATCACATCATCAACAACTACCTCTTCCTCCTCATCAGGTCTTTTTGGTTTATTTGCTCTTACCCAATCTTTACCTATTAAAACAAATGAATGTTTTAAATAATCATTAATAGATCCTTTTTTACTTAAATTAGGGTCAGATAAACCACAGTCCGACAATTTTTTATTTACCTTTTCTAATCGATTGGGGTCTTGATTAACCCAATATCTAAAATTTAGATTATCATCATCGTTTTGTATGTTTTCGCTGACGTATTTAAGTTCTGCAGTAGTTAATTCACAATCGGTTTTTACAACTTTTTTAGGGAGTTCAGTTTCTACCTTTTTTTTACCTTTACAGTATTTTGGTGTGTTAACTACACCCTCCCCACAAAAAGTAAAGTGCCATGACTCTGATTGAGCCTCACCCCAATACCAACCATATTTTTCACCATTTTCCCTAATCCATTTCTTTCCGTCCGCAACATCTATTGCATTACCCCATCCATGATTAGATGTACAATAACCACATCCGGCATTGGGGTAAACAGGTAGTTCATTCCACTTTTCTGCTTTGCTTGGATTTGGTTTTGCAGCAACATTACCTCCTCCTAAATATATTTTCCATGCCTTCCATTGGGTAAATACGTTTTCCTTACCATTTGGGGAACCACAAAGTCTATATGCGTCAGAGATAGTAATATTTACACCTTCTTTCTTCGCATCTACCACCATTTTATTAAATTGGATTGCAGCTGCTTTAGATAGGTATTCCGTTCGCCCGTTAGTGTCATTCATTATTTTAGTTAATTCACTTAAATCTAATCTACCGTTTTTATTATAATCTCTTTTATTATCCTCATCCTTTTCAACTTTTACTTCCTCATCAGGTCTTTTTGGTTTATTTGCATTAATCCAATCTTTACCTATTAAAACAAATGAATGTCTTAAATAATCATTAATAGATCCTTTTTTATCTAATATTGGATTCACTAATCCGCAGTCCGACAATTTTTTATTTACCCTTTCTAATCGATTGGGGTCTTGATTAACCCAATATCTAAAATTTAGATTATCATCATTAGTTACTATGTTTTCGCTGACGTATTTAAGTTCTGCAGATGTAAAAGTACACCCAACCACAGGGGAAGTAGTATTACTATCAAATTTATTTAAATTATGTTTCTCAATAATACTAATTAAAAGATTAGCGTATGTGGGACTAGTCGCATATCCCGCTTTTTGTAACCCCTCAGCCCAACCTTTGTAGTCTGTAGTACCTAACCCAAATAAACTACCGTATCTAGAATTATCTACTAAGAATTTGGAGTGATCATCAAATGATTGTGAAATATTATCATATTTTCTAAAACAAGCATTTTTGTCTATACGTTTAGACCCGTCTTTATTTACTTCTCCAGTATCTAAATATATTTTTTCACCCGTCCAACTGTGACATTTTATACCAAAATGATTTTTACCCTTTCTAGCCAAACCTGAATTACCATCACCAGATTCAATTATTCCCTGAGCAATAGTTATAGACGCAGGTATTTTATATTTTTTCATCTGTTTAATAGCATTATCTTTAACTAAAGCAATATATTCTGTTCTTGAATATTTTTTAGTTGGATCATAATCTATTTCTGTAGTACCATCATCTTCAAAGTCAATATCATCAGTTACATCACTATTATCTAAATCAATGTCATCAGTTGTACTATTATTGTCATTGTCCACAACTACAACATCATCAGGGTAAAGATCATCCCAATCACTATCAACACCAAAGTTATATGTTAAATCTTCACTTCTTTTATCTCTAGTTGAGTCTGTGAAAACAATCCATTTATCAATTTCTGTATTTATTAAATCTTTTTCTTCTTTAGTGTATTTTGCAGAATCAATATATATTATACCATTTTCTACTTTATCAATATATAAAAATTTATTAGCAATAGTATCTATAAAAAATTCCAAATGAATTAATAATTGCATCATTTGATTTGTAATATCAAATTCATCTTTTGGATTACTGAATACTATCTTTTGTTCGTTTAAGTTTTTTTTGATTAAACGTTTATATTGACTTTCTGTTAAAATTATTCTTTTCATATTATAGTCACTAATCTTAGTAATTTCTTTTTAAAATATTCACCCCTTACTCTAAATCTTTTTTCCACATCACTTAAAAACTTATCTATAGATTTCATTTTAGGTAATTTATTTTCTTCACTATAAAAACAAAGTATGATTTTAGATAATTCATTAGTTCTGTCTTTTGTTAGTGACTCAATCTCTTTTATATAAATATCCGCTTTATAGTTAATCATCATTTCTGCAAAATTATAAAATGGTAATTCTTTTAAATATACCATAAATTCGTTATGATCCTGTGGGTTTCTTTTAGTTATCATAGTACCCGCTTGTTGTATAAAAGAGTTTAACTCATACCATTGGCTGACGTATATCATATACCCTATTCTATCTACCGCATCACCATTAATATCACCATTAGTATATATACCCTCACACCCTTTTATTTCTTTAGGTGTCTCTAAGTACCTATTAACCCACTCATATAAATGCATAAATTCATGTGATAAAAATGAAGAAAAATAATAATATAGAGTGTTAATATCTATATCTTCTCTATTTTTAGGTAATGTCATTACAACATCGAATTCCGCATCTAATATATTATATGTGTTATCGTCATTTTCAATTATTTGTGTAAAATAAGGTGAGTACTCCATATCGATTGATGAGTCATCTCCATCCACTTCATTTATGATAACCGTTAATATCAGACTATCAACAGGAAACTCTTCATAAAAACTTTTACCTTTTAATTTATTAGATAAATTAGTCATTGTATAAACATCTTCTTTAACATCCTGTTTTAATATCTTACCCAATATTTCATCAGTGACATAATCCGCCCAATTTTCAACAACTTTAGAGTAACCTCTAGTCTCACTAATCACTTTATTATATTGTTTTCTATTCACAATAACTTTCATTGTACCTATATTTATTAATAAATATTAAAAAAAAAATTAAAAAAAAAAGTATTATGGAATTATTATTAATTATTTTACTAACTTATGGAATTTCAAACATTATTGTTTTTGGTTCTATATTTGACGGTTTAAGAAAAACTGCCGAAGTTTACAGTCCTAATTTTTTCGGACAATTGGTTAACTGTATGATGTGTACTCCGTGGTGGGTTGGTTTATTCATATCTACTACCGCACAAATTACTGGTTACACACTTCTATCACCAACGTATAGTTACTTAGGTGTTGGGTTTATTCCGTTATCATTGTTTTTAGATGCGTGTCTTTTATCAGGTACCACTTGGTTACTACACACAATTCAAGAAAAAATAGAAGTATAAAAAAAGAGGGATTAAACTCCCTCTTTTTCATCTTCAACTAATTTACCATTACTATTCGTTGGTGGTAATTCGATTCCATTATGAACTTTCTTATTAACATCAGTTTTAATGTCCTTTAGAGTTGGTTCATCAATTGATTCGATAACAAACTTTAATCTTTCTAATTCCTTTAACGGTTTATCACTAAATAAGAACTTAAGTTCTTCAATTTTAGCCTTCAATAAAGAAAGTTTATTTTCTTTTTCAATATTAAAATCTATTACATATTCAACGTGTTCTAAAACATTATCAATAGAGTCTTCAGAATTTTTGGGGAAAACCATATAATAATTATTGTTATTATTACTAGGTTTATATGTTATAGATTCTGTTTCGAACATATCCCAATTTTCTAATAATAAAACATCTACAACTGGTAAGTCTTTTACAAATCTAATTCCAGTTACATAAGGTCTTAATTCACTTAATTTTTCTTGAAACATTTTTTTACCTTAAAAACGATATTATTGATGTTATAAAGAATGATATAGAAATTCCTAATGTTATCAAAGATACATTATTAATTTTAAAACGTTCATTCATCCTTACACTTCTTATTAAGAAAAATGTATTTCTCACAATCACTGATAGTGATAAAAAGAACAGAAATAAATATACATCTTTTACTATATCAATCATAACTTTTTTGTATTAGACATTTTTTTTATCAGAGACACTAACTCTAATTTCCTGACAAAGGTTTTTAACATCTTGACAACCTTTTCTAACTCTAGTTCCAGCAGCCTTATTGTTTTTTTCATAGAATTTAGAAAAATCTTCTTCTAATCCTGCTACTAAATTTTTTAATTGTTCGTACAATTCCATTTTAATTTATTTTTATTCATTGTTATTATTAATATCCACATTGTTAAATACGGACATATATTCACTCAACATTTGTATTTTGTTGTTGGTTACGGTTATAGTTGATAATATAAAATCAAACTCTGTTTTTTTATTATCAGTTTGAGTTTTTTCATCATTTAATACTCTGTTTAAATCTAACTCTAATGTATCTCTTTTAGAAATTAAGTCCGATAAAACTATCTGTAAAAATTTTAATCTACTATTCATATAAACAACTATAAGACAAAAAAACTATAAAATCAATAGTAAAGTCACTTTTTTGTTTTAAAATAAAGACTTTTTTCGAATAATTTATATAATTCTATCATAATATCTATGTCTGATCTAGATTTTATCTTATGGAAATCAAATGATAACTCTGCCAAATTATCTAATTTATTTAAAACTTTATCACTATTTTTATAAAATAGTTCATCATAAAAATAAAAGAAATATTCTTTTAGTCTTACTACATCATCAAATACAATACTTTCTTCTTTGAAGTTATCTACTATATTATTAAAACACCATAAATAATGTTCATTAACCTCTCTATCTGTTGTAATATACTCTGATCCTAAATAAGTGTCTACAATGACTTTGTTAAGTGATTTAATAAAATCATAGTATAAATTACATCTATCAAATTTTACATCATTTGCCTTATATAATAAATTCATTTGATCAATAGTCAAAGGATTTGTGATATAGTTCACGAATTCTGAATTTTCCATAAACGTAATTATAAACTTTATATACTATTTTATAAAGATAATAACATATCAATTAATCCTTGTTGTGGGAACATATCGGATTTATCCTTTCTAGTGTTAGTATGCGTCCACATACCTTTAACCTTACCGTAATACGCGTCTGAATTAAAATCAAATCCTTTAACACCACTTTTTTTAATTTCACTTATCAAACCTTTTCTTATATCTATATCATCACGATTTGCAATGTGTAATATTAAATCTTTTAAAACTAAAAGTTGTTTATCAGAATAACGATGCCAAGTTTTATGTCCCCTAAAAGATTCATTCAACTCTACAATTTGTTCTAAATTTGCCTTTTGTCCTGTGTATGTTTTACCATCTTTAATCGGTCCGAAATTACATACCTCAATACCTACTGAATGAGAGTGCATATATTCTGAACCATTATCACCCAAATGCCACCCATATGATCCTTCAGGAAATGATTGAACTATCGTCCCATCGTATATATCGTTTCCTGTAAATACTGATTGTCCACCTAAAACAAATTCAGTTCCGATTCTACCTCTAGTATCATTATTCCACATTTTAACAACTCCATACGGATCATTACCACCAGCGGTATGATGTAAAAACAAATATTCTTTTTTAGTTGGTCCAACTAAATATTCATCCTTATCCATAAACTTTTGGTTGATGGTGACATTTACTGATGATTGGTATGTTTCAGATAAATCCGTTGTTGTTTGGAACCCCATAGCATTCCATGTTTTTTGTCCAACAACCCCATCCGCAATTAATTTATTTGTTTTTTGCCAATTCTTTACTGCAGTTTCAGTTTTACTACCAAAGTCGCCATCGACTTTTATTTTTAAGTACTTCTGTAAATCTTCTACCAATTTACCTTTTGATCCTAACTTTAATATTTCCATTTTTATTATTTTATTTTATTTTATTTTATATCATTAGATTCTATTAATGTGTATGTAAATTTATTACCCCAAATTTTAGAGGCTTTCTTACATATCTTTATAAACACATCAAAATCTTTTACCTTTTTAAAAACCTGACAACCTTCTGACCAATTTTCCACCCAAGTAGAATCAACACCAGATTTATGTATGTTAATACCAAACATTCCTGTATCTTGTTTAACTTCATCAAATGTTAAATCTTTATTACCATCTCTCCACACAGTAACTTCTTGTAATCTTTGACAAACCGCCTCATATTTTCCTTGATGTAATGATAATGCGTATGTTCCTCTATATTGTCCCGGCACTAATCTTGCAACACCATTTTTATTATGGAATTGTTGTACACCTTTTTTACCTGGATCAGTAGTTGCGGACCAACAATAGTATTGTAGAACACCATTTTCGTCTTTAAATGTTATTGTTATATAATCATCAAATACATTAGTCACTTTTTTGTATATGTTAGGTGCGTTATTTCTTACACCAACTATATTTACATCATATCCTTTTCCATTTGATCCGTCAAACCATACATATTCTTTTGATTTAACTGCTTTTTCAATTTGTTCTTTTGTATACATTTTATTTTTTTTTATTGTTGATTCATATAATTAAGAAATTCATCAAACTTATAGTCGTTTGGTTTGATAATTTTGTTAACTACTTTATTAATTAATTTATCGAAATATGTTCTAAGTGTTTCATTCTTTAAATCTTTGGGGTAATTAAAGTCAATCCATTCAGAATGTATTATTTCATCATAACCACCACTGTATGTATATTTTTCACCATTAAACACCGCAAATTCATCATCCTGAATAATAAAATCTACCCCAATTTTATTAGTATTTTTGTTTGGTAGTGTGTCAAAAAATAATGAACAAGGGGGATATACCTCACTATTATTAAAAATAGTTAAACCAAATGTTTCCTCTAACGATGCTTCATAAGGTGGCATCAATGTATCCGAAACCCAAGAATTACCCCTATAACTATAGATTTCTTTATTTTTATAATTTTTATAAAAGAATGTATATAAAATACCTTCTATCACTTCACGATCCTCTAAAAAATTTATATCTATATCCTCGATTAAATCTGGAATATCGTTAAATAGAAAATTACCGTATTTTTCATAAAATTTAGATACTGTGTATAGTCTTTGGTAGTCACCAGTGTTTAACATTTCTTCTACCTTCTCTATTTTATCTGCAACAGTTAAATTAAATTCTTTACCATTAGGTGAATAAATTTTTTCACTCCTTAGTAAATGAAATGACTTAAGTATCGCCTTATCCATTTTAGTTATATTTAAGTTATCGATTACTGTCTCAGTTAATAAAGAATTAAAGGATATTTTCATATTAATAAATATGTTATAAAACAAAAAAGGTACCTTTTGGTACCCTTTTATAGTGTGATTTTTAATCATTTACTGTTCTTTAGGAACAAACGTAGATTCAATCAGTATATTATTTATAATTATTTTAATTTTATTCTTTCTTTTAAAATTTGATTTATCTTAAAAATTAAATTTGATTTTGTCGGATCGTTTTTATATTCTATTTTTTTCCTAATCAATTGTACGGTACTTAAATTTAATAAATTATTATACTCTTCTATGTCTTTTTCTATTTTTTCTACCCCAATAACACTTGGTCTTAATACATTTTGTGCCGGCATAATATCCAATTTTACTAAGGGTTCTAGTAACATCTCACAAAAAGTTAAAGTTTCATTTATATCACCTTTTTTAATTAACAATTCTGTAGGTATTTTACTTACGTCATTAGGGTTTTCATTTTTTATTTTAATTAAGTTTTCACAATAAGATGTATATGAATTATCCGATTTTAATGTGGAAAATAAATTATCTAATCTTATTTTTTCTAACTTCATATTATTTTCTTTTTCGGCATTTATCTTCTCTAATGATATTTTTTCTTTTTCTTTTTCAATATTTTTTGTTTTTTGAACTTGTATACTATGAATTCTATCCAATATTTTTGTGGGGTACGGACCACCATTTCCCCATTTTAAGTTTAAACCACTACTTACTTTAGTATCAGAAGAAATACCATTCATATCAATAAACCCAAAATTACTATACTCTACATTAGTGTCTAAACTTATATGAAAATGAGGTCCGCTTGCGTGACCAGAAGGGTATACCCTTTCATTTATTAAACCAATTTCCATACCATATCTACCACTTAAAATTATCTGTAATACTGCCTCCTCTATTTTCTTATCATTTTTAGCGTTCATACCATCTATTGGTACAAAATCGACTGCTTTTCCAGTATTATGTTTTGAACTTGGATTTCTTGGTTTATGGAAATAATCTCTACCCCCTGTAATAATTAATTCTAACCCACTTATTTTCTCAATTTCCGATAATATATCAATTAATCTAACATCAAATTTAAAATTTTTGTCTACACCTGATACTATTTCTGGTATATAATTTCTATATTCTGAAGGTATAATATTTAAAATATCATTTCTTTGATTTTGAGTTCCACCTATTAAATCAAACCATGATGTTCTATATTTACTATCACTAGCACTACGTTTTAAATCTAATCCTTGGTCTAACGCATATTTAATAACATTTAAAGAATCGGACACATGTTTTTCTGTTGATGGTACTTGTTTATATGTCTCACAACATTCAATACTATATGTACCATCATCACAAAGACAATAAATTTTTTTTTTAATTTTTTTAAATTTTTTGGGCCCATCATCATTCCGGCCCCATTCTTTTTTATTGACTATATTACTTAATTGTTGTTCTGTTATAATTATTTTCATCACTAATAAATATTATGTAAAATAAAAAAGGTACCTATAAAGTACCTTTTAAATTAATTATTATCAACCAAATTAGTTTATATTAATCTTTTACCTTTTGCAGATTCAAATAATTTAGAAAATGTTTTTGATTCTGTACCATAATCATTAGTTTTACTCATAGAATCTGAATGTTTGTAATTGAATAATTTTTTCATTTTAACCATATCCTCATTTATCATAGATTTGTTTCTATAACCCAATACGGTACCTTCATTAATTGACTCATCCCATCTTACTTTATAAGTCTGATTACCATCTGTCATTAAAAATACGTTACCATCAAATTTATAACCTTCAGGTACCAAATTAAGTACTTCTTTTTCTGAAGTGAATTCGTTTTTATAATTTAGTCTTTTCATTTTACCATTTTTTGATTCGTTTGTTACTCTAACTTTAGGAGTTAAATGATACTCGTCAGGTTTATCGTATTTATGTTTTATATATTTTTCACTATTATCTTTTAATTTCTTATAGGTAGTATCTTTTTTCTTCCCTTCACCAAAACCATCAATTGTACCAAAATTTTCATCATACTCTGAAGTATCATTTAAATTATCCATTCTTTCAGAAAAAGATTTAAAAACTTCTGTATCTTCATTATCATATTTTAATCCGTACATTTTACCCGCACCTAAATCTTCTATTTCATATGCCTCTTCATAGTCACTTCTATTATATTTTGGTGTGTCGAAATCCTCATCATTATCAAATTCATAATACTTAGACATTCTTTTTTCAAAGTCAGTAGTCGCCTCTTTATTGAATTCACCACTTTTAGTACGTGCACCTAATGCAGTTCTCAAACCAACAGGTTCTTTATCTTCTTTGATAGTTACTTTTGTTTTTTTAGTTAAAAATCTATTTCCCATTTTGTTTTTTATTATAAATATCTATTTTTTCCAAAAAAATTTGGTGGAATGAAATATTTATTCTATATTTGTATTATAAAAACAAATACTATGAAAAATTTAATTTTAACTTCAGTATTAGCACTTACAACTTTAAGTGTATTTTCTCAAAGACAATATGACTTTGATATCCCCGCAAGGGCAAAGTCTAATGAAGGTGTATATGAATGGTTCATCGAAAAATTGGACGGTGTAAGTGACTCTCTTGTCAATCAAATGTTTCAATCGATAGGTGTTTCTACAGATAGTATCCAATGGTCTTACCCTACCGATTTAGTTTATGTATGTCACGAAAAAGGTTGGGACTATTATTCTAGAAGGGTTTATTCTGTTAATAATAGAGATAAAATAATCAAATGTTATGATAAGAATATCAGTGAGAATAAATTACCTCATAGTCTATTTCACTTGGGTTATGTTTATAGAGATGGTGTTACAACTTTGGTTTTAGTAGAATATTATTAGTATCTACCAGGATCATATTTATCACATTTATTAATCTTATTTTTATATGTCTCATTATCATCAAATCCTATATAATAATATGTTGGTTTTCCAAATAATTTCTTTTTAATATAATAACTATCGGGGTCAATTGAGGCCCCTTTTTTCATTTTAACTTCCTTACCGTTTTCTAACCATGGCGGCAATGTTTTAGACTCAGTTAAAAATAGTTTTGTAAAATATAAATACTGATAATCTCTAACTATACCCCATTCTGAAGGTATTTGATCACTAGCAAAAATTAAATTACCCGAATACTTATCCGAATTAGATGTTGTAATTTTATTATATGCTGCTAACCCATCCAAACTTTTTCCAGCTAATTCTATTTTTTGTTTATCCACTTCTCCTTCACTGTCCTCAACCCATATAACTTGAATTTCTTCTTTTTGTGGTACTTTTATTGTATCTTCAGTGTAGTCAGTAAAGTCATTTGGATTACTATATTTATATAAATGCCAAAAACCTAGTTTCTCCTGATTTAATTGTAATTCACCAATTCTACCATCTAAAGAAGTTACATCCATTAAAAACCAATCACAATTTAAATCAGGACCACCCTCTACCTCATTCAGTATTTTCTTATTGGATTCCATTATCAAATCTCTTTTCATTTTACTAATTCTACCCATTTTACTTTATTTTTAAATTACCTTTTTTTATTATTTTACTTTCACTATAAAATTCTATCGCTTCAGGACTTTGATTACAATATGGGAATGTTTTACATTTTTCTTTAACCCTAACTTTTTGATAACCTAAGTTGTCTAATGATGGTTGTTCTTTTTTAACTCTAGCCTTACCTTTTTTATTTGCAGTACCCATAAACGCACTAGGTGGAAAACCAGGTGTCGCATATTGTCCACCGACAGTTGCGACAGAAGATGCCTCCACTAATTCCTCTTCTCCTAACATAGTCATATTACCAATAGGTTTATTTATACCATTAACCGATACAGGTATATCTGTTTTAATGTTTCTTCTAATAGGATTACGGGATAATGCCCCAACATACGAACCACCTACTGAACCAGCAGATGATGCCTCTTCAACTGGTTCATCAGTATCTTCTTCTTCAGTAAAATTATCATCAATAAATTTTCTATATTCCTCAGACTCTTTTTTTCTAAGTTCCATTTCTTCCTCTCTTCTTCTTCTTATCTCATCAAAGATTTCGTCTTTTGAGAATCTTTTGGTGGATCTATTTCTTAATTGATCTCTAAGTTTTTGTGCGATATCATTACTATCCAAATCTTCACTTAAATCTTCTCTGTAAGATAATGAAACACCATCTAAATCAATTTTTCCAGTTTTGTGTAATCTATCCATTTCTTTTTTAGAAATTCTAATAGATTTTTTCTTACCCATATTATCTTCTATGGCTAAAATACCATATTCTGAATTAGTATAATAATCAGGAATTTCATATATATGATCAGTGGCTATTTCTTTAGCAATTTTTTTTGAGTCGGTGTGTTCCATCTCTATTTTAGTACCTATCTCAATTTCCCTTTTTATTTTTTTTGTGTCTTCGTTATGGTATTTCGCAATATCTTTTACAGTCATATCATCACCTTCACCACCATCTAAGTCTTCTTCTTCAGAAAACATAATTTTTTGTAGTTCAGGTTGTCCAGATGTGGACGCAGCCTTTCTGAATTCTTTACCAACATTAGAAATACCTTCGTATACATCATGTACACCACATTTTATTTTCATCAACTCAACTACATTATCTAATTTATCTACATGTTGGGTAGGTAGGTTGTGAAGTTTAGTTAGTTGGCTGAACATCTTTATCCCAACGTTTAGTTGTTCTGGTGTCTTACAAGAAAGAATAACATCTTTTGTTCTTTCGTAATCACCCATCATTTTTTCTCTACTCATCATTTTATTGCAGTTAACCACATATTTCTTCTCATCCACAATTCTTTGTAAAGTTGTACGAGAACGTCTTTATTAATTTCTACGATATGTTTTTTTAATTTAGAATTTTTAAGTTCTTTTTCTAAAATTTTTAATACTTTAGATTCCAAATCTTCGCCAAATGACTTTTTAATTTCTTTTCTAATCATAGCACCAATTTGATTTTCATCTGTTTGGTTTAATGATTCTCTGATTATTTTTTTAAGTGTTTGGTTATCCATATCCTAATTATATATAATAAATATTAGGTTTATGGTAAAAATTTTACAATAGGATAATTAAAGTGATAACTGGTAGAACTACACATCCAACAAAACCTAAATTCTTTAGTATTTTTTGTTTTCTTATCTCTTTTTTTTGTTGTTTGATTGTTTTATCTTTATAGATGATAATTTCATCTTTGTTCTTAACTACCGTTTCTAAATTAGAAACTATTTTTACATAATTTTCATTCTGTAAATTTAATTTTTCAATTAAATTGTCTTTTAAAATAATTTTTTCTGTATTTAAACTATCCCTTTCGACATATACATTCAGTAAACTATCCGTAACTTCACATTTTAATAAATCGGTAAGTATTTTTTTTGCATCATTTAAGTGCATCACAACTAATGTATCACCCTTAGGGTTTACTATAGCCTTAATCTCTCCTTTTGAGATAGTCTGAGATGCCACTGGCAACACCATCAGCATCCATAACATTAACGTTAGTAGGTATTTCACTTTTTCTTTTTTTTAATCTTTTAATTAAACTTTCGTTGGATTCTAATATTAAATTTATATCCCCAATTTTATCGTTTAAATTAATTATGTCTTTTGATAACTCCAAATTAAGATTTTTCAAACTATCATTACTTAAAAGTAATACTTTATTTACTTTATTTAAGTTATCTATTTCTTGTCCATAATTTTCGATATCTTTATTGGTATTTTTAAAAAATATTAATCCAACAACTAATAACGATAATAAAATTATCACAATAGATTTAATATCTATAAGTATATTAATTTTATTGTTCTCCACCTTCTTGATCAATATCAAATTCTGTTGATTCTACACTTTCAGGACCTTCTTCTGCGTTTTCCTCATCTTTTAAATCATTAGAATATTCTTCTGCGATTTTAGTTGCCCATTCATTCGACCAAGTTTCGTAATACGCAACTAGTTTTTGAATTTGTTTTAATGTAGTATCACTAAGTTGTAATAAATCTGCGGTAATATAAACACCTCTAGAATCGTCTAAAGAATAAAACCACTCTACATTATTATCAGTAAATTTACCACTAAATTCTACATTTTGTGCCTTAGGGTATAATTTAAATCTATTAAATGATACTCTAGGTGATACTGTATCTCTGAATTTCTTTTCTTCTTCAGAAAGTGCTGCAGGATCATCCTCACTTAAATCTTTATCTTCTGCATTTCTTTCATCTGCCTCTCTTAACAATCTACTGTTCCTATTAGAAACAATTTTAGATTCTCTAATAGAAACAATTTTAGATTCTCTAATAATTTCTAACATTTTTTTTGTTACATCGTGTTGACTCATAATTTTTTTGTTTTTATTCTTCAATTAATTTTTTAAACTTATTAAAATCCCAACTAGGATTTAAATCAGTACTTTCTTTATAATAATTACTTCTATAAACTATACCTTCAAAGTATTCAATACCGTCTATAAAAGTATTGTGTCCAACACATTTTTTAGGGATATTGTATGTTTCACATAAGTGTTTTATTAATTCCACACAAGATTCCATTTGTTTATTAGTATAAGAGTCCCAAAATGTAAAACCCCTCCACCTTTTTTCAAACACACTTTTCTTCCTCTTATAAATATTACCAACCCAATTAAAATACAATTCATTTATTAAATCTTTTTCTAACCACCCTTGATTCTCTAATAAAACCACTATTATTTTTTTATCTACGGATTTATTACCTAAAAAATCAGAGTATTTGGTTGGTTCGTAATGTTGAGATATGTTTCCGTCCCTAAAAACGGTATAGGGTGAGGTTTTTTTATATTCACCACCCATTCTTTTTCCCCAACCAATAATATGTTTGTCTTTTTCAGAGAAAGTATTTGCTAATACGATTTGTCTTTTTTCAAATTCGGTACTATAATAATTTTTTTCATTTAAAAGATATTTCTCACTATCAATTAGCATTTAGTCAATTCTCTTTATATTCGTTTTAGTTTGTCTATATGGTTGATTAATTACTGTATTTTCACCTCTAGATTGTTTATATTTTTCTATCGCATTTTTGATAATGTCATTAGGTTCTTTAGGATTTTCAATTTCTCCCATTAATATTTCACTATCTTTTTCACTTAAAGTAATTACTTCATCTGTTTGAGGAATTGTTTCATCTATACTACCTTCGATTTCATCCTCTACTTCATATGGTGTGAAAGCCAATGCAGATGGTTCATCTATTAAATCTTCTTCACTTATTTCAGGTAATTTACCTTCTTTTCTAAGTTCGTTAACTTTTTCCCAAACTCTATCTGCAACTTTTTCTGATTCTGTTTTAGGTATGTCGGTTATTTGGTCACCAACTTTTGTGGGGTTGACTTTTTCATATTTCACAAAGAAGTGTAATGATGTTAATGATATAATCGGTAGTAAACCACCTTCCAAAAATGCCAACCATCTCTTCATTGCTGGTATGTCCGATGTGTCAGATCCAATCATTTCCCATATAGGTCCTGTCAACTCAACCCAAGACTTAAATAAATCCCCATTTGAATCAATTTCTTTATATGAGAAGAATATATTACCTATCATTTGGATAAATGTAATTAGTCCAAACATAAACCAAACACCACCCTTAATTTTATTAGTAGCAGCAACAAGTGCCGTCATAGCACCCACCTCAATTGCAATAGATAAATAAATTGCCCAACTAATAGGGTTCGCAATGTCGTACCAAGTTACAACGTGTGAAATAGAAATTACCGCAACCAATAGAATCGGTACTAAGAACATAGATCTATTAGGGTTATTCCTAACCCATTTCCAAATAGACATCATATTATTTTTTTAATTTTTTAATATTATCTTTCACTAACATATGTAACTCCATCAACTGTTCACTTCTGTTTTTTCCAGAAATATAATTATCATACTCAGTATGTACTTTTATTTTTTCATCTATAATCAGATTAGGTATATAGTCGATTGTTTTTTTCTGAACACTGATTACGTTTTCTAAACTATCGACAACGGTACTATTTTCAGTATTATTTTTACCCATCTTTCTTATTTCACCTGATTTTTGACAGGATCTAAAAAAGAATATTAAACACAATGTCGATAAGACATATACCTTATATTTTTTTACGAATTCAATAACATTTTTCATAATTAACTTTTTTAATAAATATAATAATTTTTTAATTTATAGTAAATAGAAAAAATAATGGGGGAATTTATGTTCCCCCATACATATTAACTTATACTAATTTATATGTTAAAAATACCACCTAAATTATTCCTAACTTTTCTAATTGCCGATTCTTTAATCTGTCTAACCCTTTCTTTAGTTAAATCTACTTCTTCACCAATCATCTCTAACGTCATTGGTTCCCCGTTGAGTCCGAAGTAACAGTTAATTATTTCTATTTCTCTATGACTTAACCCATTTAATGCCCTTTTCATTTCATTTTTTCTCATCATATCGTCTTCATCACCCATTTGATCTGGACGAGTAAATGTTTTATCTTCAATCAAAGTTAACAACTCATCACCATCTTCATTAATAGTAGTATTAAGTGATGTACATGATGGTATGCATATTTGTTCTACCTCATCATCATAAGGGGATCTTTGGTTTTCCTTTTCGAATACATCAACTTCTTTTCTGATTTTAGATAATTTATTGATTACACTTCCTGGTAATCTAACAGTTCTAGAATTGTCATTCAATGATTGCATTATAGATTGTTTAATCCACCATACCGCATATGTGTTAAATCGAAAACCTTTAGTGTGATCGAATTTTTTTGCTGCAGTAATTAAACCGTAATTACCTTCAGATATTAAATCGGCAGCTGCCAACCCCTGATTTTGATATTCTTTAGCAATCTTAATAACAAATCTAAGGTTTGCCTTTACCAATTCATCTAAGGCTCTTTTATCCCCATCTTGAATTTTTTTAGCCAACTCCACTTCTTTTTCAGCGGTAATTAAATCTGATTTCCTTACATCCCTCATATAAATGCTGATGCAATCCTCATTTGGGTTTAGATACTTATTTGACATATATTTATTTTTGTTTTTTATTTATTAAGTCTCTCAATTTGGCTGCCGTCTCATAATCTTCATTTTCCAAAGCCTCATTAAGTAATTCCTCATCACTCTTCGGTGATATTTTTTTTGTTTTATCTACACCAAAATCACCATTAAAAATTTTTTCCTTAACTTGTTTTAGTGATTCTTCAATAAGATTATAAGGTGTCTTACTATTATCTATCTCACCACCAAATAATGCCATCTGAAACTCTTTATCTGCAATACTTGCAGAATAAAAACCTAATGTCATCTCAAAAATTATAAAAGAACGTCCATTCATCTTTAATAGTTCCTCTAACTCACCTATTGTGAATGCAGTTTGGAATGTTGCAATTATTAACCCTTCTCCACTTACAAAATTGACACTACTTTCAGATAACACTGTCAAGTCTTCTTTAACTCCTTCAACCTCTCCCAATCCTATTAAACATACTTTTTTTAAAAATGTACTTTCCATATTATTTTATTATAAATACCTCCAAAAATTGTTCTTTTTTCATTATAGTGACAAAGATAGTAAAAATTATCTAATCTGCAAAGAAGAAATGTCATTATTTTTTTCAACAGTAATAATTTTGTCCCCCCAATCTTGTACAATAGGGTTATGACTAATCAAAAATATGATTTCATACATCTTCTTTATTTTATCAAAAAATATCTTTACATGATCTAAATTGGTGTTTGCCACCTTACCTAAAACCTCATCAAACACTATTACGTTTGGTTTTGGTAATGTCGATATTCTCCCTAAAACACTTCTCAATGCTAATGATGCCAATGTAGTTTCTAACCCAGATCCTGTCCTAAGTTTCTTTATGATATCATTCTTTATAAGGAGGAAATCAACTTCATTTTTATCATTAATCTCTAACTGAATTTCAAAATCACAAACCTCATCCAATAATCTACTAAGTTCGTGATTAATAATCGGTATAACAGATGAAAGAACTAATTTAGAGATACCATTTTTACCTATCATCCTATTATATACTTCAAATATTTTCAACACCACCTCTTCCTTCTTAATCTGTTCAATTAAAGAATTGTTCTCAGTAATTTTCTCTTTTTTGTTTTTACTATCGTTTTCGATATTTTGAATCTTAGATTTAATTTTATCTTTTTCTACCTCTAACGTATCAATCAACTGATTATAACCTAAGATTTTACTTTCTAACTTTCTATTTTCATCTATGAAATCTGAATTTCTCTCATAGTCCTTAAGTAATGATGTTTTTTCTCTGTAGTCAACTCTCATTCTGTCAATCTCAATTTCAGTCTTATCTTTAGTTAGACTTAATCTATCATTTAAATCAGAGTTCTTTTTTTGTTCACTTATATTAGTTAATTTGTCACAAATCTTTTCAATTTTTGTGACAATACTTTTCAATTCTTTTTCTTTTACTTTTAAAAGTTTTTCATTTTCTTTAATTTCAGAACTATGATCAACCTCATCTAACGCCCTTTTACAAGTGGGGCATATTTCACCTTCTTTTAAGTCCTTTATTAATTTCCCTATAGTTTTAATGGTAGATTCTATACCATTCTTTTCAACCAATAATGTTTTCTCTTCTGTACGATATTCTTCATGTACATCCCCATCATATGAGAACTTTGGAATAACTTTTATTTGATCGTTAATACCATCCAATGTATTCTTAAGAGTTACACCTTTAATAGTTAAACCTTCAATCTCCTTTTTTAATGTATCGGGATTTACTTTTTTTATTTCATCATCAATACTATATCTCTTACCTAGTAAATCCTCTTTCTTTTCTTTTGCAGTATTTATCTTACCTAAAACTTCATTTAACTTAGTACCATTTTCTTTATTGGTAATCCTATTATCACTAATGTTTTTTTTGTATTCTTCATTATCTAATTCTAATTGTTTAGTGTTATAAAGATTTGACTTCATTTTACTTTTAAATTCAGACATCAAACTTTTATTGATTTCCTCCTTCTTTTCAATAATTTCTAACCCAATAAATTTAGTTAATAACCTACCTCTTTGTGTAGGTTTAGTTTCCATAAGATCTTCTAAATTTTTTGCAGTTGCAACAATAGTTAACATAAAATCATCGTAAGAACCTATAGTATCCTCAATCAACTTATCAGTCTCTCTTCTTTGTTCACCTTCTAAATTTTCTTTAGTACCATCAGACATAATTTTATAAAACTCTAATGTTGTAGTAACCTTATATTCTCCAATTTTAGATAACTTTCTATTAAGTGTCCTTTCAATTATGTATTCATCACCATCAATCTCAATATGTCCACCTACCAATACATCGTCTTTATTTGAGAACGTGTTAAATATTTCTGTATTAACTTCGGTTTTAGTTGTCTTACCAAAAAACAAAAATAGTAATGAATCAATAGTGAAAATTGTTTTACCCCCTTGATTGGCAGGTATTGAGTTTACTACTGTTAATCCGTCTAAATTTTTATATTCTATTTCATTATTCTCACCAAAAGAAAGAAAGTTATTTAACCATAACTTTTTAATACTCCATCTACGGTATCTAATGTCTTCTTCTTCATTGTCGATTAATATCTCATTAATCTTATCGTCTAACCTACAAAGTCTTTCGTAATCAATAGTAACCTCATTTAATTTTAACCATTCAACAAATAATCCCCTTTGGTAGGCGGTATCCATAATGTTATCAATTAACCCCTCACTAATATCTATTACTTTACCCGCACTATTTTTAAGAATAGGTATAAAATTTATCTTAATCGCAGATTTATGGACACCATACTTTTCTGAAAAATAAGTTTTAACAGTGTTAACAGTTTCTATTGACCTATTTTCGGGATAGTCTTGCCAATCAACTCTAATTTGTGCCCTTTCTGGCACCTCCACCAATTTAATTTTCTTCTCTTTTGTCTTTTCCATATATTATTTTCTTAAAATATTAGATCCAAACCATCCACCTTTTTTTTCGTCACCATATAAATCAGTTTTATTTTTTATTTTTTTCTTTTCGGATTCTAATTCTGATTTAAGTTTTTCCAATTCATTATCCTTTAATGATAACTTATCATGAAAAATATTTTCCATTTCTTTGATTTTAGTGGAAAATTCTTGTCTAATTGTACCGATTTCGGTAGTTTTAGTGGAAAATATTCTCTTCTCTTCCTCTAACTGTGTTAGTTTATTAGTCAACTCAGTAATCTGTATATCGTCAGTTATGAAAATTTCTTTTTCGATAATTTTCTCAACAGGTACCTCTTTGATGACTTCTACTATCTTTTCGATTTCTTTTACTTCATTACCACCTAAGGGTGTTGAACCGAATTTTTCAATAGTATAACCTTGACGTATCATTTTAATGATAAATTCATCTATGTTTGATATGTCGTTCAAACGACAATATTCCCATATTTCATCTTTTAAATTTTTAGGTATTTCCATTACGAATTTGTTAAGTATTCTCTCCCATTTTCAATATCTTCCAATGAATTTATTTTAAAAACATAATACCCATAATCTGTCTTTATATCGTGTTCAGTATAATCTAAATGTTCTACATCCCAAACAAGGTATCCGTGTCCACTAACTCTTTCCCCAAAATCTTGTTGTATCAAACTACCACAGTATGTTATGTTACTACCTTTTCTAACGAAATTTTGTCTATGATGAATGTCACCCATCAGTACCGCATCACAACCATCAAATTGTTCTAATTCCGAATGATCTTCAAATTCAAAACCTACAGAAGTAATTGCACCGTTAACAGGTGCGTGAAACAACCCAATATATTTTTTATCCTTACCATATAGTTTTTTAGCCTCCTTAATGTTTGGTATGGCGTTCTCCTCAAAAATAGAGTAAACACACCACACAATATTAACATCTAAGTAACACTTACTTTCCCTAAAGTAGGATACGTGTTCACTAAATGTTCTCTTTTCAATTACAGGTGTAAGTGAGTCAACTCTTTCTTTATTGTTTTCTAATAAATCGTGATTACCTGCAATGACAATAACTGGGCAAAGTTTAGTACACTCATCTAAAAACCAAGTCACTAAAACAGATAGTTCATTAGAAATCGTAATTTTTTGGTGTACTATATCACCCGCAATTACTATCCTAGCCTCACTATGTTCCAATTCATTATCTTTAATATAAGTAGAAACCTCTTCTAAAAATTTTTGACAGACTATCTCTGACTCATCCAATCTTTTATACGTCCTAAAGTGTAAGTCCGCAATATGGAATAACTTTTTTACCATTTTACAAATATAATATATTTTTTTATTATTTCAAAGAGTTAGTTGAAAAATGCTTTATTAGTTTTTAACACCTCAAACATATTATCAACGTGATGGGAAAAATCATCACAATTTATTACTTTATAGTTATCATTTTCCTCATTGAACCATACTAAGTGACAACTACCAATTTTTAAGTTGGTGTTACGTTCAATTATTTTCTTATATATAGATAACTGTAATGAATAAGTATTAAACTCACATTCATCTAACATCCAAAGACAGTCCTTCATTTTATTACCGAAGTCATTCTTCATTCTAAGAGTGGTATTAGTTTTCCAATCCCATATCTGTAAACACTGATATCTTTCGTTCCAAAATAATTGATCTACCATTCCACATAACAATAAATCACTATCCCCAACCACTAACTCAGACTTAACAGGGATTAATTTACCCTTAATAACAGTATCTTCATAAAAATTATGAAAATGTCCCTTCATAACTTCAAATGTATCTTTAATTTCATCAAATTTTAATCCTTCAGGACTAAACTGAGGGTATGGTTTTATTTTATTACTCAAATAATTTTCAATGTAGTCGTGTAGTGTAGAACCCTCATAAGTTGCATGATGATTTTTGTATTTCCATAGTTTATCTATGTCTGATTCAGTAACCCATTCAGATTCTGGTTTTGGTTTTGAATAGTCTGGTCTACCGTAAGGATCGTCTTCCATCGGAAGGAAGTTTTGTTTATGGGCATATTTATCTGCCATACTTTTGGCATCATATATATGTCCCTGTCTCTCCGCCCATTTATCTGCCTTACCTACATTATCTTCAAAATGATGTTCAAATTTACCGATAAACCCAGTACAAGATAGTGTTTGAACACCGTCAATGTAATATTTATGGGGTTCATCGTAGTATTTTATATGATTAAATTTTGATAATTCCTTAATTATATCCATTAGCATAATATTTATTATTAACAATTATACTGAAATTTAATTAGAAAGACAAATTATGACTCATTTAACAGACACTTATTTAAAAAAAATATTTAAGATAATCTATAACCATATAAAAGAATATGACCCATCTTTTGAGATTACCGATTTATTTCATGAAACATCTATCTATGAAGACATTTTTATGTTTATACATGACAAATTGTCTCATACTGAGGATGATGAGGTTGACTTTATTTATGCGAGTTTTAGTCTTAACTGGGAGATGTATACAAGTTCATTTCCTGAAATATATGGTGAGGTTATTAGACCTGAAATAAAAATGTATGAGGGTGTTAGAAATTACGGTGCGACTGTAATATATAATGAATATTATCATCATAGTACATATTTACCAATAATGCTTGAATATGCGATAACTGAATATCAAATAGATGAAGATAATGTTGAGTCAGATATTCGAGATACTTGGGATCATGAAATAACAATAAATGAGAAAAAATGATAAAAAATATTATAAAAAAAATTTTAAAAGAAGAGTTAGATTTAACTAAACCAGTTGTAGTTTTTGTTGGTGGGCGAGATGATTCTAAATACAAACCTATTAAAGAACAAACGGGAATATTAAAAAGTGGGTTAGGTAATAATTTTACTGTGATACCTCATCGTTATACTGAAGTAAAGGCTGCGAAAGAATCTATAATAAGAAACCCTAATTGTTATGTTGTATTGTTTAGTGCTGGTTGTAGTAAATCTAATTCAATTGCATCTTTAGTAACAGATAAATCTAAAATGTATATAGTTGATCCTTATACTTGTTCATCAGGTACATTTGATAGTGTGACAAACTCAGGTGTCAATAAAAATAATATATTAGGTACTACTAATAGTGATAATTGTACAGGTAATAATGTGGCAGGAACAAAAAGAAATTGTAAGGCAATGGGATTCAAAAGTACTTTAGAATGTCATTGGGATGGGTTGCGTATAGTTGGTGAAATAATATCAAGTAGATAAAATAGTTATGAAATTCTCAGATATATTAAAAGAAGGTATTCCCATTTACAAAGAATACGAACCATCTACCAACAAAAAAATGTACGATAGGTTAAGGAAATACTATAGTAGTACACCAGAATATGTTTTAAAAGATATATTTTTTAATAATGTTGCAGTTAACGCTATGGAAGACATTAATAAAAATTATTATGGTGATCCTATTTTATTTTTAGCGAGATTTGATGGTGGTTATTGGGATAGATTTTTAAAAGGTCCTTGGAAATTAGAAATACTTAATGTTAGTCCAGAAGACTTTGATGATAGAACTGTTAATGGATTTATAGAAAGGGACTTTGGTAATGTTGATGCATATTTAGTACCTAACGATGAAGAAAGGATGCAAACTCAAAAAAGAATCGCTACATCTACTGGTATGAATGAACCAATAATTGTAGAAAGAAGTCGCACAGGTAAATACGAATTAATTGAAGGTTGGCATAGAGCAATGTCAATTCTTTTATTAGGTAATAACGGTGAGGATTTAAAGAATTGGGATAAAGTAAAGATAAGATCCTTTGTTATGAATCCTTATCAACAAATGTAATTAAACAGTGTGTTCTATCTGAACTCTAACACAATTTTGAGGTAATCTATTTATATGTCTGTAGTTATTAATATAACCCATCATATTTGCACTACCGATTGCATTGGCAGAGTGGATAACAACTTCAACAACAGTTTTTCCGTCTAACCATTGTTCTACTAACCATTTAGTACAATCCATACCAGTTTTTTCTGTAATGTTTTCATAATTTAATTCGTAATTATAATAAACATTTTTATGCCATTCATTGATCGCAGTATCCCCCAAATCATGATCTAATGAAATAATTTCAATGTTATCTAAACCGATTTCTTCTACTTTTTTCACAAACTCATCATAATTTCGAACTACAACCCAATCACCCTGTATTGGTGTTCTTACATCATCCAAATAGATTTTACTTTTCATATTTTTTATATTAAACTTTCTTTTATTTTTTTTGCGGTTGACAATATATCTATCACACCTTTCTTTCCAATTCTTTGATTTATGTCCGATATGTCATACCCATCAGGCAATTTTATTATTAAAACTCTATTACGTAATTTAGTAGAGTTTAATTTTTTATAAAGGTTTATTGCATCTTTGTATGCATCAGAATCTAATAGTATTATTACTTTACATTCAGCCCTTTTTACTAATTTAGTGAATAGTTCATCACTTATAACTTTACCTAACATAGGAATACTATTGGGTACTACTATGTGATCAAAAACACCCTCAACAATATATATATTCGCATCCCAATTTACCTTACCTTCATTAAAAACAATTTCACTTTTAGGGATATCTGGGTTCTTATACTTTAGTTTAGTATACTTATCATAACTTCTCCCTAAAAAGTAATTAATATCATCGTGAATGTCGTATGAAGGGAATATTACCCTATTAGAATATTCACCAGTTCTACAAAATCCTATATTATATTTTATAATAGTATCTAAACTAATATTTCTTTTAACCAAATAATCCATTGCAAGTTTATAGTCCTGACTACTATCTTCTAAACTTAATGGTATAAATTCTTTAGGTAATCCTTTTAATACAACCTTTTCTTTTACTTGTTTATCCTTTATAGGTTCAGGATTAATTAATTTATATTGTTTTAAATCATTTTTGTTACCGTAATTTTTAATTAACTTATATAAACTACCGTGCGTATCATTGGTTTCTGAACAAGCCCAACATTTAAACACATTATGTTCATAGTTTATCTCTAAATTACCTTTACCGTCACCTTTACTTAAACCTTTAATTTCATAAGAACAAACAGGACAGTCAAAGGACATTTGTCCCTTACTTTTGTGATGATTTTTAGGTTTCCCTAAAATACCTTCTAATATTTCAACTATTAGTTCTGACATAACTTTTACAAATATAGTAATTTTTTTAACATAAACAAAAAAAAAGGCAAAAAAATATCGTCTAAAAAGACGATATATTAAATTATCGGTAAATTAAACGATATTAATCCCACTTACCTTCTTTTCTCATCTGTCCTAAAACACATGCATAGGCATCAGTCATATCGTAATTTTCTTTAACTAACTTTTGGTGTTTGTCGTACATCCACACAATTTGTGGTTCTCTATTATTCACCTTTTCCCAAATAATTACTTTCTTATCAATTTCAAAATCATAGTCACCAAAAAGAACTGGTTGTTTACCATCTATTTCTTTTTCTGTATAATTTTCACCTTTTTTATTAGTCTTTCTTATTTGCATAAGTTCTGGAAACGCAAATTTTCTTGCATCGTATGATGATATAAATTCAGGTATTATATTTAAAACTTCATAAACTGATCTACAAATCATACCATTAAACCTAAGTAATGTTGCTACCGTATTTACATTATTAGACCTAACTAATGGTTCCTCAATAATAACTCTTTTAATATCAATATCACTATATTTTTCTAAGAACTCAAATTGAAATATTTGTGCCTTTTTGATTAGTAATTCTATATTATCTTTAGGATTTGGTTTCACTTTGGGTGTGATGTGTGTAAGTAATTGTAATTTACCACTTTCCCCAAAATCTTCGAAAAGTGAAATACCTATTGTTTTGGTAGACACATCTAACCCTAATACTCTACTCATAAAAAACTTTTTTTAACTTATATAATTATCTGTACATCAAATACAACAAAATCATTTTTCTTTTTTACTATTTGTCGATCTGTTTTACCGATAGCCAAAATATTTCCCGCCACATCTGTTATTGCGATTTCACTTACCCTAACATCATCGGTTACTGTCAATGTTTGGTTTTGTGAGTTATAGAATTCTCCTCTAGCCGCAATACACACTATGTTTTGTACAAAATCATTTTGTATACTATCTATTGTCGTATTATATGTACTAGCACTATAATAGTAAAGTCCTAAACCATTATTCAAAGTATTTGTAGCCGTAGCCCCACTAAAATTTAAAGCAATGTTGTTAACAATATATGGATCAGTAATTGCAAATATACCTTTATCTAAATACATTACACCAGCAATTTTATCTGAATAGATTTTTGTATCCGCAACTGTCTGTACGTTTATCAATTCTTTACCGTTTAAACTAAATGGTTTAAATGTGTCATATCCAGTTGACCAACTTTTTGATGAGTCGTTGTTTGGTTTTTGTATTTTGTCTGACACCAAATATGAAACATTGATGTCGTTTGCGAATAACGCTTTAGGGTATGAACTTATATCTCTAAACTGACTATCTAAAGTTGCTTTTGGTATTGTTGTTTTAGGGAATGTACTATAAATTTCATAAGTAGTTAATCCTGTAGGAGTTCCACCACTAGTAAAACCAGTATATACTGGTAATTTTATTTTAATACTTTTACCATCAATTATTTCCCCATACTGACTATTATCTATTACACCTATTAATACATTAGTAACACCTAAACCACTAAATGGTGTATCTGACCAACCACCGTTTCTAGATGTGGTGCCAGTATAGATATTAGTATCAACACTTCTCACAGGTAGTGATAAACTCTTAAATAAATTTGTAAATTTACTTGATGTGTCACTTTTATCTAAAGTTTTATATGTTAAATAAGTCCCACTAACTATTGTCTCACCAACATTAAATGAATTCATACTAATAGTAGATGAGTTAGGCTCAACTTGTTTTTTAGTATTTGGTGAAACAGTTACATATAATTTACTATTTATGAAAACATTTTCAGAAATATTGTCATTAGTATTTAAATTATATCCGATATCACCACTGTTTGTCGGTATTAATCCTGTCGTTAATTTTTCACTAGTGTTATAATTTGCGTCAGAATCCCCTAATGTAAAGTGGGAAAAAATTTTATTATTGTTCAATAATATTTTTTCTCTACCTACCTTAGTTAGTCTCGCCTTTACAGTTATTGTTGATGCACTATTTATAAATCCCATTTTTTATTTTTTTAAAAGTCTATTGTTAATTCTATGGATGCGGTTGTAGAGTCAGAAATTCTTATTGGTCTCGACAATTTACCTACTAAAACCAAATTCTGATTATTATCTAATATCCCAATCTCACTTACATATCTATCATCACCAAATTCAAAGGTAGAATTACTAGTGGATGCGATACTAGCCCCATCAACAGTTATATTAAACAAAGTTTTATATATTGTTGCCCCTATGTGAGTTCTTAAGTTACCATAGAATAACCTTTCGTCACCTAATGTCATCTTACCATAATAACTAGCGGTAGACATATCTAATTCATCCCCTAAGTTAAATGTAGTACCTCCTGTGTATAAAGAACCAGTTAAAATAAATCCAGTAGTATTCGGATTTTGATTTTCAAATAATGAGGGACTTATTGTTTGTCCAGAGGTTACTGTAATATTAGTAGATGTAAAATCAATTACTTTCCAATTAGAAGATAATGGTCTATTTTGTGTTGTTTTATCAACAACTTGTGCTAACACTTTAAATGTATCTGCAAAAAATCCAAAACCATCGTAATTTACATTTTCTCTTTTTCTCATATATGGTAATTCATTTAAATTACCTATTCTGAATTGGACATCTTTGTCCGTATTAGTTTTGTTATCAATAACAGTATATCTTTGACAAGGTAGTATTGGTGTAGTAACTGTAGTAGTACCAGTTGTACCTGTACCTACATTTTCTAACCAATATGTTAAATAAAGTGACTCTCCCGCCTTTAAAACGCCAGTACAGTTACCATTAACAGGTGATAGTAATTCTGCCGCTAAATCAGGTAAAGTATAGTTTCTATTAGACTTATAAGACATTCCAGCGATTAACTCTTCGTTATCAATGACAACTATCTTAAGTTGTGGAAAAACCTTACCAACCACCAATGGTAATGTAGGACTAACTGACATACCACTGAATTCTATCAAATCATAATACTCTATATCATTATTACTCGATAATGTTTTTCTAATAGTGTCTGAAGTAAATCTCATACCTAATGTCGTACCACTACCAGTTCCGATATTGTTTCTTCTATGCCACATTACAGGTATATCTAAATTAAGTAGTTTACCCGTTTCCTCATCAATATAGAATTGTTCTCCGTAGAAATTGGAAATACAACTATTAGTGTAGTGTAATATAGAAATAGATTTATTATATGTATCCATATAACTCTTACTATCCATCATTGAGTTGGTATTTGTAACAGTTATTTCCCTATTATATCCTAAATATTGTTTTGTACCCACAAATTGTTCTGAACCAAATAGATTGTTTTCATGATAATTTACAGGTGAGTCTTTATATAATCCCGCAGGATTTTCAGTCCAAACATTATTCATATTCCAAACTGGAATGTTATCTACACATATATCACAACTATTTTGGAATGATAGTGTACCTGAATTCCAATACGCAGATAAACTACTAGCACCGTAATATGTATCCATAGGGTCATCACCACCAGGTAATGTATAATAAGTTATGATAGTTCCTGAGTATGCACTAAGTGTTGGTAATACCCTATCCACTTTAATGGTTGATCCTGAAATGTTGGTTATATTATAAACCGTATTTATTGTAGCAGATGTCATTGTTGAACCAGTAACATTACCCAATGTAGGGTTACTAAATCTAAAAATAATATAATCGTTTACACTTGTTGCAGTTAATGGAGTGTTTAATGTTAAAACACCCTGTGTAAATGTAGTATAATCAGTAGCACCACTAAAATTATTTAAATTAATAGTACCTTGTTCTAAAATAAAATTAGAGTTAGTTTGTACAACTAAACCACTATCAACTGTAGAACCAGAGAAAAATCCTCTATCATCCGCTTCATTTGTGACAATACCTTTTATTAACTGTATGTTACTCTGTTGGTTAAGTGGAAATATGAACTGATTAGACTGATTAAGTAAAAAGGAAGAAAAGAATGGGTTATCGTCTTTAGGTCGTAAAACTTTAGAATATATGTTTTTAACTATATTCCCATCTGCCTCTGGAAACCAAAATTCTCCAGTCGCCGCACCAATACTAGGTACAAACTCACTCCAACCTTTTACATAATTGTAGTCGACCTCCGAATCACCAATCATATAGTTGGCGAAAGTTAATTGTCCTTTTGCTAATTGTTCTCTACCAATATCAGTTAATTTTACTCTTACTAAGGTAGTACTTTGTTTATTTATATAACTCATTTTCCTTTTTTTATTTATTAATAAATATATTGAATGTTATTATTTTTAATATGCGTTTCCACTATTATATTGTATTTCTATTTTACTAACATCACTATATATAAAACTATATATGACTTCACCCATAATAGGGGTATAAAATTTTTCATTTTTTATCCTATATATAAATTTATCACCAGCCACCGCATTTGTCAATGTTACTAAACTTATATATGTTTTTTCACCCAAAATATAGTCAGTTACACCACTATATAATATATTTTGGAAATTAGTGTCGTTTACATCCGCAAATTCTATGGTAAACTTTCCATTTACACTTAAAGGTGAGGAATTTATTGACCAACTTATTATAGGAGTATTGGTTGGTACTAGTCCGTTTACACTTGAATTAGGTACATAAAATGCTTCTATAATGTCAGTAACATTTAACGTTTCTTCTAAAATAATTCTTCTATCATTAGAGTTTGACACTAAATATTCTATACCTTTTGATAAAATTGAACCATTAATTGAAAGGACTATATCACTTGCAGGTGACGATAGTAGATAAAATTCATATTTACTTTCTGTTATGTTATAAAAAACTCTATCATTTGTTGTTTGAGTACCAGTTGCACCACTAGTTATTGTAGTACTAATACTATATACATCTCCATACAAATTATTAGATGTACCATTATCTACATACGCGTAAGTCAATATTTGTTTATCTAATGGTGTGAACAGTAATTGTACATAAGGTGTTGAAGCCGTTGTATTTGCACTATATTCTATACCTTTGGCTAAAACTGAACCATTGTAACTAACTATTGGGTCAGATAACCCATTCACACTATATTGTGTAGTACTACTATCGGTAAATACGGTTTGAACTACTAATGAATCTATACTAGGGGGGGCTGGTGCCACCGAATTATTAAACAATGGTTTTTCTGCCTCAAACATACTAATAAAATACCAATCCGTTTCAGGATAATATAAACCATAAAGAATACCTCTTTTATATGTATCTAAACTATTTTTTCTAATTTGTTGTTGTTTCGCTAATAAAGTATTTACGTCATACTGCCAATATGATTTAATTAGAAATTCACCTTCACCTAAACTAATTGAAGGTAAGAAAATTGTATTACCAGTATTACCTGTTAAATTTTCATAACCAATACTAAAATTATATAACGATGAACTAGTAAATCCACTATTTATTTGATCGTATTTATATACTTCGCCATAGTATGATAATTTTTTAGGTTCTACAACATCATTAACGTTATTAACTAAAACATTAAATAAATAACCTAATCTACCACTATTAATAAGGTATACAAACCTATCAGGTGATAATGATTTATTCGTAACTATATTTGGTAGCCCCCAACTGGATGTTGTACCAGTTACACCTGATGTAGTTAAACTAAACCCATTTTCTTCAAAATTACATAACACTCCTAAACCATCTGGTCTATGTATCATATGTAAATAAGATTTATTATAATCGGCAACATATATTTTTTCATCAGGTCCCATTTGTAATGCCCCTAAACTTGCCCCACTTAAAGATGTGATTTCTATAACATTTTCAGTTATTTCTGTTGCAGAAGTATAGGATAAATTAAACTGATAAATTTCTTCACCTGCACCTTCAGAAACATAAAATTTAGAAGAGTCTGATGAAAATTCTAAACCATAAGGTCCAACATTATATGAAAATCCTGTAAGTGTTATTAAATTACTTAATGTACCTGCAGAAGAATTAAAATCAAAAATATCGACAATATCCTCATCATAAAGTAAGGAAACTAATTTATTTCCATCTGGTGAAGTTTTCATATACCCTCTAGCAGTATTATGTGTACTACCAATACTAGTTACTATTGGTCCACTTAAACCACTTTGAGTAATTAAATAGGAATAGAAGTTGGTGTTTCCACTAGTGTGTGCGATAACCCAATAATCCACGCCATTACTATGAAGACAAGATGTTACTTTTTCTGTTATAGGTGTATTAATTAATTTAATATTTTTTGTTTCTACCTCACCATTTCCATTTTGTAAGTCCATATTAACAATAGAATACTCTAAACCATTTGGTGATCCATTATAGTCTGTTGTAAATATATAGTACTTATTTGTGTTAGGTCTAGGTACTATTATTGATGACTGTGTTGATGTACCAGAACTTGCTAGTCCTGTCCCATTAACCATTACAGTATTACCACTAGTATATACCGTTTCACCATTTGTATAGAATAATAATCTACCCTCTATGTTAGATATTGAAGATACCCCTTCCTGAGAAATTACTGACCCACTAATAGATGTGGGTGTACCACCAGATTGTATGGGATTAAATGTGATACCCGCATTAGTACCAAAAAACCAATTATAATTTAACCTATCATATGTATATCCTGTATAAGTAACTGGACCACAAAGAGTGTCTGCAGTAGTTGTCGGTATTTTCCTAGTCCCACTTACAGTAACTTGTGGAAAATCAAAACTATCAAAGTCTGATCTTTCTATGTGTGAGTATTGGTATCTATTACTTACAGGTTCCCAACCAAAATTCTTACTTTCATTTCTACTAGATAGTAAACTATATTTTTTACCACCATCTATATATAATAAATTATTATTAGGTTCTACCGAAATAGTCATATTACTATCACTACTATTACCCGATAAAGAAAATAATAAAAATTTTTCCGTCAAAAGATTAGAAAAAATTGTATTCCCATAACTTTGAGGATTACTCAAAACATATAAGTTTTTAGCGTTAGATAAGTCTGTTGGTAAAAATAATGCCGTCTTAGTTTCAATGAATGTGGATACTGATGAGGCATTATATTGCACATCAGTAGATATTCTTACATCCACAGGTGATTCTATTTCACTTATCACATTTGCTGAAAGATATACAGGATTTTCTATTTTACCTCTTATACTAGCCATTATTTATAAATACTTTTTAATTTTATTCTGTTGTACAATTATGTATTAATTCTTGATTATAAAAATAACCACCTTCTTCCCAATCAGGATCCCCAATTATTGTCACATTACCCTCATACTCATTAGTATCATAAATTTGAGTGATGAATACTGTATCATAATCGCTAATTAAAGTATTAGTAATTCTTACACATTTATTTACCTTATTTCTCAAAATTGCAATATAATTTCTTTGTCTTTCGTAAAGTGTTGTTCCTGGTATGAAATTATTTAAATTACTTTCTGCCAATACTAAGGTTTCTGTAATTCCACTACAACTAGTAAAATTACTATAATAATTTTGTTGTTGTAATATATATTGTGTTTCTTCGTTACTTAAGTTAGTATATAAGTCATTCAATTGTGTCTCTAAATTATTAAGATTGTTTGTTAATAATGTAATTTGTGCGGTAACTAAATCAATCTGTGTCTGTAAATTAGGAGTATCAAAATCCTGTAAATTAAGTGAACACAATATCTTATTTTGTGCAACTATATTATCTTTAACTATATCTATTTGAATAGTTTTTATTTTTATTTGATTTTTAATATTATTAATAACATTATTACTTGGGAATAATGGTATTTGTTCTACTAACGAATAAACATCTTCAGAACCAATACTAAAATCAGTATATCCACTTAACAGACAAGTTGTTGTAGTTTCAATAAGATTTAAACTGTATCTTTTATATTGATATTTATTTTGATCAAAAATTGTGTTTCTATAAACCTTACCAGAATTATCACATCCCTCCCAAATAGTAGTTGCGGGAACTACTTGTTCTAATAAATTTAACCAATAGTCACCAATTTTATCCATAAATTCGAACATAGTATTATATGTGAATTTACCTGACAATTCTTTACCACAATTATTTGCATTTAAGTAAAGTTCATAGAATAATCTCAATAATGGATAGTCACTTATAGTTTGTCTACTCTTTACATCAATTAAATTTGATTGCACTAATTGATCAAATACGTCTTTAACATTAATTTCTGATGGTTGTATATCTAAATAATTTAATGGGTTAATACATATATTGTAAGAACTACCAGTGTAATGTCCGTTTGAACATTCGTTTAATGTCCCACAGTATTCACAATCACCTTCACAAACACTACAACCATCAATAGGTTTCCACACACAATATCCATTGTTACTATCCCACTGATAATTTTTTCCTATACCTAAACCATTTACACCTTCACTATTTAATAAATTATTTAATGTGTTACAACAATCCTCATTAACAAATGTTGTTTGGTTGAATGTTTGGGCAGTAATACCACTTAAAACCTCAACTAAAGTACCACCAGTGTATGGTGTACTACCTGAGAAGATATATGATTCATAAACAGATAATGTACCATCATAGTTTTCAGTTATTAAACTGAAAAGATTGTTTGTCGATTGGTTATTATTTATAACTATAGTATCTGTACCACAATTATTATTTTGTATATTAAAATTAGATAAAGGATATCCTAAATTCTGTAAATCATAATATGTTGCATTTAAAGAATTAATATAATCTGAAGTTAATGTATAATATTGATTTTTTAAATTAGTGACAATAGTTTCTAAACTATTAGTAATTGTTGAACAACTAAATGTTAATCCAGTTGTAGATGCAGATAAGTCTAATGTATAATCTACCAATGTTGTTGAACTGTAAACTTGTCCATCGTACACTACCGTACTGGCTGATGTACAACTAGTAGGACAACTACCACTACAATCTATATTCTTCCAATAATTAAATACATCACATTCAATTGCCTTTGCAGGATCAATACTAAATGTAGTGTTTTTAACATTAATTATTAAATCAGAATGGTTAACGTCATAATTTGTATATCTATACTCTAAATCAGTCCACAACCTTTCTTCAGGTGTACCCATTTTAACTATTTGATAGTTACTTGTGGAGGCAGTATTACAAGGTCCATCAGGATAAATTGTTTCTCTTATAATCCCTTGTTCTGTATAAACCCAAGATTTTTTATTGTCTATCACACAACTAAGTTGTGGTATTAAACAATTGTTTAACGAAACCAACCTTTCGGTTTTACAGTCGGATACATTAATTATAATATTATCCACTAATAGACATACTGAACAGTTATAATTTTCTATTTCTACTGAGAAGAAAAATTCTTTGTTAGGGTATAGTCTTCTTAAATCATCACACACACAATTTGGTATTGTGAAATTAAAAGTACCCCAATTAGGTTCAAATAAGTTTGAATTATATGGGGTATTAGAATTAGATAATTCCGTATATATCGAATCTTCTATTACCGCAATATCTTGTTCTGTACCTTCTAAAATAATACCACTGTACCCAACAGAAGGGTTAAATTCCCAAAAAGGATTAACTGATTGTGTGTACGGTAAATATGTAAGGTTTGAATCTACTTGATTTGTATATACTAAATTATTATTATCTACAAATAATTTAAAATTAAGTTTTAAATTATCTATTAATGTTAGGTAACTTTCAGTACTATTAATATAATCATTATATTGTGATAATATTTCAGAATACCATTGATCATAAAGAGATTCTGTAACATTCTCAATCTCTAAAAGTTTTGTTTGTAATAACTCTAATGTATTATTTAAATAATTTAATAATTCTTGATTACAACATGGGTTCGGTATTTCTGGATCACAAGGACTAGGTACTGTAGATACATCTTCTACTATGACATCCACCACTTGTTCCGTAGTAAAAGTAGTTTTTAAAACATTATTATCATTTACTGTAATATCATATGTTAATTCACTTTTTTGATTTTCTAAACTACTAACCTGTGTTTTGTTTTTTTGTAATTCAATAGATAAAGTTATTTTTTCACTATCTGTCAAATTTATATATCCTTCACTATTAGTAATTTCTTTAGGTGTAACACCCAATATCTTCGCAGTCTCATTTATAGTATTAATGTAGTCATTTTGATCCAACTGAGATGTTTTTGTTGTTTCATTTCCAATAACTTCATATTTTTTAGATAAAGTATTAATATTTTTTTGTCCAACACCTATTTCCTTAATTAATGAGTTAATTGATTTTTGATTGTTTTGGAATTTAGCATTAACTAATTTTTGTTCAAGTAAATTAATTCCATTACAATTATTTAATAAATCTACATATATATTTTTTTCAGACTGTAATCTTTGATTTTCAAGTTTAACACAATTTTTATATAAATTTCCATCACTTAAATTAATTTCTTTTTTAACACCATAAACTTGAGCCTTACAGTAACCATCTACATTAAAAGAGTCTATTTCAGTAATTTTATCTTCATAAATTTTACAGTCTAAAGGTAATGTAACATCTGATAATGCTTTATTAATTACATCTATTTGACTATTCTTTTGATTTATCTGTGTTTCAACAATTGATAGAGTAGTTTTTAACTTTCCATTTTCAGTAACTAATATATCAACTTGTACGTCTTTTTCCGATATTACTTTATTTTTTTGTTTTTCCGAATTAATAATTTCATTTGTTAAAACCGACTTAGTTGGTAGGTTTTCGGTAGTTCCTTCTACTACACAGTTTGACTCATATTGTGAAATTACCCCATTAATACCTTCAATAGTATTTTTATAATTCAGATATAAATTAGTCCAAAGTCCATACTCTAATGGTATTTGTAACATACAAATATTTGTAGTAGTAATATATTGATTAAAATCTATAAAACAACCAGGTTCTTCTATATTAAGTAAATAACATTCACCAATAGTAATACTTAATTCATTTTTTATGGAATTTAAATCAGTACCATAAGTTATTAATTCACTATAATCAAAATCTAATGTATTTAATAACTCACTATTAGGTGTAGTTGTAATTTCTAAATATGTGTTAGTAATATTATTAAATAAACCATGATCATAATTTACGGAATACCATACTTCCATTGGGGTGATGTTACCGCCAACGGCATTACAACACTCAACGATAGGTTCGTTTTGTTGTGTGTTTTGCCATATGACATACTCTTCAGTAACATCTTCAATATCGTTAAAATTATTTTCTAATAACGAACTATCTTCTTCACTATTTGTAAATGAAACAAAGTTCATACAAGACAAACTATTAAGTGAATTATCATGTATTATGGCAGGGTAACAATTAATTCTTGTCACACATTCATTTAAATTTTCTGTTTGATATTTTATCATATAATCAAAAGAAAAGTCAACTTTACAAGAACAATCTGTAACTTCAGGTAATTTAAATCCTGACCAAGCCTCACTTGCAAATACTATTGATACATTATCTAAACTTCCACAACCGATATGGTTTGGATCTACCACCGCATTTGATATGGAATTAGGATTTTCTACATATAAGTTACCATTATCCACATAAGGTATTAGATTATTTGTTGTAGTATCAATATAAAATGAACCGTAAGTATATTGTGTGAACAACGCACCTACTGATTGGTACAATTGTGCCAGTTGTTCTGTTGCATTCCAATCTAATATAAAATCATTATAATATTCTACTGGCGTAAAACTAACTCTACCGTATTCATCAATAACATGAACTACCCAATTTTCAGGATTCATAAAGTCAGGATCATCAAATAACGAATTTAATATAGACTCATAACAATCTATACAGTCCTCACCAACACCCATCACTATAATAGCCTCTTCTAAACAATCATCGAAAATTGTAGTAGAATAATATTGTGGTACTTCACCAATTGGGTTTTGTAATTCCACATACCCAATTGATGTATTATATAATGAAGGTGGTATTGCGAAAGTTTGATTTTGATAAGATGTTATTATGCCATTATAAGTCTGAATTAGATCTTGTATAGTACTTTGATTTATCTGTGAATTAATATTTGCAAATGTTGTACCAACCAAAGGTGTCTCTATTGTTTCTGCACCCAAACCTATAATACCAATAGGATTTGTATTTGGTAAGGTTGTACCAGCTAAACCTATAACAGGAGTAAAAGGTAAAAATGTTGAGGATGTAGAAAACCCTGAACCAGTTGATATCCCTACTGGTAATGCAGGACCTACAGGACCTACAGGTAATACTGGACCTACTGGACCTACAGGTAATACTGGACCTACTGGGCCTACAGGTAATACTGGACCTACTGGACCTACTGCTGGACCTACTGGACCTACTGGAGTAGGTCCTGAAGGACTTGTGGTTCCAGATGTAGATGTAGTACCACTTAATTGCCCATCTAACCAACCAATAATATCATCTATTATTGGTGGTATTGTAGTTAAAGAACTACCTGAAGTACAAACAATATAACTTATATCGTTTTCTTCTATTATTTGGTAATTATATCCATACCACGCACAACATTCTGGACTACTAATTATAGTAGATAACTGACACGAAACTTGTGTAAATAATATTGTAAATTGGCTTCCAGGCGCATTTGGGTTTAACGCATTTAAATAATTTTGTGGCGTTACAGATGATGATGATGTTGAACCAAAAAAGTATGTTTGTCCATTAGATGTTAGTTGATAACATCTATTATTAAATGAATAAACGTTAGTAGGCATAGTATTATTAGTTAAATCAAATACAATAATACCGTTAGGTAATGTATTCACTGGTTCCCCTACACAAGGTGCTATCTTAGAACAATACTCTACTACTCTACATTCTTCATTAGTATATGTCACATATTTACCACCTTCTGATGTACAACAAGAAGCAAATTCATTAAATGATACTTTAGTACCACCAGAATTAACAAAATATATATACGGATCACAAGTTATCGCACTTAAAGATGAACAGTCTATTTGAAAATTGTCTCGTGGGATTTCATTAACACAAATTTGTAATGTTTGGTTAATATCACAATTCTCTGATGACACTTCTAATAACGCATTATTTTGTGCCACCATATAGTTATTTTGAATTACATACCATTCAGGTGAATAAGACAAATAACTATTTTGTAGTATTTGTTGTTGATAATCTAAGTACGCTTGTTCTGCAGTCTCAAATTGTTGTTGAAATGTTGTTTTACCATCGTTCTGTAATGGTGTTTCTATAATACTATAATTAACATCTACACAATCTTCTATGAATTGGTATGTATTAATCGCTGGATTAAATGTTAACTGAGTAGTATAAAATTCACTGGTACCTGATGGTACACTATTAAATAAACCGTGATTATAATTTAAAAAGTAATTTTCACCTAAAGTTGTTGCCGTAACAGTGACTGTTGGTTCTGAATTAAAGTTAGGTATAAAACACCTACTAAAATACTGTAAGTATTCACTACCACCATCATATGGACCAACGTGTGGGTTATTACCGTCCAAATTAGTTACTACATTAGAACCGTAAGTCTCTCTATACCATCCTCCCGCTTTTTGGAAATACATTTCAGTATAATCATTTTCTACTAATTGTCCAGTAGTTTGATCAATATAATTTGTAATAACTAAATCACCATTTATCGGTGGTAAAGGAAATCCATTTTCATCGTATGGTATAATATCTAAATTTACTTCACCAGTGTAAATATACAATAATCTTTTTATCTCTTCTACATCTAAAGGTTTATCTACCATTACAATGTATTCGTTAAAATTAACTAAAGATTCTGGTGCACCAATAAATCTAAACAAAAATTCTACTGCTTTTCTAGTACCCTTACTTTTCCATATCCAAGCAATATTCAATATCAATCTTCTGTAAAGTTCAATATCTATTTCACTTTGTGTCATATTAGTAGAAGTACCACTAAATTCACCAGCCCCATTACTCGGTAAAAACATTTTACTAAACGAATTATCAGTAATAAATGTAACAGGATCTAAACCTAACATATACGCCAAATCTTTGACTAATACATCAGGTACATTATTTTTCTTATCATAAGTGACAACGTGTGCTAATTTAATTCCATTTATATATTTTTTAATATAATCAAATTCAACACCATATATTCTTAATAATTTAGTCGCCTTTTCACCATTTAAAATATAATCATTACCGTCCGCCATTGGCACGGTATCAAAACTATTTACCGCCTCAGTAGTATATTTTCTTACAATTATGTCAGTTTTAGAATTATCTAAATCATCACCTAACTGATTCATTTTATCTAAGAAAGCAATATAGTAACTATCAAAAAAGTTTAAGTTATATCCATCTTCTGAGATTGGGAAATTAAATAGTTTCTTACTTGTTAGTAAAACACCATTGTCGGTTGGTTGTGTACTATAAAACTGAGATGTATATTTTGGATATATATTCCTATCTAATAAATTTAATTGTAAATCATTTAATCCTGAAAAGAATTTTTCTATTTCAGATTCATTCGGTTTTATAAAATACGGTATTGGTGCATCTATTGGTGCACTTAAAAAAGATATTTGTGGTAATATTAATCCAGTTAATTCTGGGAAAGGATTGCCATCAACAACTAATTCTATTTCAGAGTTAGTCTTTTGTGTTGCAGGTGTTATACTTTTTATATTTTTTAAAATACCATTATGTTCAATCACATAAGAAGTATGTTTTAATGTAAAATTTCTTAAAGGATTTTCCGTTTGTTCCGTAGGCGTAAATTGAGCGTCTACAGTATATTTTATATTATATGGATTAACAAAGAAATTACTATTTACCTTAAATGTAGATTCATCTGCCGATAAATCATAAACATAATCGGTAATATTATTACCACTTACACTACCAACTTTATTGTCTACATAAATTGCAGCAGGATAATTATTTTGTATTTCAATTAAGGATGCTCTTATTAATTCTTTTGACGAACCATACCACACATAACTTATCGGATTTGTTAAATCTAAATTAAGTTTTGTCTTTAAATTTTTTTGTATTTCTAATTGTGGACTATTTTCAGATACAATATCATCTAACGTAAAAAATTTAGATTTAGTTCCCTGAGTAAATAATACATTAGGCTTTGGATCTAAATTTACTGATATTGAGAAATTACCATTAGTGAATAGCGTTGTACCACCTTCACTAGTAAGTTGAAACCCTACTAAGTCAGGACTAAAATTCCTATACTCAATGTTGTCATTGAAAAATATCCTTTTAGCGTATCCTGCAATTTTTATCCTTTTATTTTTTGCCATTTACGTTTTAGAAATTAGTTATATCATCAAAATCTTTTGTTGGGTCGATAGTAAATTTCTGTTCCCTAACTTCATACAACGGTTTACCAGTAAACTGATCTTTAACTTCATATAAATTGTATTGTCTGTAAATCTGATTACCGAAATTGTATATAGTATAAATACCATCTTCCAAAGATTTTGTTTGGTTAGAGAATAGTGCGTAAGCCAATGTTTCTTCATCGAATTCCACCATTTCTATCTCCAACATAACTGGATTAAAAAACGTATTAGTTATAATTACATCCTGTAAAGGATTACCTATAAAAGGTATTGCGTTTGGTTTAATTGAAGGTGCAGAAGAGGGTGATACAGTACAGAATACACTTGTTGAGTTATCATTAAATGTATATGCCTGTGACGCATTAGAATTACCCTGATTTTGTGATACAGGCAATGCCCTATTATTTGAAGTTATAATCCTAAATAGATTTTGGATTTTATCTTGACCCGTTCCTGTTTGTTCTTTTATATATTCCACTCTATAACCAACTAAATTACCATTTTCAAATCTATTCTGTAATTCAAGTGGTATTTGATTGATATTGAATACAATACCTGTAACATCTTGATTGTCAACTAATAGTCCACAATCTTGAATGGTAGTTCTAATTTGTTTTGGTCTTATAATAATACTATAAAACCCTTTAGAACCAAATACCGAAGTAGGTAATTTTAATGTGTATAACCCACCAAAAATCTCATTGACGTTGTTTGGGTTATTTGCTGGAATTAATACCTCTGCAGGATCCAATGATTGTAATTCTACTGTTGTTAATGATTCCCTATTGGGGGTATAACTGTAAAATATTTCAACGTCATCAATTGATACATCCGCTGGTCTTATAGTTCCGTAATTTCCTGTAGCCATAACTTTATTTTTATATTCTTATAAATCCACCTCTATTTGTGTCGATATCATTACTTGTTTTTATTTCAGATAATATTCCGTGTCTTTCAAATATATCTTCTATACCTCTATTTATAAATACTGCACTATCAACTTCTGGTTTAAAAACTATTCCTAAATATTCTTCTTTTTTTAGAGAAGCGTTTAATGATCTGTTATATTGATTCCAACCACCATTTTTTGACACAAACTTAGT